TACCAACATAGGCCATAAAAAGAAAAAGGGTGATGTCCCCTCTTTCTTTTACATCTCACTCAAGAGTCATGGCTAGTAAGAGCCAGTGCTGATCAGACCAGCAGTACGGGCCGCGCCCGCATCAGCCGCAGCCCACGGCCCCCGCCGTAGCCGATGGGGGTGGTCAGGACGGGACGAGCCCGTTCCTTGGCGGCCAGGAGCCGAAGCTCCATAGGGCCGGGGCGGGAGGAGGAGCGCAGGGGACGCTCCTCCCAGGCGAACGGGGTGAGGCGGGTGTCCACCTCCTCCTCCTCCTCCTCATCCAGCTCCGAGGGGAGCGTGGTGCGCCCCTCCAGGAAGTCACGGCAGAAGGCCTTGGCCTCCCGCTTGACCCCCCGATCCTCGGCCACCTGGCCCAGGACCCCGTGGAGCCCCCACAGGAGGCCGATCAGCCCCCCGAGGTAGGCCCAGAGGGTGACACCGATCATCTGCGCGGCCATTTCATATGCAATCACGGTGATCTCCAATTGCTCTTATGAGCGGTGAAGAGGACGTATCCTCTGGTTTCCCTTTTAGCCTGAGGGTACAGTTGGTACGGACGTACCGGGGATGTGGGCCTCTCACCCACTCGACGCCACACTGAGGTAGTGGTATTGCCCTGTCTCTCTATGAGAGCCCTTTGGATGAGATACGCTCATCCTCGGATGCCCCCGTAGCATCGAATGTCCGGGTAGACCCTGATAGGCTATCGCTTCTCTAGGGGATTGTTGCCGTTTTTGGCTGACCAGCCTCAAGTGCTTCGGCGCACTACACCCATAGGGAACTTCCATCCCCATGTATCCCAGGTGTACTAGTATCCCCGATCAAGGGGCCTATGATACACCCATATGGTTATTCTCCATGCGTATACCCACGTCTCACGACGTTAGGTGCGCACAGACTACTTAGTGTCAGTACATAGTGTATAGGAGAGGAACCGCTGTCCTCCTCCATCACCCATCCTGACCTAAGTGTACGGTAACTGCCTGTACCGTACTTCCCCACCATGGTAGGGGTTAGGAGCCTTACTATCACCCAGGCTACTGGGTAGTGGTTTCCGCCAAACCACCAAAGCGCTAATACCTCGACCGACTATGCACACTACTATACAGTTCTAGGGCCTAGGCCACAGCTAACCTACTCCTTCCCTGTGTTGGGGCTAGGTACGTATTGCTGTACTGTACGCATTGTGCATCTCTTGTCGAGATACGGGTGTGTTGCGCCTTAGCACAACAGTGACCCTGCGTATGACTTATACACACTGTATTCGATGCAGTATCCTTAGGTTGGTTAGACCATAGGACTTACATTATACTCATATGTATATGTGCTCAACCAGGTTATTTGTTACGCAGGACATGAAGCGATGTCATACGCACTTGAGGTCATCCATTACAGAGGACCATAAAAAAGAAAGAACAAGAAGAAGAAAAAAGAGAAAGGGCAGAGGGGCCAAAGCCTCCTTCGTGATGTTTTCGTACACCATAGTACCTCCATGAGTACGTACTACCCGGTTAGATGGGCGTATGTGTACTCAGTACCATAGAAAGAAAAAAGAAAAGGCTGAAGAAAGAAAGGCCCGGGGATTTCTCCCCGGGCCACAGCTCGTAGTCTAGAACTTCAACCTCCCCCATACGAGGGCCGTGCCCAGAATGGCGCAGGGGAAGGCCCCCGCGATCCACGAGAACTGGTGGAGGGGATCCTCCACCAGGAAGCCCTGGAACTCCGGGTGGAGCACGAGGGCGAGGGCCGCAAGCACATGGGCGAGGACGATCTTGGACATGCAGTCTCCAGAGGCAATGCATATCGTACTAGGCTACATACCTACACTATAGCGACATGCTACAGCACAGGTACATAGTGCTAGTATGCACTACCATAGAAAAGAAAAGGTATATACCCTATGGTATGGATATGTACATGGTATGCCTATGTATGCGTGCATACCCATGTATTAGGTACCACACACACACACACACGTATACGTATGAGGTATACATATACCTATGTACATACCTATGTGTAGTAGGTACATACATGGTGTGTGTGCATGGTGATGCGTAAAAGAAAGGGGCCTACACCTATGGTTAGTAGATGTAGGCCACGTATTCCTCACTGCACGATGTAGTGCATCTCACAGGGCTCAGCCCAATTGTAGGATTGAGCCCAGATGAACACGATGATCATGCCCTGTGCTTCCTGCACCTCGATGCAAAGCTGAGCCTCATCGAGGACGAGGCTCACAATCTTCTTCGCCAAGTCAAGCTTAGTGATAGACATATCGTTTCCAGGGGTAACACATTGAATCCTCTTACATCGCGATTGATGCATGTAGGATGTGCTCCATAAAAAAGAAAAAGAAAGGTAGGTACGAGCAGGAATATATCCCGGTGGGCTCGGATCTCGAAGGGTAGCGCAAACTACTATCTATATACCTGGTCCAACCCTACTATATCTATTTTATAGCTTATTTAGTTCCAAAAAAATATTACAAAACCAAGGACCTAATTCCTATATTGGCATCCTACTATATCTATTTACCTCCTCATTAGTTCCAAAAAACTTTATGGATTTCACTCTCTCCTTCCCCCCTCTTTTTCTTTAAAAAATTACAGAAAAAATTTTGAAAAACTAATATTCGTGCCTAAATAGTGTGCATGTACGAACTTAGCACCAAAATTAATGCTCTTCATCGGGCACTAGAGAAACTTACTGGTTTTCACTCTTATCGCTATAAGCATTTTGTAGATAGCTCTCCTCATGGAGAGGCCTGTAAATATGCGATAACGACGAAGAAGTACTATGAGCTAGAGCATGAACGTGAGGGACTTTATCATCTCCTCGTTGGGATGAGAGACAGAATCGATATAATCTTAGAGGAACATCTAAATGAAGCTAAAAATAACGAGTGATGGCACTCGGGCGGGCACTTATCTTTCTACCCTAGATGGTGAGCTGATAGAGAACGTATTACTTGTTAGTTGGAATCTCTCCTTGGAGGATGAGATGTCTATAGCTATGGTAGAACTCTTGGGCGTACCATGTGAGATCATTACTGAATACCGGAATATAGAGATAGCTGCTATGCCTATGCAGGATCCTAATCTAGTAGTAGAAGATGAAGACTGGATAATTTTAACAAACAAAAAAGGAATAGAATAATGCCATTAATAGAATTTCAGACTAGCTCTGAAGGCAAGATCAAAGCCAGACTGACTGATCAGGAGTATGTGCCAAGTGAGTTGGATCAAGCTGCAGCCAAGATGGGCGTGATGGAGATAAAGAACCTGGAGGCACAATGGGATAAGCGGCGCGCGAGGTTCTTCGAGTGGGCTCTAGAGAACCCCAAGGAGCTAGATATGCTCCTAGATGAAGTAGACAGCGCGGGGATCCTTTATGGGTACGAGTACAATGATTAAAGAACTTAAGGTCAAGTTTGTCGCCCTACTTGATAAGGTGATAAATGATAGCACTGCGAGATCACAGAAGATAAAGGAGCAGGCGTTCACAGAAAAGATTATGTCAGCAATCAGACAGACTGATATTAAGAACGTGAACAATCATGTAGCAAGATCTTCTTATGAACTAGGGAAGATGGATCCACTCTCCAAGATGGCGATGACTAAATCTTTTTCTGGAATGGACGTTTCTTTATATTTTTCCGAACACCCAGAGGACTGGCACCCCAAGAGGGGAGGTAAAAGATATGGGAAAGCCCAGGCCATCAGCTGGAACCATTATCGGGACTCGGTAACCTCTGACAATCTTCACGGTAGTATTATTGATCTTGCTTTAGATCATTTGAATTGCCCAGCAGGAGAATGTTTGACAGTGGTGGCCCTTAATGAGTACGGGTACGGCACTATCCTCATGCAGGTACGAGACTTCAAGGTAATCAAAACTAGCTTTGGAATTTCTATCGATGATATAGTCGCAGAACAAGTCCACGAATGGACTGGTACCTTTCATTACCAAGGAGCCATGCATGGTTATCGAGAAGAAGAAGCCGGGGATAGTTAAAGAGAGCCAGAGGAAACTCGTGGCATTTACAGTAGCTAATGTAGCTATAATACTCGTAGCCCTTGTGGGAGTGCCTTTGCACTTGCCACAAGCAGCAATAGAAAGTACTCAGTGGGCATTAATCGCCTCTCTTGGTATTTTTAGCGGCGCTAACGTGGGTGAACATTTTGCAAATAAATCTAAATTACAAAAAGAGGAGCCCTAATATGGCAGCCAAGAAGAAAGTTAAAGAAACAACTGTTTCAGTACGTGGTGTAGTGATTCCAGTAGGAGAGATTATAGCTGCGCTACCAGCGGCTGTTGCCGCCTGTCAGCTTTCAGCCGCCGACAACAAAGAGGCTAGCTCTCCCGGTGGAGAAAAGGTTACTGCCGCTGAGGTCCTAGAGGATCTCGGTAAGTTCTTTGAGGTTCTCCTTCAGAAGAGTCTGCCCGCTACCCTTAAGGCTAACGGCATATAATATGAGTAAGTCGCTTCTCAGTAAAAAGGAACTTCAGTCTCTAGAGGAGCGACAGACTCTGGCTTTGCAAGAAATCTCTGAGATCGATCCCGATTACCAGAAATACCTCGAAAAGCTGCCGGCGCGAAGACGGGAGAGGATACATCGACAGGTGGCAAAGACCAGAAATGGTCTTTACACCATCGCCCCCACTACCTGCGTCGGGCCGTCTAAGTGCCTCTTCATCGAGCAATGCCCGATACCTGATAGAGGGCCCGGCGGCGAAATAGTACTAGGGGATCTTAAAGATTACCCTATGTATCGTCCGTGCGTATTTGAGATGCTTTATATGCAGCAGAAAGTTATAGACTATATGCAGCATCTTGGAGTAGACCCAGAGAATCCTATAGAGATGGCTCTAGTAAATGACTTGGCTGTTATCGACCTATATAAAAATCGCGCGATGCTGATTATGGCTGGCGGAGATAAAGAGGGCGATGGGCGAGATTTTATGAAGAGAGACATGATGGAACAGCAGGGTGAACATGGTACTCTTACGAGTACCCAGACTCAGTTACATCCAGCTGCTACCTATCTGGATACTCTGGAGAAGAGGCGTAGCAGACTGCTAGAAGGGCTCCAGGAGACCCGTAAAGGCAAGATGGACGTGGCTATCAAGCTAGGGCAGGGGGGTAAGGACAGCGCTCTCCGTGAGGAGCTAATACTCATTAAGAAGGCACTAGAGGCCGCCGTCTCGATTCCCCAAGCGGGGGCGAAAGATGAACAGCTATTGCTTATTGATGATGATTAGTTATATAGTTCTTATAGAGGGTTGATCTCTCTATAGGAGGCCATGATGGTCAAGAAAAGACAGGGTAAATTCAAAACTCGTTAAAACCTAAATAGCTAAGAATAAGAAGGTCTGGTACAGTGTATCAGACCTTTCTTATGTGGAGAGTAAATGGCTAGTGCCTATTCCCTATTGAAGCACGCGCTTATCCTAGATACAGAGACCCTAGGATTAAAGCGTGGTGTGCCTATTCATGAGATAGCCATATATTCTTTTGACAAGCAAGAAGCTTACGAATACTTGTTGAAGCCTCGCATGGTCGAGGTCGCGGGTAGTACCGCTCAGGATTTCACCCGGCTAGCGAGCAGCGTGAATGATGAACACTTTGCTAGAGGTTTTCCGAACTGGAGAGAGGCTATCAAGCAGGTAGCGGCTATGCATACTGGCCAAGATGTCTCCAAGATGCAAACGGAAGAGGCTGTTAGAGCCGCGCTCAGACAAACGAATGAGTTCCTGTATAACAATTTATTCGGAGAGAACGCTCAATACGCTCACCTCTGGACGGGAGAAGTCAATCCCGCCCAGCAGGCTTTGAGGTTCCAGGCTCTTGAAAAACTTGGAATTAAGGCGACCTCAAAGGCCCAGCAGAATATTGAGGATTTATTGAAGCCCGGGGGGCTGCTCAAGGCCAATGTGGGCACTCAGGGCACTACTTTATGGATCGCTAATGCGGGGTTCGAAGGCAAGCAGCTCGGCGCACAGCTTGGCGCAATGGGGCCTGAAGCAGTCAGAGCCTTCAAATCCCAACTTGAAACAAGCGCTGCTACAGCTGATCCCCTATACGTTACTGGTGTGGAAGTTAACCAAGCTAGAGCTAAAGCTCAAATGACGGGCGACTGGACTGATGTTTGGAAGGCCTATAATAAATATGGTCCTAAAAGCGGAGAGATCGCGGTACGAGACATCCAGGACGTAACCCGTGCCATGGTTTCTTACGGTCAGAAGCTTGGCATCATCAAGCCTGGAGATCAGAACTATGGGCATACGATTGATCTCCAGTACCGGCTCTTGGGCTCAACAGAGAAAGACCCTAAGCTCGCTTTAGAGATGTTGGGAACCAAGGAGGCCCACAGAGCCCTAGAGGATGCTAGCATTTCTGAGAAATACGTTCTTGAGCGTGGTGCGTACTTTACTCAGGCGCTACAAGAAGCTCACGAGGGAACCCCCTTGGGCTTACAGTACTTAGAGCAAGCGAAGAAGCAGCAAGGGCCTATATTTGAGTTCGGACAATACGCGGTGCGGCGAGATGCAGTAGATCCTACGACAGAGCGTATTGCTGCGATTCAGCGGCTAGAGAGAGCCGCCATTGATTTCGAAGACGGGGGGATGAGCTGGCAGCATACCGGGTATAAGGGTATTCACCAAATGCCTCAGCAGACCCCCTCTGGAGAGGAAGTCTTTATTGCTCGGCCGAGACAAGCCAGAACTGGCTATGGTTCTATGGAAGAAGTCATTAGTAGCCTGAAGGCTGAGGGCTCTTACTCTTCCGTGGATATAGACAAAGAATGGGCTGACATGAGTGCTGCTATCAAAGCTAGGCCGAATGACCCTAGGTTAGCAATGACCGAGCATGTGTCTGCTGCCAGGGCAACCGCCGATCAATTCTTCCAGACTAATGCCAAGGCCTTGCTCGAAATGTCTCCTGAGAACACCCTGAGAAAGGTTAACAGTGTTTTCGGGGAGCGTGGGGCGAAAGTTGCAGCAGATGATCTAGTCAAGATTGCACCGAAATTCACCAAAATGATGGGCATAGCAGCCGTTGGCCTTGCCGGAGTTGGGGCTCTCTGGAGTACAAGCACCCATAGCTCCAGCTCAGACAGAAGAGGTAACTCTCTGCTCACTATGAACTATGATGAGTGGAGCATGAGCAACCCCCCTGGGCTGGCTAAGCAAGGTATCAGTCATCAGGAGCGTTCGTCCAACACAGACTTCGGCTCCCCATATCAGGGCCCGGCTACTTCTCAGAGTGTATTGATGGACCAAGAGCTTCTCCAGGCGAGAGAGAAGTGGATGAGACAGCAGTACAGAATCTCCTCTTTCGATTCTGAAGTTGGGTTGTTCGGCGAATTTGGGGTAATGAAATATCTAAGAAGAAGCTCTTATACTTCGAACCCTTACGGGAGAGATATAAGAGACGGGGAAATGCCTGGGCTCAAAAACCGAAGGGGAATGAAGGTAATTGATGCGAACCCTACAGATTGGAAAATCTCCGTAGAGGACGCCGATACCGTGACTCTCCAGAGGAGGGGCGTTCGCTCTGCGGTTGCGAGATTCTTCGGACTAAACAGCCAAGATTATACGTTCCGACTAGAAGGAATCGACTCCACTGAAACCGCACACGGAAGCGATTCTTATCATGCTCCTCAGCCCTTCGCTGAGCAGGCTAAGATTGCATTAGAAAATATGTACAAGGGTAAGCGCCTTCAAATAGCTTACGATCCATCAAATATGACCTACGGTCGTAACGTCGGTGTCGTTTACTCTGAGGGAAAGAACTTGAACTTAGAAGAAGTGAAGAGGGGTATAGCCTCTCACCTTCCCTATGGTAAAAGAGCAGATGCCCACGCGAACTGGGATGCATTCAGCTATGCACAGGAAAAGGCAGTAGCTTCTCAGAGAGGCATGTGGGCTACCCCTTGGGCCCAGGTCTACAATTCCTTTACAGAGTCTGCTGGAACGCAGATCACATTCGATACATTTGCTAAACCGTCGAAGATGGCTGGAAACTATACGACGATGGAACTGCTGACTGCGATGGAGCACTCTCAGGCTTTAGGGAGCGCCTCTGAAAGTTCGCTGGCTTTAGCTGCTTCGCTTGGGAAGAAATGGGATATGAGGGGAGATAACGTAAGACCTTCGATCACCTTTTCGCGTTCGCAGGCTCATCACAGTGGATACATGACCCACTTACTTGCTGACACCAACAGGTTCATGACAACCCAGGGCACAAACGAAAACCCTTACAGGACCTCGCATACTCGCGGGGTCGGGGACCTTAACGGGTATCTGGCGCTAGACACTACCGGGTCGAATACCAGCCCGTGGGCTAGAAGAACGCTCAACGCATATGATAGATACGGAACTAAAGAGGATTCTTCTCAGCGCAAGGCTAAGATGGCTATGATGCAAAGACAAGTTAATCAGCAATTCGGAGTGTCCCCAATCGGACACCATAGGATGTAATTATGTTAGACAGCCTTTTACAATACATACACCAAGGTGCACATCACTCAACTGGAGCTTATCCAATTGGGAACACCCTAGATGGACATACTGTCTATGAGCATTTCGGGTTGCGTTACGACATGAAGGGACGGACAGGGAATACCTGGGGTAAAGCTGGCATGGGAGGGCTAACTGGTGCCTTGATGGGAGGTGTTGGGGCTGCAGTCATGGGCGGCAGCTGGGGAGATATAGGCACTGCAAGCGCAACTGCAGGTTTCGTCGGCGCCACGATGGGTGGGATAGAAAAACTAAGACAGGGAGGCAAAATCGGAGGCAACGCCTCCTGGATGGGCGCTTTAGGCGCTGTTCCTGTTGTGGGCATGAGTGGTTATTTTATTTATCAGGGCTACAAAGAGAACGGTTTGACTGGAGCCCGAGATGCAGCAGTTTGGGATATCGCAACTAACGCTGCGGTTCGCAAATTCGGCTACAAGCAACTTGCTCATGGTGAGTTGGCTATTGGCGCTACGAAGAATGCGATAGTTTCGAAAGGGCTCCTTTCTCATGGCGTTAGATTCCTAGGGGCGGGTATTGGAGCCCAGATTGGTCAATCTATAGGTGATAGCATCGGCCTTCCAGGCGCAAGTATAGCCGGGGCATTTGCTGGAGCTTTCGTTGGGGCCGCACCTGTGAAGTTCATGGCGAGCCACCCCTTCATAGCAGCGGGTGCGATGGCAGTCGGCGGCCTTGCCGCTACTGGATATGGTGCTTATGAGGTATTAAAGATGGGATACGCCCAGAAGCAATCTCGAAAAGGGATTCAGACAGCTGGAGATTTAGCTGCATTTAATACCATGGGAGCGAATACAATGAGGTCACGAGCTGTACAGGCTATTCAGAAGAGCCATACTAATGCGCGCCAAGCGCTCGGTATGGAAGCAAATTTCTTAGCATATCCTTCTCGAAGCTATCATTCTCCATATCGCTAGTGATATGATTCTTTTGCATGACTAGGAGTAAGTATGACCAAGAATAAAAAAGTAGAACTTGTGCTTGGGCAAAAGTTTGGGGAGTGGACTGTGGTCTCACAAAGGGAGAGGTCACACTGGCTATGCCTATGCTCCTGTGGCCGGGAGCAAGAAGTCTACGTGTCCACTCTGACTCAGGGTAGATCGACTCGTTGCGGGCAGTGTCGGTTTGCTCGGCCTTTTCTGAAGGACCGTACTGGAGAACGGATTGGATCCCTAATCGTACTCAGTTATCATAGTGAGCATTTGAGTCGCCGAGGTTCCCTGGCTCATCATTGGCTCTGTAAATGTGATTGTGGTGAACATGCTATTGTCCGTGTAGATAACCTAAATGCTAAGGGTCGCGCTATGAAAACTTGTGGTTGCGGTAGGGCTGGTGAAAACAGCTATGGCTGGAAAGGTGCGGGTCAATTAACCGGTGAGAAGTGGGGGCAGATACTAAGAGCCGCTAAGAGCCGTAATATTCCGGTTCTAATGTCTAAAGAAGACGCTTGGGATCTTTTTCAGAAGCAGAAAGGTATTTGCGCTCTGACAGGATGGCCGCTGACTCTTTATTCAAAGAGTCGTTCGGCATCAAGGGATGCAGACGCTTCCCTTGATCGAATCGATTCTTCTCTCGGCTATATAGAGGGCAATGTCCAATGGGTTCACAAATGGGCGAATCAAGCCAAGAATGATTTGACTATGGAAGAATTTGTTAACATGTGCCGCGCTATCGCCGGAGTAGCGGATGGATTTTAGTAAGCGACTGTCATGTTTGAATAAAGTTCTCTCCCTGAGAGAGAGTGGGCAAAGCGTTGTTGTCTGTGGCACTGGCTTCTTCTATGCAGTCTTTAGGGAATACCTTTTACAGGAAGTCTTAGAGCGACTAGATACCTCAATAGAGGAAATTCAGTGGGAGGATGCTACTCAGATAAGCTTTGCCAATGGCGCTAGTCTTATTCTCTTCGATGTGGAGAAAGAGAATGAGCTGGAAGCTTTTGTTAAGCTGAGTGATAACTGTGATATGGACCTTATGCTCCTATTCGAACCACAATTGGGATTTCTCAAAGAACAATATAATACGAGGCTTCTTCCTATCATACTGGAAAAACCAAAATGTAGAATTCAGATAGTGAGAGGCGGCTAATGGCAGAGAAGATTGACTTAAAGAGCATTGAGAAGAAGCTCTATACTACGAATGAATATAGTGTTAGGTATCAGGACTCTGATGCAAGACTCTCAGAGGAGGAGGTCGCCTATCTTGGTAAGGTTCATAATGTCAGAACAGATGTACACAGAACCTGTATCAACTGTCAGGCGCGGCAGGTTATCAAGTATGAGAGGGCTGTAGACAAGGAAGGTAAATCTCAGAAAGATTTCCGAGTGCCTTGCAGCTATATTGCCAGAGCATTACCTCCAGGATCTGCGGGGATCATTGATAACCTGATGGCGGATAAAGGTATAAGCCGAGAGCGTGCCACACTTGTTTTACGCGCGACTCAAGACCCTGTAGCATGGGCTGAGCTTATGTTTGGGTTTGACGATGCGACCAAGGGCACTCAATCAGAATGGTATCTTCGAAATTACCAGAAGGAGCAATTGAGGTGTTCTTCAAGGCGCATTGTTATTCGTGAAGGCCGTCGTAGTGGCAAGAGCTTTATCATAGCTTTAAAGCTTATTTATCTGGCCTTTACTCAGAGGATACTTAGAGGTGCGAGCGATGGAACAGAGCGGTCTACGGGGCCTCAGATACTTATCATCACTCCATATCAGGCTCAGGTTACGAACATCTTTGAGGAGATAGAGAGCTTATTAACGCGCTCTCCAGATTTAGCCAAGGAGATAACTTCTGGAACCAACGGCAACCTTTATGTGAAGACACCATTCCTCCGGATGGAGTTTTCTAATGGTGCAAAGATCAGCGGATTCGTTTCAGGTGTTGGAACCAAGACTGACGGCAGCGCTGGTGGTACTCTGCGAGGTCAGTCGGCTGACATCATCTATCTTGATGAAATGGATATGATTCCAGATGAAGTCTTGCAGAAGGTAGTCCTTCCGATCATGGCCACCCGTAGCGGCACCTCAATGATTGCTACTAGTACTCCTATAGGTAAAAGAAGTACATTTTACAAATGGTGTTTATCGGATGCGACTTTCAAAGAGGACCACTTACCATCCACTGTTCTTCCTCAATGGAATGAAATCAAAGACCTCCTTATAGGAGACTCAACTGCTGAATCTTTCGCTGCCGAGTATATGGCCACCTTTATAGAAGGTGGCTTCGGCGTATTCAAGCCCACATTGGTGTGGGAGGCCCGTCAAGACTACTCTTATGACAATACTATTAACCAGGCATATCTTAAAACGAAACTTGGAGTTCAACGCCCCGAATATATGCTCAAGTGTATAGGTATCGACTGGAACAAAAACGCAGGCTCTGAGTTCTATGTTGTGGGATTCGATATAGATAAGGGCCAATGGATCGGCTTGGAGGCTACTAATGTGAGCGCTTCGGAGTTCTCTTCTATTCGATGGAAAGAAGAAGTCATCCGCCTAAACTATAAATGGAAGCCAGACTTTATCTATGCTGACGAGGGATATGGGCACACCATCATAGAGGATCTTAAGCTTATGGCCCATAAGGTGAGAGCCGCGCCTAAGCCTACACTACAGCATGTAGAAACCGCTAAATTGGTAGATAGACTGGTTTCCTTCAACTTCTCTTCGAAGGTGGAACTGAGATCACCTATAGATGGAACTATTATTACTAAGAGCGGTAAAGATTTCTTGGTTGAGAATGCTATTCGAGCTTTTGAAGACCAGAAGATATGTTTCCCCGTAGGGGATGAGCAGTTACGCAAGGAGCTGATGAACTACGTGGTCTTACGGCGCACACCCACTACCAACAGGCCTATCTATGGGGCAGAGAATGCAAATATAGGGGATCACAGACTCGATGCATTTATGCTAGCTGTAGGTGGGTTGTACTTAGAGCACTCAGAATATAGTGCTTCTAATATGGCGGCGGGGAAGCCCGGAATGCTCTCTAAAGAAGTTCTTGAAGCCAGAATCCCAGTCACTGAAGCTGGCGGGGTCGAGACCATTCATGGGCTGAAGAGGGCGACTAAGGTTGGAAATGCCGCTATGATTATTGAGAGAGAATATGGTGGGGGGGATGGGAGTCCTGGCCTAGGCCCTTCAAGGCAGAATAGAGTCACTAGGAGAGGGGCAGGCGGGCCAGATACTTCCGTCTTTGATCATTACAAAGAGCTGAAAAGCAATAAGGGCATATCTACTGATGAGCAGTACTTGAATGAACCGCTGAGTAAGCCTATGATAGGTGAAAGAAGAAGCCGTCCCTCGGCAAGGTCGTCAGGGGACTCTAGACGCAATTGGGTAAGGAGATAATTTATGCCGAGTTTACTAAATAGGGCCCTCGCTAAACGAGTCATGGGCCGCGGGGAGGGAGCGCTAGAAAGTATTATCTATTCTCGGAGTAAGGTCTCTCGCGCGCTTTTAGAGGACAATCCTAGTTGGGGGGCAGACATTCTTGGCCTCTCCCATAATAACCGATATCAGACAGCTGGAGGAGGCGGAGGCTTCACGAGAGGAAATGAGGCATGGGGCGAAGTGGTTTCCTCTCAAAGAGAAGCTGTTAAGACTCCAAAATTCTCTGGAGGCAAGGGGTCCTATAAGAATCCGACTACTGGTGTACGTTTACCAGGACGCAGCGCGGCCTATGCTTCGCCACCCCCCCCGGCTGCTCCTGTTCCGAAGGTGAGCGCCTCAACGAATCCTATAAAAGCTGTCGCCTCTACTGGGAAACCCTTTGGCTGGGCGCCCGCTCTAGGTGGTGGCTTTCTTGCTGGCGGCTTTACATCAACCTTTATGGCTGCCCCTGAAGATCGCGGAGTTGGAACCTTTGTTAAAGGCGGATTGTTCGGTATGGCCGGAGGAACAAGTATGAATTATTTAATGGGAAGCGGGGTCCTCGGGAAAGGCACTGCCATGGCTAGGGCCATAGCAGTAAATGGCGGGCATAGCACGGCTTCCTCGTGGGCAGGAAGCGCCCACCAAATGGCCCGGATGGCGCAATCTAAAGAGTCCCGAGCAATGGCCTTCGGAGCAGGAGCAATGCTTGCTGGCGGCCTGGCCGGTTCGGGTCGCTCTAAGGCTCATGGTATAAATGGTAATCGCGGCAATAGGTTTGGTGGATAATGGGTTTATCTTTTTATGATGCAAATGAAATACTTTTAGATGGCTCCAACCCCCTGCGCACGTTCCACGACGGCAGGCTTGGGGGTTCGTTTGAACAGCTTATTTATATTTCCAATGACGATCCAACACTCTATTATACTGGGCTTGAGATACTCTTAGTTAGTGCCGGCGGGTATGACGAGGAGGGGGAATATGGCTCTTCAGGTTGGAGCTTTAAGTTTCACTACGGAGAACGCCAGCCGACAGAAGCTGAATGGGATACTGTAAGATCAGGGACTACCGTTGCATTGCCCGATCTTGGCACAACCGATCTCGCTGATACATCTACGTACTTGCCTGTGTGGATAAGAACTTATGTTCCTGGTAGTATAAGTGCGCAATACCGCACTGGATACACAATTAAAATTAACGGGTTCCCGACACTCGTAGGCAGCTAATGGCGCAGAAACTTCCAATTGATCTTCTCTCTGGTTTATATAAACCAGAGTATGAGCCTACTATTGAAACTCTCAATGAAGCAGAGTTCGATCCTGAGGCTATTGCTGAGGCTCTCGAAAAAGAGATAGCCCAGAAGATCGCAGAAACATCCGCTTCTATTCGGAGTGGAACTGCAACCCATTCCAAGAAGCTAACAGAATTTGAATCTGAAGCATTAGATGCCTATACAGAGGCGTTAGGGAATGAACTTGACCACACGCGCTCGCGGATTAATAAGTTTAAGGACTATATTAACGATCAAGTTCGGGCTAGCAGTGGGGAGCTATCCTTTACTATGAATATTCAGAGAAAGCCCTTGCTTAAGAGAGCTATCATAAATGTTTTCGGGAAGAAGACGGCCTCGATCACGTACTCGATGTACCTCGAAGCAAGAAAGGCCAAGAAAGAAATTGAGGAGCGGCAATCTGACGAGTATCTAAAGGCAGACTGGGAGGAATAATGTCAGGGTATCTAGCAGAAAGCGCTCAGGGGAAAGACACTAGTGCGGGCTCCGCGAAGAGAATGGAGGAGCACTATGAAAGACTCTTCCCTAAGATTGGAAGAGATTTCGTTAGCAAGAGAGACTTCCTAAACATTATGCAAAAAGTTCTTTGGCTCCTTGAGAAGCCCGAAGCTTTTATGATCGATTTAGAGGAAGATAGTGAGGCCCGAAGTCTTGCAGGCCAATACAAAGAGCTTTTAGATAGCGGCAAAGATGGAACAAAGATATATACTGATCTTATCAATTTGGATGATGAATAAATGATTATCGCTGATCTGAACGAACAAGAGACTTACCAGAACCTCTCTCTAATAATCAATGAATTCGAGAAGGCCGCCCTTAAGTCTAGTAAGAGAGAGAGCCTCTTGGCGGTTATGAATGCACCTCTCGACGGTATGGACCAAGTTCTCCTTGGATCCAAGAAGACTCTTACTAAAGTTCAAGAGGTAAGGGGCGGTGCAAAACGGCAGAGAAAGGCTAGCGCTCCAGCTGAGTCTTATGGGACAACGAGCGGAAGTCCCAGCAAGTCCAAGAACATGCGAGGCGTTGATGTTTCTACTGAGCCGTTCGAGGCGACAGTCACCGAGCAAAATCAAGATGGGCTAATCCCCCTACCCCCTACGCTGAAGCTGTCTGGAGGCGTTCAGCTCGATGCTGATCTTGCTGAGATCTTCGGTGAAAACGGCCAAGACGCTGATGCTATCCGAGCCTACATGAAAGATTGTCTCGGTTGTGATTCCCGTATATCCTTTGACTGGCAAGTACCTGCTTATGACCTATTAGGGCCTATCTCTGATATGATAAGCGAGATCAATCTTGCCATGGATAAGATTGAAAGTCTGACTGATCCAACGAAGCTATTAGAAGGCTTCTGCAAAGCCATGAATGATTTCCAGATCATCTGTATCCCCGACTGGACCATGATCTTGATGTCATTGAAGATGCTTTTGAATAAATATCTTCAGTTCGGACTTTCTGTAACCCTAGACTGGACTATAGTGCTTGGGCCACTTCTCAATATCATCGTTGATGGAGTAGCTGCTCTCATCCAGCAAATAGCTGGAGTACTTTTCTCCCCTTTAGACTGCGCGATTTCCGTACTCGAAAGTTTAGAGAAGTTAGAAGATGCTGCTCGGGGTGCTGTATCTACCGCTGAGGCTCTAAGTAACGGTGCGGCAGACTACGCACAGGCTGCTGCTGCAGGCCAGTTCTTACCGAATGCTGAAGCCGAGTCCCTGACCCGAGACTTCACTGCTAAATATGCGAAGGATAAGAATACAGGTAAGGACAGTTCGGTGGTGACAAGCGTTGGCAGTACTGTACGTAATTCAGATGATCCTCAGAATAAGAACGCCTGGGCTTCGGTTTGGGCAGGCTTAGAAGCGAGTACACAAAGTAAGACTCTTGTTGAGTCTGATAATGACTCCCTAACAGGGGTGCTAGTCGCTGCTGTGAAAGAAGCTAAGGAGTGGATTGAGCTTCAGGTGTCAAAGATACTTGCAACAATTAAAAGCGTAAAAGGATTGGTTGGTGGCGGGCTTACCCTGCAGCTTCAAGGCTTAGGCATAATGACCTTGATCATACAACTTATTCGTGTTGTAATGATGATTATCAACCTACTCCGCTCTGGTGTTCAGCCAGCAAACTGGTGTACGTATCTTGAGGAGCACCCAGAGATGTTAGAGGACGCCTTAAAAAAAGCTGTGGATCCGAATGCTTCTGTCCGCAGGAAGATCATCACTGTGAATGGCCGTTCCACTACGCTAGAGTCTTGCGTTTCTCAGAGAACGGATGTAGATAAAACTGTTCTTACTCAATGGATTAACGATCTACAGAAGGGAAGGTAATGCGCGCACAACTTATAGACATGGCCCTTGATAGACTTTCCACTAGGGACGCGAAGCCAACTCCTGCCCTTAAAGACCCAGTTTCTGTAAAAAGAGTTAGTGATAAGACTTACTCTTACGTTGAGAGGAATAGAGGGCAGTGGTCATACCCAGAGTATGACTTTGATGAAATCCAGATAGCTCAAGATGCCGATGGATACATGAGCCGCTCTATTAACAAGAAGGTTAACAGAGTAATTGTCGCTGGTTGGGATCTAGTCGGGCAGAATGATGAGACAGTCGCCTACATTGAAAAGCGGTTTAATGAAATGGCTTGGGCGACCAACAGGCCCTTTGGACATTTAATCATTGCCATCTTCTATGATCTATTCCGTTTCAATAACCATGTATGGATAAAGGCGAGGAAGGAGAATGGAAACTCAGGAAGTGTAAGAGAAGACGCTGACGGCTTTGTGTGGAAGCCTATTGCTGGTTATTTCCCTGTCGCTTTTGAAACCCTCCAGTTTAAGAGTAAGCCCAACGGGGAGCTGAAGAAGGTGATGCAAAAGATGCCTTCTGGAGCATACAAGGAGTTCTTCCCCGAAGACATTGTGCATTTTCATACTAATAGAAAGCCGGGGTTCTCTGTTGGTACTCCAGAACTACTCCCCGCCCTAGATGACATCGCCCTCTTGCGCCGCGTAGAAGAGAACGTGGAGAGCCTTATAGAGGCCAGCCTATTCCCTATTTTCCATTATAAGGTAGGGTCTGATGCATATCCCGAACGCTATACCCCTGATGGAGTTAAAGAAACTGACCTCGTAAAGGCCACTGTAGAGTATATGCCCTCTGGAGGCATATACGTTTCCGATCATCGCCACGAGGTTAGCGTCATAGGGGCTGAGGGGCAAGCTCTTCGTATCGACTACTATATCCAGCATTTCAAGAGCCGGGTTTTTGCTTCGCTTGGTACCTCTGCCCTAGATATGGGTGAGGGCGATAGCGCCAACAAAAGTACAGCCAGTACCCTTTCTAAGGGTATGTTGATGGATATAGAGGCCGCGACTATCCAGGTTAAGCAGTTCTTGGAGTTCTTTGTTATCCAAGAGCTACTTCTCGAAGGCGGCTATGACCCTTTTGATCCGAAGAATCTGGTACGAATCCGATTTGGGGTTATAGATAAGGACGAGCGAAGAGCAGATGAGAATCAGCAGATACAGCTATTCTTGAATAACCTGAGGACCATGGATGAGGTGCGTGCGTCTCTTGGAGACAAGCCATTCACGGATGAGATGCTAGAGCGCACTTGCTATAAGATGTTTACTGAGCCTACGGCCCTTGTTAAAGGTATGGCTGCGGGAAGCGCTGCTGGGGAGACCCTAGCCAAGATGCCAGTCTCGAATATTGAGCCTGAGGCGCTAAACAAAGAAAAGGCATTTGCTAAAGCTCAACAAGCCGAAAAGAAAGCGAGTAATCAGCCAGTAGGGAAGCCCAAGACTAAGACGAATGGCACTACTGCGAACAGGAGTCGCCCTCAGAATCAGCGGGGGACTCGTAGCTCTCCGAAAACAAATCGAGATATTCAGTTCAAGGACGGCCAAGTAGTTTCAATTACTTGCGATATTAATACCTCTGATGTTAAGCTCGATGACTGGAAGGAGTATGTATACAATAAGTATATAAACTCTGATAAAACGATATCTCTTGACACTATAGCTGAAGTCTCCTCTTGGAGACTTAAGGAATAAATGAGCTTACCCCTCTTCCAACTACACGATATTATTGAAGTCAGCCCTGTAAAGGCGCTTGTTTCTTTACCTAAGTCTGACAAGTTGCGTTTTATGGATAAGATCTTAGATGCTAAGAGAGCAGACAAGCGCGGCCTTATTGTTGATTTCAACTTATCCTCTAGCGGCCGACGCATAAACAATCGCATCTATACGCCAGCCGGCCAGAGAGCGGGCTTGGATAGTTGGATCAAGCCCTTTCCTAAGCCTATCATAAGAAACCATGACAGAAATGAAGACCCTATGGGCCGATTTGTTGATGTCTCTTATAATGAGATAGATAATCAGGCCCTGTCCTTCTTTAAGAATGCTAAAGACTTCATGGCACTTAAGGATGCGCTAGAGAGTGACGATCCAAGAAAGATCATTCGCGCTTTCAAGCAGACGAAGCTTCTTACCAACAAGAAGTGGCCGGGGGTTGGCGAATTACTTGCTAAGGCTCGTATTTCCGATGAGTCAGCTATCGAGAAGTTCCTCGATGGTCGCTATATGACATTCTCAGCTGGCTCTAATACAGATCGCTATGTATGCAGCAAGTGCCTTTGTGACTGGGCCGGCGGCGAACATTGTGATCACCGCCCTGGAGAAGTTACTAGTGATGGCGATCTTGTCTTCTTCGTTACCGGTACGTTCTATGGCGAAGAGGGTTCTGTTTTAACAACCCCAGCCAACGACTACTCTTCTGTCAGAAGTCTCAACTTCGCTGACAGCTTAAACTACAATACTATACCCCAGTCAGATTGTCTGACTGATATATCTACTATTTACATAACTGATGGTGCTATTGATTTCTCTGATAAAGAAGATACAAATGACCATCTGGAGAATAAAATGGACCTCGCAAACATTGATGCATTAGTTGATGCTCTCTTACCTAAGCTTCTAGAGAAGCTTCAAGAAGCCGCAACGAGTGGTCAGGAAGTAAAGACTGCCGATGAAGCAGAAACTACTAACGTCGTCACCGATGCCGCCCCTGCCCTTTCCGTTGATTGGACGCTCCTCGATAACGCTGTAGCCGAGCTTAAGGCTTCCCTAACAGATGTTAAGGTCGAAGTTATCAAAGAAGTGATAGTGAAGGACGAAGGAGAGAGTGAGCTTCTATCTGAAGTGGAAGTTAAGCTCACTGCGGCTCTTGCGGCCAAGGACTCTGCGGAAGCTAGCCTCCTACAGCTCCAGGATTCGGTAAAAGATCACGCTGCCGCCCTTGCTCTAATAGATGAGCTTAAGGCTGAAGTTAGTGAATTAACAGAAAAACTTGACACAGCTACAACTTCGTTGCAGAATCGGGATGAAGCCGACAAGTTACCACTTGACAAAGAGCGCGGAAGCGTTCAGAATCCTTCAGAGAGTGGTACACCATCTTTACAAGATAGTGGCTCAACTAAGCGCAACAAGAACCTTGATGGTTTTGAGCAGAAAGTAGTTGAGAAATTCAAACAAATTCGTGATTCTAATGGAGATCCTGCTGCACAAATGTATGTGAAGAACTTACAAGTACGCGGAATTCTTTCTAGAAAATTTAATATAGACTCGTACATTAAGGAGATAAACTAATGGCAGTTTCCCGTTTTTCAGCTAACTTCAGAACTCGCTCAGATGTTTTTGATAGCATTACCCCCAACGTCATCCGTCAGCGCGACATCAGTGCGCCTAACGGCGAGTGGAAGCCAGCGCCCTGGCTCCCCGTACAGTGGACATCAAGCAACCTCACCGCAGGTGAAGATGCTTTCGTTATTTCCAAGGGCAAAGTTGTAGCTCTTACACGGCAGGGCCATGTTGTCCCTGCCGGCTACCTCTTCTTCGCAACCCTAGTGGCTGCGACCTCTGATATCGCTATCACCTACACTGCTGACGACTACGAGTGGGGTGTCATGGACATCACCACTGGTGCTCGCTACGCAACGAACGGCACCACCACCTACACCGCCAAGGTAGTCGCCGAGGCTCTTCTTGAGCGCGGCCTCGTAACCGAGGATGAGGTAACTCAGGCTGTCGCTGACTACGGCATCGCTAGCTATAGCACTTCTGATATGCCAACTCGGGCTGGTGTAATGACGATCGCAGAAGTCCAGGGCACCTTTGCTGCCTTCATCAGCAAGCCTGTTGGTATCTCCGCTGTAGACGTATACGTTTGGTCGGGCCGTCCAGAGGACGGCGACCAGTTCTACACCAACTATTCTAAGCAGCACCTCATTCAGTTCCTTACTGAAGCTCAGATGGTAGTTCCTCACCGTGCCGCAGACTCTACTAGCTCTGATGTCTTCACTGGCATCGAGTCTATTGTTCCAGAGACTGCAGACAACGCTGGCGACTTCCCTCGTGCTGGTGAAATCTGGGAAGCTGCTCAGCTTGCTCTTACCACCCGCTATGGCGCCCTTGGTGTCACTAGCTCAACTCCTGTTGTAGCTTTCTGCTTAGCAGAAGACAACGTGGCTGCAAACACCGATCGTACTCCCGTTACCTGCGATGTAGACGGCGTTCTCTCCAAAGAGAAAAGCGCTATCTCTCTTGTAACAAGCGAAGGCGACTGGTACCTCGATGCAGATGTGGGTGTCATAATTGTCCATGAAGACACTTATGCTACTCTCGTAGCCGCTACCAGCGATCCAACCTTCAGCTATTTCTTCTACGAAGAGGCTAGCGCAGTTACGGATGTCGCCAGTGCTCACCGCTACGTCCACTTCGATGGTCTTGCAGTTCCTGGTGATAAGCTCGGTGTTGACAAGCACAGTAACTTCGTGAAGTCTAACTCACTTTCCGATGTGCTCAATGGCGGCTCAGTCCTCGGCTGCGTGCTTTCGATTGAATCTCAGCCTCGCACCCTTCTCAATAAAGTCAAGACTGCTTACAACCTCAGTAACATGAGCGCTTCAGGCAAAATGCCTGGTACAGCAACCAAGGGCTTTACTGACATGATCACCCTTTCGCAGGAAGATGTTGCTGATCGCTGTGCGGTCCTTCTCGTTCGTGCTGTCTAATTCCAAGGAGACTTAATATATGAAACTAAAGCTTCGTGACGGCTCGGACTTCGAGCTTCCAACTAACGAGAAGCAGTCAGCTAGACTTCTAGCTGATGCCTTCCTCTCTAACGGTAGAGTGCCCGGCGAGGACTCCCCCCTCGACTATGCAGATGTTATAAAGCATCTTCGCCCTATGAAGGATGCAGTCACCGCCTCTGAGATTCGGCCTCTTCTTCAGTCAGCAATGCAGATACTCCTCCGTGAGCCTGTTGAGCCCTTGATGATAATCCAGAACCTCTTTACCCGTGTTTCGGCACGCGGCCTAGAAGTGAATGTTCTCGCAGGTGCTATCGGCGCTGTAACTGCTGGTGATATCCCCGAGCATGGCACCTACCCTGAGGTAATGTTCCAGATCGGTGGCGCACTCCAGACTGCTTATATCGGTAAGTCAGGCCTCGCGGCCAGCTTCACTGATGAAGCTCTCCGCTATTCCACCTGGGACATAATGTCCATCAACCTTCGTCTCATGCGTAACGCTCTTATGCGTCACAAAGAGCAGAAGGCCGTGGCATTCCTTCGCGAACTCGGTACCGAGCTATTCAACAACGCTTCTCCCAGCACCTCACTCTTCGGCGTGACGACTGGTCGTGGCCTTGATATGGCAGCCAACGGTACTGTAGTGATGGACGACCTTCTCAAAGGTCTAGCCCACATGGCAGAGGAAGGCTTCCAGCCCGACGTACTCCTAGTCAACCCTGTTCTGTTCCTCCAGTGGGCGCAGGATCCAATCATGTGTAACCTCTTTATGATGGGCGCTGGTCAGGGTTCTATGTACTCCGGTTGGCAGGGCCAGCCCGGTCCCCTCGCTCCTTGGTCGAATGGTGCTATGGGCGGCCTCGGCCCAACCCTAGGCAACAGCGTAACCCCTTACGGCAACGCCGGTGGCGATACTCCAACTGACCTTTCTGAGCGTGCCTTCGGTATGACCAGTGTGCCAGTAATGCCAGGGTACTTCCCATGGCCTCTACGTATAGTGTCATCCCCCCTCGTTCCTTTCGATGAGACAGCCGGCCTTACCGACATGTTCCTTCTCGATAGCGCAAACGTAGGCTTCCTCCTGGTTGACGAAGAGTTAACCCAGGTTGAGTGGCGTGACGAGAACGTAGACGTAGTTAAAGTCAAACTCCGTGAGCGTTATGGCTTCGGTGTTGCGAACGAAGGTCAGTCTGTAGGCGTTATCAAGAACGTCAAGCTTGGCCGTAACTACTGGGATGGAACCATCAAGACTGTATCTAACGATGTAGCCGCTGAGATTCCTTCTACCACTGCCGTAGTCTAGAGTAGTAGTCCTCTTGTAGGATAAAGTCTGGGGGCCCCCTTGTGGGGCCCCCTACTTGTATTGTAGTATAAGAATTGTGGAGAACAAATGGCAGTACCTACCCTCGTCTCTAATTATCCTTCAGATGGCGATACGGGCATTCCCGTTGGCGCTACTATTCTATGCTACTTCAGCGTAGGGGTCGATTTAGAATCTATAAAGAACTCCATAGTTCTATTCGGAAGAGACTTTGACCAGACTTCTGGTCCAGACCAAAGTCTCTGGATTGATAACGATACCGGCAATAATAAGTATTGGCTTTCTTCTCCAGGATTCAAGGGGACTGTCCCTCTGAACTTTGAGTTAGTCTATTTTGATAATGCAGACCCAGACTTAGCTGTAGATGAGAATGCGGCGTATACGAGTCAGGCTGATGAGACGACAGATGGCTTTGGACATCTAGTAAGGATCACTCCGCAGACGGGCTCCTTAGCCCCGGAAACGGTATATACTCTTTATGTTAATGCCGATACAGAAAGCAACAACCTGATTGGCGTGAGCGCCCGAACCGTATTCGATGTAGCTCCAGATGCGGGCAATACCGGCACTACCGGAAGTCTAAGTGTGTTTGGGACATGGGCTGGAACATCAGATGATGTTGTTAATGTTAAAATCACAACTGCCGGAGAGATCGGGGTTGCGAAATATAAGTGGTGGTATACCTCCTTAGGGGAGGGGTCAGCCACTACTGGGCGGCTTACGAGCCGTCGCTTCAGGAAGTTAGAGCATGGCCTTCAGATACGATTTACTGGGTCTGCTTTTGAAGATGACGACCTCTATACATTCAATGTGTATGCTACTGCTCGGCTAGCTACGAGCAGCTCGCTTAGCTTTACTACTAATGACGGTTCATTCGAGACAGCTCCCGCGAGCCCCAGTACCCCTGCAGTAAGCTCTCCTCCTAGTACCGTGCTACCTTCGGTTAGTGACGCAGAAGCTGTTCTGTCCATTCTCAGCATGACTCCAGAGCATGGATCATACAACAACCCCAATAGCACTCGGGTTATTACTATTGTATTTGATGATGATATTGATGAGGATACCATCACAGACGAAACAGTGAAGATATATGCCTACCCTGCGAGCGGGCACTATGGTGATACGACACCTGTTCGTGAACTAAGTAAAGAACTTATTGTCGAAGACGACACTCTTACCATCCGATTCTAGGAGAATAAATGGCTACTTATACTAGACAGAGTGGAGTTCAGGCTGGAAAGGAAATTATCCTTTACGCGATATTCCTCGATGGCAGCGGCAACCTTATCGCGCCTGATGCGATCCCGGATGTTTATATCTATGACACGTCAGTAGACACAGAGACGATTCAAGATGAGATTGACTCTACTCTGTACACTAGCGCCGTAGATGGGCCCCTAACGCCTACCCTCCTATCTACGGGGTATTATAAATTAGAGTATATTCCTGCTGCTGGGAGTGATGCTGGAACCTGGCACGATGTTTGGGTAGCCGATATTCAGACAGTAGAAGCTACCGACATACTAAGTTTCAATGTGAGTATCACAACGAGTATTAGTGTTCAGCCTATTGGGAATAATACCATGATAATCATTGAGCTTGATTCTACGATAGCCAATGTCGGAGCTACTGCAACATTGGGTGAAGACACAAAGCTGTTCTTTACAACGACTTATTCCCCTCTCTACGCCTCTCCAGATCTAGTCAGAATGGAGGTGGGGAGGTGGATCGAGCATATACCAGATGACACCCTCGCTCTTATGATTCACTGGGCGAGTAAAGAGGCTGACTTTATTAATGGTGCTCAGGCGGCGCGTAGCTCTGATCTGAAGTTTGCTAAGACTAAATTCGTTATCTATGATTCGATTATCAAGTGCTTAATGATGCCTGGAGGAGGAGTCATTTCAGCTGCTGAGTCTACCAACGCAGGGAAGAAACAACTAGGGGATCTACTTATCCAAGGCGGTTCAGGGACCGCCGCTGCAATAGATGAAGCTTCTCTGGCTTGGTTACAGGAGCAGAGGAGAGAGTGGTTCAGAGTAGTTAATGCGGGGGCTCTAATTGTCCCCGGAGGTTCATTCGCACCCACCTTCGCTATGAAAGGGAGATATGATCCAGACAGGCCTATGCAGGGCAGACTCTGGGAGAATCCTCGTGACGTGAATTACGCTGTACCCACTGTTAATGGACGGGATACATCCTGGGCTCCAGATGGCCGTCGGCGCTATCGCGGTAGACTCGGATTCAGGGGGCGCAATGGGGGTTAGGCCTGCAATGTTCAAGGCCGGGCGCTCACGTCGCCCAGCAACAGTGCCCTCTGCATCTTCTTATATGAACGGAGAGATCGATCTTCGTGAAGAGTTCGATAAGATTATGTATGGCCCTGACGGAGACGGAGAGGGCAGGCACGGCCATCCTTGTCTTATTCGCCGGGTAAGGAGAGACAGTAGTGGCTACCCCGTTAAGTGTACTTGTGCGGTAGCTAGTCCTAATGGGCAGGGAAACCCAGATTGTAACTACTGTTTAGCCGAAGGCTATCTTTGGGACGAGGAATGGGCTATCACCTTCTCTATGTACGTTGGCCCAGACGGCGGCAAGGCTAACCGTTATATTCGGATGCAGCCTGGTAGTATAAAGACAGACTATCTACTCTTCTTCCTTAGATACGATCTAGATATAAAATATAATGATAAAATTATTGAAATAGTGCTGGACGAAGAGGGCGAAGTAGTTTTAAATGCTAATAATACTTTTATTCGAGAGACTATTTATAAACCTGAAACTATTGTAAAATATCGTTCAGATAATGGTCGCATTGAGTACTTAGCAGTTTACTGTAGAGAAGAAGATTCTATAAGGAATGACAATCCGGTATGAGCAGCAAAACTACATCTCAGCTATTTGAAACAATAGAGACACGACTCCTAGAAGAAGATAATCTTTTTTCTGTTACTATTGTAGATCCTAGCGGGAACGAGCATCTAGTTGGTTCTACCGAGATAGTTAATCCTTTTGAATTTGATTCCAAAAGGTTTATCCCCAATGCCCAGCCTATGGACCTGGATCGTTTCATAGAAGTAGCGAATGATGTTATCCAATACGCCCAGGAGAGGGAGGCTGTTCCCGAGAACCTAAGAGTTGAACTCATAGGAGAATATCCTCGGGATGACTTTTCTGCCTATAGAGGCGGTGCCGAAGTGATCACTTGGAGACTCGTCTCCAGAGAGCCCGCGAAGATGAATGCAAAAGGAACTGGTAGACCGCAAAGAGCGGCAGGTTTTTCTTACGACTTGCAGAATTCTTCCTATCCGAATAAAGTGATCACTGTACAAACTCGTCCGTTAGACCACATCATTGAATTTGTTGTTTGGTCGAAGGACGCTGGCAAAGCTAATCGCAGAGCCATGTGGTTAGAAAGACTTTTTATCGCCCACTCCTGGGCATTCAAAATTCAAGGAGCAGACAGATTCTTTTTTGAGAAACGACTCGCTGACAATTACCGCACAACTGGGGGGCAACCAATCTATGAACGGGCCCTTCGATTTCAAGTTCGCTTGATGGAATTCCAGGTAATAGCAGATCCAATGATTCGTCATATCACTTTTGAATTGGGTCTCAAAACTTTTTCAGATGATGACAATTAATTCCTTTTTAGGAGGTTACTAAGATGCCTTATGAAAGCCTCGGTGGCGTAAAGGGTTCATTCGTAGACGGGACTCTAAAGACTCCTCGCACGACTGACCAGCCTCGCGTTCTTGTAATTGGTCCTGCCACCTCTGGCACTACCAATGATCTTTATTTTGTGACTAACAGTGCTGCCGCCGAACGTGAGTTCGGAGCAGAGACTCCAGTGCTTCGGGGCGTGCATGAGCTTCTTGCTCAGGGTGCTACTAACGTAGCCATTATGCGCTCTGGCGGCAGTGCAGGTAGCTTAGTCCTCGCAGACACGGATGGTAATGAGATTACCTTCACTCCTGCCTCTTTCGATGACGAGATTCTTTCTCGTTACGCCTTAATTATAGAAAACGATGGCACGACCAATCGGTTCCTAGTCTACGACTTAACTGATGAGAGCTTCGTATACGATACTTCAGAAATTGAAGTCATCAATAGCGACGTGATGCAGGTCGAGGGTGAAGAGGATATCGTTGATCTCTGGGAGCTAAATGACCGGACTGATCCTACAGCTGCTATCGATATGGCCACTATCGTCTCTGGCGATATAACTACAGACGGCGATCCTGTAGTCCTCACTCAGACTGAGGGCACTGACGGCACTAACCCTTCTCTTGTCGAGCGCTATGCGGCCCTCAACACAACCTACCATGGGTTAGACTACAAGGATGCTGATTTCCTTCTCCCTAAAGATGTCTTTATCGATGATGCGAACATCGCAGACGATGCAGCTGCAGCTACCTATGGCTACTACTGGGCAGGCGTTCCTGCTGCTGGTAGCTCTAAAGACAAGCTAGGCTATCTCTGGCAGTATGTGTATAAGGGTCGAATCTTTACCTACTTCACCGACACCGCAACCTACCACTCGGTAGCTACTGCTGCTGCTTCGAAGACCGTGAATACCAACTTAGTCTTTACTTGCTCTGTTGCAGGTAAGGGCGGAAACGCTAATACTCTTGAGATTGTTCTCCACGCTAGTACCCAGTCCACTGTCATTACTGAAAACTCAGATGGTGGCTTAGACATCTTGGTGACAACTGTTTCGGGCACTACGAACGGCACCGCAGTCAGCACACACATCCAAGCAGCTCTAGATGCATTTGTCCACAGCACAGGCGCAGTAGGTTCTGACCTCATGACTGTAACTGGCGGTGGTACTGCAATCACTCTAGCAGTAGCCAAGAGCAACTTCACCGGTGGTACTGGTGGTCATGCACTTACTCACACTCAGCTCACTAGTGAGGCAACTCCTTCTGCGGTCAGTGCGCTCTTTGCTCTCCAGACCACGAATGATTCTGATGCTCAGCTCCGTGAGTGTAACTTCGCTCATCAACTAGCAAGCTTCTGCGATCTTGCTAGCACGAATTGGACAGCAGTCCAGGGCGTAATCTCCTTTAAAGGTCCTAGCGCATATGGCCGTGTACAAGTTGCTGACTGGGTTGGATCACTTCCTGAATTCTCCGATAACGGACAAGAAGAATATATTGATGCTCCTGGCGATAACGGCTCGGGTCTCTTGGGACAGAAATTACTTGTGGGTAAGTCTGTTTCATCGGCTGGTTATCGAGATGCTCTAGTCTCGGGTGGAAACTCGACCGACTCTCTCGCATGGGGTGGTATAATCAAGACCAAGGGTGCTAGCTTACCTAACACCACTCACTTCCCCTATGGCATTGATGATGGCGACGAGGCAGTTGACTCTAACCAATCACCAGTTGACATCGGTAAATTTGTGTACGTCACTGGCGACTACGTTATCCACACCAACTCATACAATGGTGGGTCTACTTACCGGGGAGATATCGCTGGTACTTTCCTTGGAAAGACTGTGACCCTACAGCCAAACGTTGAGCCTATTGGACAGCAAGGCCGCGTAAAGAGAATCCAGCTTGGTCGTCGTATCCACAGCACTCAGCTTGATTCACTAGCCAAGGCTCGTATTATCGCTCTTCGTAGAGAAGAAGGTGGTACCGAACTTACGTTCACCACAGCCAAGACTGTAGCGCACCCTGGCTCTGATTACGCACGGATGAGCACCATGCGCTGCGTCAATAAGCACCTCCAGGATATCCGGCAGATCTGTCGCCCCTACATAGGCAAGGCATTCAATTCCAAATCCTTAATCTCTATCCAGTCTGCTGTTGATCAGTATCTCCAGCAGTCCCGTGTAGATGGGTTTAACGAAGGAGCCGTGGCCTCGATTAGCTATACTCGCGCTTCCAAGATCCTTGGACAGCTTACTATAAAACTTAAAATGGTACCTCCTTTCACTATCGATACCATTACCGTTGAAACCACTATGGCCGCTGATGAAAGCGAGCTTAGCTAAGGAGATAACTTATGGCAATTTCATATCCTACTTCATCTTTGGCCCTCAGCCGTCAGTACACCTCCTTTAGCGGTTGCGATATTCGCGCCGTTGTCGGTGGAAAGTCGATTGGGACACTCCAAGGTATTTCCTATGCCGTTCAGCGAGAGAAGGCTCCAATCTATGTGATGGGTAGAGTAGATCCTCTATCCTTCTCAAGAGGGAAGCGCGGTATCGCTGGCACGATTATCACTCTGATGCTTGATTCGCACATCATCAAAGATCCAGATTCACCTTTCTCAGACATGGGATTGATTGTGGATAAGGATGAGATCGTTGCTAGTCCAGATGACCTCACCTTGGCAGAAACTTCCGGCGAATTACCCGACCTAGACTCTGTTGAGAGCGGCTTCGCCTTTGACTCTACTAATCTTGATGACGCTTACACTCTCGCAAGCGCTTGGTATGTAGATCAGCTTCCTCCTTTCGATATCGTCATCGTGGCTGCGAATGAGTACGGCAAATCCGCCACCATGCGTATCTACGGCGTAGAGATCTTAAACGAAGGTTCTGGCTTCAGTATCGATGACATCGTTATTGAAAATCAGATGACCTACGTATGTAGAACCATACTTCCCTGGCAGAAAATGGGCGAGTGGGATTCTGGTGGTACCTTTAAGAAGGCCTAAGTAACACACGGCTAGATAAGTTAGAGCCCAAGAGTTTTCTTGGGCTCTTTCTTTTGCTTAAAAATTTGCACTTACGCTTATTCTTCCTGCCTGCTATTATAAGTAACTAACTCATTATGAGGTGTAAATGTCGCAGCTGACTCCATATCGTTACTCTTATTCTGGAGCAGACACTAAAGTTTTTGCCCGGCTCTCAGGCTATCCGGAGACACTTCACCAGATAGAAAGTGTCCATACTGTTTCAGCTTCTGTCCATGAGGCGAAAGGTCAAGCCCGTGCCTTAGGCTATAGGGGAATTAAAGGCATCAGTCGAGGGGTGAGGACTATAGCAGGCAGCATGATATTAACTATTGTAGAGGATCATCCTCTCAGACAGCTTATGATCCATGCGGCTGAGAAATTAAACGAATACCGCGGCGGGTGGTCGATGGACCAGAACGACATAGGTACTGGAACCGTTATAGAGAAAGTCAATCATGCGAACAGACTGGCTGAACTCCTACCTCCTATAGATATTCTGTTATTTTATGTAGCGGAGGGAGGCGGGTTCTCGGCTTCTACGAAACTTTCTGGAACGACCCTTTACGCGGAGCTGGCTGAATTCAGTGGAGCTGGTATGGTTATCGAGGGTATCGATTTCGTAGATTCAGGTATGGTTACCTCTGTCAATGATATTGTTTCTGAGATCACGCTCTCTTTCTTAGCTAGAGACTTCAAGCCAATTTCATTGAACAAATTCGAAGTGGGGGACCGAGAGCCCGGCTGGGAGGTTATGCAGGCCGGCGAATTGCGCCGCCAACACTCAGAACTAGAGAAGGTCCTTTACGGAGATTTTGGAAGGGCTATGACAGACGCGCAGCGTAGAGCGGCAATAGCTAGTGTTGGGGTAGATGGGCTTATCCGGATCTCAGGAGGACCTATATAATGATGAATTATCCGTATGAATACTTTTGTGGTGCGAATGTTGTTGTATATCTAAGTGACTTTCCGCTTCTTGAGGCGAGCGGATTTTCTTACTCGATAAGAGAATCTAAGAGGCCTATATACGGTTATTCTAGTCGGCACTTTGATGCAGTGGCGCGCGGCCAGGTCCTCGTTGAGGGGACTCTAGTTATCAACTATGTCCATCAGGACTACCTGTTCTATGCTGCTTCCCTAGCTGCTGGGCAAGACCCAGCGACCCTGAAGCAGCCCACTGTAGAGGGGCCCCTACCAAGCACCTTCACAGACTCTAGCGGAAAGACTGCATCTCAGATCGTGGGAACGAGTGGTGGAATTGTTGATCCCGATACAATAGCGAGATTAGAAGATACTGCGGGATGGAATAAGCAGGCATCAGATCTGTCCTCTAGTATATTCAGTGGACTCTCATCAACCAACAACCTCCATGACGGGGGTGGGTTTGAGATTAGAGTAAGTTTTGGAAACCCAACTGCTTATACTCCCAATGGGCATACTGGACTTGTGCTTAGGCGTGTGCATTTTACTGGTAGAGCTAAGACAATTCAGATTGACGCCGAGACTATAGTTGAGGCATACTCTTTCTTAGCTAGAGACGTTACATCTACACTAAATCCACCGCAGCCTTCGCTCCAATTGAGTAGTGCGGCGGCAGATCAATAAAATAAATATACCAGGAATGAAGATAATTTATGGCAAGTTTAACAAAGCGTCAGCGCGAAGCGTTGATGAAGAATTCTCCTACACCAGAAGATATTTTAGGAAATACTTCTTATGTGAAGGAACTAAATGAAGAGATAGCTGGCTCATATAATCAGAGGCAGGCCGCAGAAGAGGCTGCTAAGGACCCTACTCTTTTTAATGTAAACCCTTTTGATTTTAAGGAAGACTCTATGAGCGAAGCTCCTGATACCTACGTTGCGCCTGTTGAGACAGACGATGAGCTTGATGCTGAATTAATCAAGATGACTAAGCAGCTTGAGAAGGAGCGGCGCATACGTGAAGCTGCAGCAGCGAAGTCAGAGGCTACCACCCCCAAGCAGGAAGAGAAAACTCAGGAAGAGCTGATTCGTGAGCAGATATTAGAGATGCTTAAGAAGACGAAAGGCGCTCCTAATGAAGCGGGCATTGCTAAACTAAAGCAGCAGTACGGGGAGAATGGTGTCCACGTTGTAGCTCTGGGTGAGGGCGATGTCTACATCTTCACCCACCTCCGGCGAGGCCAGTGGAAGAAGATCCAGGAGTTTGTCAGCAAGGCCGCTCAGACAGAGGCGTTTGCTGGTAAAGCCGATGACATGCTCAAAGAGAAAGTCTTGGGCCGCTGCGTCTTATTCCCTCAGGGTATAGATAGTGAGGTCTTCCTTTACAACTCACGGGCTGGTGTTATCGACACACTCTTCGAGCTTATCATGCTCAATAGCTATTTCTTAACACCTCAGCAGTCTCTACAGCTTTCAGTTAGTTTATAGGCTTAAGATGATAGATGTAGACGCCCTCCTCGAATCCGAGGGGTTGTACATAACAACCATGCCTGATGGGCGAAGCTATACCTATCGTTTACTTGGTCTAAAGGAATACCGGATATTCAAGGCCCTCAGGGAGACTGGGGTTCTTTCTAGGTATCACCTCCACGATAAGGTTTTTGATCGTTGCTATCTTGGCAACCCAGACATGATCGATGGAGACACTCCAGCAGGGTATACCCTGTCTATTGGGGAACTGATTATGTGGCTGAGTGGTGATGGCGCCACTCACGGAGATAAAGAGGATTTAGAGAACGCTCGGATGATGTATCAGGGCGATACCGTGTATGAACATATGAGGAGAGTATGTCTTCGGGCATTTCCCTCTTACAAAATTGAAGATTTAGATAGGTGGACGAGACCGCTACTTCTACAAAGATTCGTTATAGCCGAACATATGCTTGCGGAGACTGGAGAATACCAGCCCATTGAACTTAAGAATATTATGACCGCCGAGCAGAAGGCCAAACACCAGAAGAGACAGGAAGCTCCTGGTGGAGGTATCGACTTTGCTCGTGAGAATGCGGGGCTAAGTAAGGAGATGGCGGGGGCTGAAGGCCACGATGTATTCGACTTGCCTCCTGATCAATTCCAAAGGAAAATGAGGATCGCGCAGAGAATGGACAGACAACGTGCTTAGAGGAGATAGCAAATGGCATTTGAATCTTATAATGCACAAGACATCTGGAGTTCTGGAGAAGCCCCCGGTAGCAGTAGTAATCTACTAGCTGCTGGTAAGCTAGGCCTAGCGGCAGGGGCGGGGATAGGCGGGTTCCACTTATTGACTAAGAACCGCCCAGACGGCACTCGTGCTATCGATGACGTGTCTGCATTCCTGCGTACTGCTGGAAACCTTTCCCCATTCCAGATCGGGAATACCTTTCGTGTTCCTGAATTCCTATCCCCCTTCACTAGCCCCTCCTATCAGGGCTTAAAAGGCGGGGAGCATGTATTTGAACAGAGCTTTCTGAAGACTTCTGAGACCACTCAGTACCTTCAGAAGGTCACAGGCAAAAGCTATGAGGAGCTTCATGCTTTAGGCTTGAGCCAAGAGGCCCTCCTCGGCAGTGACGCTGCCGATAGTCTTGTCTACCGGGCAGGTAAGACTGGCTCTCGGGGTAGTTTATTCGTAAGACGTAGAGGAGAGGAGTCTCTTCTCTCAGATGCTGTATCTCTCATGAGTAGAGATACAGAGATCGATCCTTTCGTCAGGGGAGCGAGGGCTGAGAATAAAGCATTTAAGGGCGTCCTTCAAGCCCTTGATATGTGGAAGAATGATAAGTTTGATTCAGAGAGAGTCTTAGCCTCGACAGACAAACGATCTGAGGTCGCTTTCATCCCCTCTCTCGACGGACCTATGAAGACGAAGGGGGACTTCCTCCGACGCACTAGCTATGTTCGAGGAGTTGCGGCCTTCGAAGTCAGCAGATTCAATGACTTGATGGGCAATTATGCTCATCAGATATTTGGAGAAACTGGCGGGAACTTTACAAAGACTGTTCTAGGTATCTCCAACGAAGTTAGGCCAGGACCAGCAAGTGCCTTACTCGCAAGATATGCAGGTAGGGCGGCCATGCTCGGAGGGGCCGGGCTACTAGTTGCCCAAAGCGACTGGGTACGCAGACAAGGGGGACTCCCAGGGCAGGCTGTGGCTGCTGCCGGGACCACTGCAGTGGGTGCATATGCCGCTTGGAAGATGGGGGCGAATAACAAGCTTGTAATGATGGGAGCCGTAGCAAGCTTCTTCGGGCAGATGACTTTACCCGGATTTGATAAGGGAATCTTCGAAGGAGTGGCTAGTACTGCTGCTGGACTAGATGTTTTCAGAGCTAATCCCCTAAACCCATTTGGTTACTATCGTAGAACCTTAGAGGGATTTGCGCCCGGTATCTCTGATTGGAAGACTGGTGCTGTCTTAGGTCTCGGTGTTATGGCGGCTAGTGGCATGAGAATGCCCGGAACTGGTAAGAGAATTTCTGAACATCTTGTTGAGAAGCTAGGGGCAACAAGGCTCGGGCTGTCTTCTGGTGCTCTTGGCGTAGCGCCAGATGAACTACTCAGTACAAGAGATATGTTTTGGAGAGAACTAGAGGCTAGCAATAACCCCATAGCACGAAGCTCTGAAAGATGGCGCACCATGAGCGGGCGCCGGGAGATCTATGGGGAGCTAAAGGGCAGCCGCCCAGAAATACTTTCACAGATGAACAAGCACTGGCGTTCTGCCGAGGATGCGCATAGAGATATGATGCAGAAATCCTCTGAGCATGGAGCCAATAGGAAGTTGCTAGAAAGTCTCAGCGACATAGCTGATAAGTACAAGGATGGGAATGGCATTCAGAGGAAGATAATGATGCAAGTCGAAGGCTTTGCCTCTCAGACTTATCATTCTTTCTTCGGTGCTAATGCGAGCTATGACAAGGCCATGAGGTCTGAAATCCAGAAACTTGGATTTAGCGGAATCACTCCTGTGGGGAAATTCGGACGATTCGCTACACTTGGGCTGGCGGCTTTGGGCATTCAGCAGCTTGTGACTGGCGGGCTCCTTGGTTCTATGGAGTCTTCTGGAGATCTTAGCGACATCTATGCTGGACGTAAGCTAGTCGAAGTAAAGAAGAGCAGAGGGTGGGAGTCTGGCTCACAACCTTTTGGAGGTACTGAGACTTCATATTTCCGTCCTCATAGCTTGGCGTTGATGAATGCGCGCACTAGAGAAAGGGGTATCTGGGGGGAAGACGAGGATGAGATTTCTCCTATCACTAAGTTCTTCAAAAAGAACTTTACCTACGACCTAGAAAGGCAGAACTATTATGACAGGCCTTATCCTATATCCTCAGCCTTTGGTCAGGATGTCCCTATCATTGGCGGGCTGCTGGCGAGCACTGTTGGGCGAATCATCAAACCAGCTAAGTTAATGCACTCTGAAGAATGGGCAAGAGAAGGAGAAGGCGGGGCAGAGTTTAAGTCTATCTATAAAGGTAGTCGGCAAGAGCCAGCTTATGCTTTAGGAGCCCAAGGCCCTGGAACTCCAGTTAGTCCATTCGCTGCGACTGAACAAGCCATGTTTATGTCGGATCAGATGAGACAGCTCTCAGGCTTCCCGGGATTCATAAGAAATACGCTCCAGAAGATTGTTACTGGGAATCAGAATTTCATGCACAATCAGCCTGTGCTTGCTAGTTCTGGAGAGATGACTAGTCCGAGCAGAATGTTCTGGGAGAGCGAGCTTGGCGGCGGCTTCTTAACTACTGAGCTTTGGCGACGGCTATTCCCTAGAAATCAGCCGGGTTTACAGAAGGTGAACCCAATCCGAAACAATATGCCTTACTGGATGCCAGATAAGTTCCATACTGGAGACCCCTACGCCTCGGTTCAATGGGGCGAAGCGAGACTTCCCGGAGCGGGGTACTCTGCGCTACACCCTGAGCTTAATGGTATCGATCCAGAGGAATACCCTCTACTCGCTAGAATGGCGATCTTAGGGGATGTGGCGCCTGCCTCGGTTGAGTATAGGAGAACACAAGAACAGGTTTATCTAAAGCGCCAAGAGGGAGGTTACTCCGAGGGCCAAAATAGACTTATTGATCAGATAGATCAACAAGTCGCTCAGCAGATGAACCAATACACCTTTGAAGAACAAGATCCTAGATCTATCAATCTACCTGGAGCCGCTCCTGTTAGAGGGCTGTGGAATGGCGCTTTAACAGGTATCCGCCACCTTGCCGCGCCGGCTGAATACATGATTCCAATGGGTTTCAGACCTACTCAGAAGTTGATGTCTGACTATAGAGGCCCGATTGAGGCTTACGAACATGAGAGATTGTATGGTACCCAAGTAGCTTTCTGGGATAAGCCCATGAGAGACTGGTTCAGACCAGCTGCTTACTCGGCGGCGCATATGATGGGTTATGATGGGAAGCCCCTTTGGAGAAGGGAAGCTGACGCAGTGGACCAGCGTTTCGATGAAATAGAATTCCATAAGTGGATGACCCTGGCCTTGCAAGCTGAGCAAGCAGGAGACTCTGAGGGCAAGAGCCGGTATATGTGGGCAGCGTCAAATACCCGGACCGGTGTGAACCCCCAAGGCTCAGCTTTGAGCATGTACTGGACTCTTCCTGAATCTGAAAGAAGTTTCTTCAACTCTTTCTCTGTAGCTCAAGGAGCGGATAGAAGCCGGATTCTAGAAATGGTCCCAGAGGACCAGGCCCATCTTTATCAGGCTTTATGGTCTAGGTTAGATAGCGGAGATCCCTCCGTTATGGCTGGAGGAGGACAGGGCGTCGATGAAAACTTCTTGCGCACCAAATATTATGGCCAGTCTAAAGAGGCTATGCCTTCAGAGGACTTCATTGGGTGGCACGAAGAAGTAGACCTCAGTGATATCAAAGTGCGCTATGCAGAACGCTATGCAGCTGATATCTCTGACTATGGAGTTTGGGAAAGCCAGCTGAAGAAATCAGAGGGACAAGAGTTCCTTGATGGCTCGGAGGGATATATAGGTTCGCCTAATACCATTGCGGCTCAGCAAATTAAAAGTAAAATATGGAATATGTCGGGCAGTACACAAAATAGACCTGGACTTACTTCGGTCTTTAGTTCTAATATGGGGTCTACAGTTCGTATGACTTATAACGATCACAGAGATGGTGATATTTACAGTGTCTTCCAGAAGATGCTAAGCGGCGGCTATTAATGAATTTCTTGAGCAAGCTTAATGAAGATAAAGATAAGGTCCCAGGCATTCTAGCTGGTGTTGCGGGTACGCTTCCTATTGCTTTAGCTGTAAATTATTCCTGGCGGAAAATGCAGTCTAATCAGCCTATTTCCGCTTCCCAGATATTAGGTAATAGAAGCCCTCTTGGTGACATGGGCAGAGATATAGGGAAGGGCCTTCACGAGAGCTATGCTAAAGACAATAAGGCTGTAGATAAGATCACTGAGAAGCTCCTGAAAAGTGATGAGCTAGCCAAGATAATGGAGAAGAAGGACCAGCGGGCAGCGATTGTACAATCTATCTTGACTACGATAGAAGATCAGAGCACTGGGCTGAATAGTGAAACTTTAGCGAAGACTAAAGAGCAACTAATGAAGATCGTCGCAGATGATGCGGACTCTCCAGAGGCTAGAGAGATTGTGAAGGCGGCTCTTACTAGTATTCAGGAAAGTGGTAGCGACCTAACACAACAGAGGTTCGCAAACCGTTTTAGAGAATTCAAGAAACAGGGAGGTGGCCTTGTCGCTCCAGTAGCTGAGTTCAGAAGCACTCAGGCTCTGAATGTTATTAAACATGCTACGATGAAGGATCGTAGCGCTGTGCTTAAGCTCGTAGGAGGTGATGCTGGGCGTGCAGATTTCCTTCAAAGTCAGTACACCCGCATCGCTGATAGGGTTGGGAAGAAAGATCTAGAGACTGCTCTTCAGATTGTAGAGATGGACAGTGGCATGGGACAACGAACTCTTATGGCTAGGGTCTATTCTGGAAAGAAAAAGCAATTTGCATTTCAAGTGAACCTCCTAGCAAATGCTACTGGAGTTGATGCCCCCACTCTATACCCAATGGGAGAGAATGGGGCTACTAGGTATTTCGGCCCCGTAGGTGTTGTTGACGCAGGCGATGTTGAGAAACTGAATGCCACTCGAAAGAATAAGTGGGGACTAGAGCACCTCAGGGGTCGCTTAAAGAGGGTTGAGGCTCGCGAAATGGATATAGCCCTAAGCCTTTTAGAGAGTGACCAATTCGGTGTTCGCATGACTCAAGCGGCACGCACTGCATATAATGAGCAGCGGGCCGAGATTTTAGAGCCTGCTAGTCGTGTACTCTCTCCGGGCATGGAAAGGAGGAACAGGGGCAAGACCGCGGCTGCCTATCGCGAGCACCAGATGAGGCAGGCACGCATTACTCAGAATAAAATTGTTGTGAGTGGTCTTTTTGGTAAAGACGAAGCGGCAAAGGAAGCCTTGGCTAAAGGTGCCTTCTCTGTTGATCCCAGTGTGCTAGATAAGTTTGAGGCTGGGGAGACGAGAGTTTCCGCTCCCGTAGACGGCCGGCAGTACTTGAATCTTCAGCTTCAAAAAGACTCTGCCTTCACGGGATTCCGGGCCGGTGCTTCTGCTAATAGAATATCTTTGCCTGTTATTGCCCGAATAGAGCAAGCTGTTGGTCGTAACGGTATGTACATATCAAGGGAGAGCGTCCCCCGGAAGATGGGAAGGCTCTCTAGGTATGACGTAGGGGCTGGCGGTGCGCCCATCGGTTGGCGAGAGCAGCACCAAGGGGGAGTTAACAGATTCGGCCTCTTCGATGCCACTGGCGGGCGCGGAAGAGGCTTCCTGGCTAAGAGCGAAGGCTCTGGTATGGCTTGGGCTCCCGGAGGTCTGGGAACATTAATGAATGACAGAACTATACCCATTCTAGATGCGAAAGAACACAACATGCTTACGACCGACTTTATGGCTCATCTTGAAGAAGAGTTTAAAGCTGGTAGAGAAATGAGTACTTATGACGTTATGGACAATGGTAAGCTAAGACATGCTACCACTGGACAGGAGTGGGATCGATGGTTAGGCCAGGGCTCAAGCGGAAATAGAGCTATCCACCTTGACCCTCAGACGAAGAGGTTCCAGATTGGCATTGCTGAGAAGAATGAGACTGGAGGCAAGAAGCAGATAAACCTAGCTATTGTGTCGGAAAGAAACATGGAGAGTGGAAAGGTCTTCGCTCCTGCCCTGAAAGCAACTCATGCTGTACCTGAACAAGGGTTCGAGGGTCGCCTAGCAAGAGACTACAAGTTAGGCACAGAGTTCTTCGCACGTCATGGTATAAAGCTGACGGATACGATAGCTGCCTCTGGAGACCAGTACAAGAAGGCTCCTCTGTTTTTGGCAAGCCAACTTACGAGCGCTCTTGGAGCACTCGATAACTCTGTTGATCCATTTGATTTTGTCGAAGACAGCGTTAAGGGTTATAAGGGGGACTCTCCTTTCGGAGGAAAAGATGTTGGTAAGGTAGCAGATATTGTGATGGGTAGATTAGCCAAGGGGCATCGGGCTGGCCGGATTCATTCTCAGGATGTGGGGGCGGCGCTGGGCTTGCTCTATCAGGGCAGTGGATTAGCGAGACTGCACGACCCTAAAGGGGAGAATAGTGCCGATCCGTTGTGGCAGAGGGGAGGGAAGGAGAGCTATAAGCTTGATCCCGAGGCCCTAGAGAAGAGAATGATTCATCATTTTGGTGAAGATGCTTATAGGAATGAGCTTCTCCCACAGATGAAGACAGGACTTGCTATTCAGCCTTTGACTCTGTTTCCCGGTGAAGCCCATGGCGATTGGGGGCTCGGGAGAGGCTCGATAGAGCCACGTTTCTTGGAGTTAACCTCTGGGAAGCTAAGAGAAGCCGGTATGAATAATGCCGACGTTTCTGAGTTCATGGTAAGAGTGCTGAAGAGAAAAATTGGAGGAGAAGAGGGATTGAAGCTCGTCGCCCCCTTAGAACGGATGCAAGCTTCAGTTCTCAACAGGACTATGCCCGGAGCAACCGGAGGTCCGACCTTTACTCTAGATCAGCTGATTGACGAGATGACAAAGCTAGGGCAGAAGACTAAAGGTAAAGGTAATTTTTCTGATTTCCTCGCGACTCAGAAGGATGGCATTACTTTAGACCTGAGTGACACATCGAATAAAGCTAAAGCCGCGATCTCGCACGCCGCTGGAGAGCAGCTAGAGGGCCAGAGGTCTATCTACATGGCAGGTGGAGACGCTATGGAATTCATGAGAGGTACTGAGATTAAACAGGCTGCTGGTGAGTCTATTAAGATAGGCTCAGACTATGACAGGACAGTTAACCATTTTATTGAAGACCTTTTAAAAATGCGTACTAATGATGAGGAAGCGGCTAGATCTGCTTCCAAATCTATGCTTGAGTATAGGAAGAATATAACTACTTTATTCTCAACTGCGTTGGTTGGCACCGCTAGAGGTAAAATAAAGGGTGCTTCATTCAGCGTAGCAGAAACATTGTTTGATGACTTAGCTTTGACTCCTGAACAGTTCAAGTTAGCTGATCAACTTGATAGTGGTGCTAAAGGCCAAGCAGTCTTTAGAGATACTGCATCCTTCATGTCCTCCTTATCAGACTGGATGGGGAATGACAAAGGCAAGCTGGCTAGAATGTATTTTACTGGAGCAGAGAGAGCTGCAGCAACCGGCAAGATGAGTACTGGTATATGGGGTCTGAGCACCAGAAACCCTCAGCTATTTAGACGTAGCACGAACATCACTCAAGCTTTCAGGGATCCTAGACAAGTGGCAAGAGGTGAGGCAGACGTAGCATTCTCAAGAATCAAGAAGTATCTTCCTGGAGCTTTAGAGGAGTTGAGTAGGAAGACACAAACTGAGATAGGCGGATTCAAAGACATTGCTCTCCTAGACGATAAGGCCCATGGGAACGCTATAAATAGATTCTTCGATACTATCGCTGATCGACAGTCAGACTGGTGGCAGTCTGAGGGCGGTGGTACAGACTCGTATCTCAGAAGGGAACATGATGTCGTGATTACTGACAGTAAGGGTAATTCGCCAAAAACAATCAGGAAGGTAGACTTTGGTTTCCAAGGTGCAGCATATCAGGACAATGACGGTGATCAGCCTCAGAATATGATTCTTGATGAAGAAGATCGAGTCAAACTCAACAAGGCATTTAAAGATAAGGAGCGAGCTGCAAAGTATTTTGCTACCGATTCACAAGGTATTGCTCAGCAGAAGATTGCTGACCACTACCTTAAGATAGGAATGGGCGGCGAGTCAGTTAGTCTCGACAGTGAGGCCCCTCCTGAGTTGCGTCAGATGAGTGAAGACTTCTTAAAGGAAAAAGCTCAAGATAGAAGTACTGGTAAGGTCAACAACGCAGTAGATAGGTTGCGTAGAGCTTTGCTTAATAATGTCGCAGGCAATGAAGATAACATCAACGAGGCAATGGCCTTTATCAACACCCTGCCAGAGCAGACTACTATCAAGTCAAAGCAGAGAACCAACTACGAAGCTCTAGCTGAAATGCTCTCTCGGGCTATTGGCGCTACGTATGATGGAGATAGCGATGCCTTACCTAATCTTTTCAAAACGACTCTATATCCTCAAGATAAGATGCCCGAGTTATATGAGGGCGTGAAGTACTCCATTCAAGGACGAAACCTGCCCAACAATGTGCAGGGTGCAGTCGGCGAAGTGAACCTAACAAGAGTTCTGGATACTATAATGCACTCAGTCCAAAACCATATTGCGATTGGTGGTGGAGAGATGGATACTCTTGGAGGCTTAACTCGGGGCCTGATGGGATCTCAGGCTGGTGTTAACTTCGATAGATATCTTGAGGGTAAGAGTGGAGTCCAGGCTGGTATTGCGGCCGGTGGAGGAAGAGGTGCCGCTCAGGATGCGGTGATTGCTGCCGAAGGTGCATTCGCAAGAGTCCGAGCAGCGGCAGGGAAAATAGACGGTAGGATGGCGGGAATAGCCACTCTAGGGCTTGGGGCAGGAGCAGCTATACTAGGCATGGCCGGGGCAGACGGGTATGACTCAGAGCCCCTAATGGCTCCTGGTGACATGCCAAGTTCTTATGTGCAGAAGGAGATTAGCTCCTTTAACCTCCTTGATAATTCCTCTGCACGAGAGCAAGGTTCCCCTATGTCCGACCCCTATGATATGATGAACACACCTATTAATACTGGCACCGCCTACATGAATAGACCAAATGGGTATAATATTCGTGGAGAAATTGGTAGTATGGGTGGAGTCGGTCAAGTAGGGGGTTATGTTAATAATCTAACTCGTGGTTTCGGACGAGGCTCTATTATGGTAAATGATACCAGACGACCGATAACCAGTTCCTACGTAGATCGAATGGCAGGAGAATACTAAATTGATTTCTGATCTTGCGAGCCCCCTTACCGCACCTGACATTGATCTCGTTCAAAGAAAAGAGATCTTTGTTATAAATGATATTGCCTTAGTGGTTCCTCCCACTTCTATCTCTGTGCAGAAGGAGGATATGACTTACACCTGGCGCACGCTGCGTACCAGAACAAGTACGAAGGTTCCTACCGGGCATGGTAATATAAATGTCGGGCTTTCTTTGGTCTTCTTAGAAGATCGTATGTTCGACCTTCATCGTTTAATCGTCCAGTTACGCTCAAGCCCTTTCTGTTATGTTGAGAATCGTTATCTACGGGAAACTATTATCCCTGAGTTTAACCTCTATCAGGCTATGGCCTTCTGTGTAGATGCTATCCAGATATCTCCTTTACCGGGAACCTCTGATGCTTGGTTGTGTCAGCTCTCTTTGAGTTGGTTCAACTATCTCCCCTATACTGCTAACTTTATGTTCAGAGAAGATTGGGAAACAGAGTGGCTTGATAGCGGGGGCACTGGCGGAGGCCAGGCTATTAAGCAGAGCATAGGCTGGAAGTGGAATAAAGAAACTGGTAAGCGAGAGTTCACTCCATCAACTACCTCTCGACGCGAAGCTGAAGGAACGAATGTAAAGGAGTGGAACCTTCAGCAAGAGGGGTATGCGGATAAGGCCAATCGCACTCTGTTCGACATGGAAGCCTTGCACCTGGGGCAAGAGTTTGACATGCTTCCCTTGCCGGGAAATATGGCTCCCTCTCAGATAGCTTTAGACCCTCGTAATAGCAGAATCTATGTGCGCTATATTAACTTACTCCAGAGGGATGCTCTTTGGGATAATTTTGAGATAGATATTGAGCGCTTGCTGACCGATGCGCAGATACCACTAGAAGGATTCTTCGGAGTTCACGAAGAGCCTGATGGGAGTAAGCAGACTTGGGGTCTGCATTCGGGACCTACCTCCTCGAATGAGGAGCACCGAAAGGCATGGTATGGAGTGATGAGAAAGGTTACAAGAGACATGCTTTCTTACAATGGCAAGATCTCTTTAGTCTTTCAGACCTACCAGACACTCGACATGCCTAATGAATGGAGCAAGGCTTTAGGTCGGCTCTCTGCTGTTGTCAGGAAGGAGTTTAACCCAGGCGCTAGCGAGACGAACCCGCTCTATCAAGGTGATTGGGTCACAATTCATAAGTATAGTAATAATATGACGCAGGCTATCAGGAAGCATCCTAAGAGGACGGGACTTACCAATCCTAATGGCTTCAGATCTCCTCTTGGGGCGCCAGATAGAAGATTCAGTATTAATGAACTACGGAACGGAGTCTCTTCACGGATATGTGAGAGAAGCCCCGAGAAAGATGTAGAGCTTGGGTACCCCCCCACGGGGAGGAACGAAGGCAGAGTTCACTGGGGAACGGACTTCGGGACCGGTAAACAAGAAGGTTGGAAAGTTTACGCCTGTCGGCCTGGGAGAGTCACTGGTGTGAACTACGGATCCGTGGATGCCAGCAAAGTCGTGTGGAAATCTTTCCGTGAAACGGATGGGAAAATCTCCCAGATAGAGGGCGGCAAACTGTATGAGGCATGGCTAAGGACCATGACTGACGCCCTCGGAGCTTCTTCTGTAGCGAAGAGCAAGAAGGTCGTGTCCCTTGCCGGTACTGCTCTCCAGCAGTACCAGAAGTTCGGGACTATAATCCAAGATGTGACTTATCCAGAGATCTACTATTTCACAGACTTAACGAGTGAAGGTGGAAACTGGATTCGAATAGAGCATAACACTGGAGGCGAGCCAGGTGTCGGGAGTTGTGATGGCGACATCTCGGTGTATATGCATCTTCGAGAAATATTCGTAAAGGTCGGAGATATCATAGGTGGCGCGGAGGGGAACCCAGGACATGATATCGATCAACCAATTGGCATTGTAGGGCAAACTTCTACCCTTAGTCCGAAGTATATAGATTGGTTCGTAAAGAATAAGACTCGTGGCGCCCAAAGGGGTGGGCCGGCCGCCGGCCGCCACGCAGACTGGGAGAAGGGAAAGTTCCAGCAGCTAAAACCTTTTGAGTATCAAGAGATTGTCTCTGAGTTGCGGCAGTCTGGGATTCCAGATCGTAAGAATAAAGGCGGATTCACACTCCCTATCCACCTCCACTTTGAGTACTGGGAGAAGGAAGGCAACGGTGCTCCGCTTGATCGATCTGTAGATCCTTATGTGTTCAAGGATTTCTCGAACACTCCAATGGTCAAGGAAGGCTATGTAATGGTTGACCCAGTTCCTTCCTTCGAGGCCGGGTCTCAGGGTATGGAGGGTAAGGAGAACTACGTCCTCTGGATAGACAATACAGCCGCTATTGCGAAGATCTCTGCCGCTATCGTAGCCAAGGAGATAAAGAAGGATAACGGAGAGAGCTATGAGGTAGATACGGCGAAGCTCGAAGATATGATAGAGAAGATGGAGGAGCTATCTAGTCAAGGATGGTACCATTACGAGGGGGCTATGAAGCTCCCTAACGTCTGGTATAAAACTTGGATTCTCAACTACCGACATGGAAACAAAGACGAGCTTAGAGACCCTAACGTTCTCCAGAACTTTTTTAATAGCACTGATAGTGCCTATACAGATCTGAGCACAGTTTTCACTGGGGTAAGTGGCGGGTTTACGAACATTGTTGCGCGCATTCCCATCCTCTCATATGAGTACCCGACTCTTCAGCATCTTGGTTCTATAGAGCCTCACTACACTTTTGAGTTTACCCTATTGGATGATCGGTTTGACGAAGAGGGCGGCAAGGGTCTCCACGGTATACCTTCTAGTGGCCAGCTCTTAGAGGGTATGAGAAGTATACTCCAGAGAAATGCCCGTAAATACAGGGAAGTCAAAGATAGTTGGAGCTTAGCTACAGATACTTTTATGACTAGGTTACTTGGTTCTTTCCGGGTGAGAGATGCCATCTTCAATAACACTACAACAGGTGTTGTCAATCAGGTAACTTTATTGAAGAGAACGATTATAGAACGCTCTGACAATGGGACTGTAGAAGGTAGCCCAGGGCTGTCCTATCTATCCTTCGAGATGAGCGAGACGAACCCCTATGATGAAGAAGAATTTGTTAATATCAACCCTGCATTCTTTGACGTAGAGACTGCGAGGAAGGAGGCTCTGCAGGCTCTCTATAAGCTAGATATCGCTGGAGAGTTCAAGGACAGTGTTCTGCCTATTCTTATCGGGAGTCTGGCGAACAGAAATATTCTAGATCCCAATAACGAGGAGGGGTATGGCCAGTTTAGCGTTGATAGCACTAGTGATTTAGCCTATGCCCTAGGAGGGAGCCAGAAAGTTATACTTTATCGGGGTGATGATCCCGAATTTAAAAAGGGTTTAGGCTTTCAGGACAGCTTCGTTATCCAAGATCCAGGCGGGGTCTACGAGAGGCTGCTGCGTAATGAGTTAGAAGGAGACTTCGATAAAAGTGTTACTATTAGAAATGGCTTGCTTCTCGTAAACGCTAATGAAGGAGACTACGGGGAGCCAGAGTTTTCGACCCCGTATATCGCTGAAGACTACGGAACTTTTGACGAGGGCGCCGTTTCAAACGAAACGAGGAAGCCTAGAGCTTCCTTCGATATCTCCCGGATATTAGAGTCTTCATCAGATCTCGCTCAGCTTTCTAAGTTGAACTTGCCTAAAATCGCTGACTATTGGCAGCTTCTAGATGCAGTGCTTAAGAGTGCAGAGATATCTCTGGCTGAGGAAAAAACTCTTGTCAGTCCCAGGAGTTCGCTCTCCTACCAGACGGGAGGACTTAGCAAGGAAAGGGTACAGGCAGAGCTTTATGATCTTCCGGTAACGCCCTCCATGTGGAGACTTTGGCAGTATTACCAGATAGCTGCAGGGGCAAAGTGGATCGTAACCGCGAACAAAGTTCCTAGTGCTGGCTGGAAAACTGATATTCTCCTAGGTCCCGTTGAAAAAATGTTCTTCGCTTCTGTTACGCAAGAGAATGAATTTGATGCGACTGGTGAGGCAGCTTTTACTGTATTGAAGAGTAACGCGGGTTGGCTTACTTGGAGCGAAGTAACGTCGGAGGCTCTTTCTCCTGAATTACTTAAGAAAGCTACTGATACACATCTTTCTTTTGGTACAGACATCTTAACCTTCGGTGGGATTGGCTTGGATAGCTTGGGCGTTGGTGCGACTCTTATTATCGATCAGGGTCGTGATGGTTGGGCTCAGGTAACTGGGGCGAAGAAAGCAGAGGATACCAAGTGGATGGGGACCTTTCTCCGAGGCGGCACTTTGGCAGCAGAAGAGAAGCTCACTGAGATATACCTTCGGCATATGTATCCTAGCAATGCCGTCTGGCTGACTGACCTCGCTAAATATTATGCGAAAGATACTCTTTTCTCTCCTATTGTTGCATTGATTAATGGGAATGAGGGGCCTCTCGCCTCGGTCCATGCCCAGCTGCAAGAGAACTTGCACAGCTGCGGGTATTGGAGCTTTGGTTTTTCAGACAGTGCGATAGGGAAAGCTTTCGGGGCTGGGTACCCCCGCTTTACTGTGCGCAAGGAGGATTTCAAAACAACTGCCGATGGCCTCCTCTACTACGATAATACTTCAGGAGAGAGAACTCCATCAGGAGTTTCGGGCATAAAAGATTATGACTCTAGCTTTATCTGGCCTGTCTCTGAAGATGTTGAAATAAAGAAGCTAAGAGAATTTAAAAGCGCCCTCGCACGTCTCGCCGATGACATACTCTCTGATCCAAAGATTCTAACTGCTTTAGGTTTACAGAGATATATAAACATATTGGCGTCTCAAAAGACTATCAAGGGTACAGAGTGTTATCCTGATTTACAACTTCCTGAGCATCCTTATTACGGCGATACGAAGGATGTCTCTCCAGATTTTTACTTCTGGAATATGTATGATGACGGACAGGCTTTTGCCCCAGAAGTTATCGAACGTATTCGGACTTCAGCCGATCACATTGTATCCAACTGTTATGAGTCACTTCGGGTGATGCAGGGCCGGAATGATAAGGCTAATGAAATGCCTTATACAAATACTAGTATCTCTGATCAACAGATTATTACTCCATTCAGATATAATGCTGAAGCTACTGACGGTAATAGTCCCAACCCATCCAATGTCGGGCCTACTGATATCCCTTGGTATGAAAATGATGCAGCAGCAGATGCTGTAGCGAAGTTCAATGGAACTATAAAAACTGCTGGGGAGAAAAGCATTAAGGATGCCAATCAGGTTAGCGCGACTCCTCGGAGAGCGTTAAAGGTGAACAAGGCGGAAATTTCTGCTATCAACCCACCCTCTGCTTCTATGTCGGTTACCGAGGGGCAGATAGATACTGGAGATAGCAAGAACTTTAAGGGTGGCTTGCATTACCCTATGCGAGTGACCCCCGAGAAGTACACAGAACTGAGGAACCACCTTCTCTCTTCGCGGCCGATGTTTGGTAACAAAGCAGCTTACTTAGGAAAGCAATTCGAAGAGAATGCCCCTGCTCCAGAGGTAGCTCAAGTTCGGGGAACAGCGCTCCAGACGCCCCTTCAGTACACGCATTTATTCGATGAATCTTCCCTAAAACAGCTTGCTTTCGACTCTAGTAGAGATATCGTTTCTCAGAAAGTAACTATGAGGAGAGCATTCCCGACCTTCAAGCTCTTCTTTATTGAAGAAGATGAAATCGAAGATCATCTTATCGCATATGATGATTTCCATTCTTATAATGCTGTGAAAGAATTCTCAGTAGTCCAAAGCCGCAAGATTGCGGCCGACGTAGCGATCATCACTCTACAGAACGTTTCGGGTACGCTAGATGCTACCCGCAGAGATGCTATTGCTGACGTTGACTACTTCACGAAGAAGCCTAAGAGCAAAGATAAGAACCAAAGCACCACCAGCGGAGAGGCCGTAGCCGAGGGCACTGATAATGAGCAGCCTTTCCAGGCTGTGCTCCTACGTCCTGGTATGAACATACAGCTTCGTAGCGGTTATAGTAACGACCCCAGAAATCTTCATGTAATGATTTCTGGTAGAGTAGTGGACATAACTTGGAATAAAGTCGGGGATATGGCCGAGATAATGGTCCAGGGATTTGGCGTTGAACTCCAGCAAGCCTACAAGGGCACAGAAGGGGATGGAACCATCTACTACACCACCCATCATCTGCTCGGAGCGATGATGCTACAGCCTGAACTAGTCCATTTTGGGAGGTGGGAACGTGGACAATTATTCCAAGAGGGAGAGTCTCAAGACTCTAGGTTGGACTTCTATGATTATTCTAGAGAAGGATTCATGGGAAGATTCTCTATGACGACAGCGATCACTTCTTGGCTAGCGGCGCATCCTATTATTACTATTGTAGGTATGCTCGGTCTCGGTGCTCTGAACCTATATACCCCGGGCGCAGGGAAGCTCACTGCTGGAGCAGCAAAACCCGGGTTTCTTTCTAGAGTCTTTAGCTCTTTAGCTAGAGTAGGAGAGAAGCCTACGGTCCTTAAGGCGACAGAATATGCCACGACAGGAGCTTTTAGAAAGATTCTTCCTGAAGCGATTGAAGCAGAGCTAAAGACAGCCGGTGGGTGGAAAGGACTAAGTGATGCTTCTAAAATCGCTGTGGTCAAACTGATATTGGGAAAGCAAAGAGAAGCCTACCGACTTCTGAAGTCAACTTCGAGCTGGACCCTAGCCCATAGCAAGGAGGCTACTCGTTTAAGAAAGATAACTCATGAAGCTATCGCAAAAGCAGAGACTATTGAAGATGTTCTGGCAGCAGGAGCCTCCCATGTGAGAGGCTTGAATTACACTCTCCTAAAGGGAGGTATGTTAGGGAACCCAGCCTACTCGCTACTCACTAGCCCTCTTGGCTTCTTGGGTTGGCACCAGGTGAAAACCATGAGTTCATTTGGAATAAGGTCTTATTTAGTCGGTACTGGAAAGGTCGCTGGAGGAGCATTACTAACCGGTTTAGTATTGGATGCTCTTGGGGTACCTATTCGAGCGGCTTATGACGCAACTGCCGGCAGAATCCAAAGATGGTTCTCGACTGCTCAAGTCTCTCTAATGATCAGCCCTCAAGATGACAACTTATTCTGTCCTCACCCTAAAGACTATATGGATATGTCAGAAAAGAGCTATACACAGGTATTTGAAGAGTGGCTTACAGTTAGTGCCGGAGATCTTGTTGCCGGCACTAACCAAGGTTATAAGTTCTCTAGGTGGCTTCACTTGGAGACGATCTTTGATAAGAGAGTCCTTCCTCAGTCTTGTCAGTATCAAATAGATACTTCTACTATCTGGGATATTTTCCATGAGATGTCTTTACGTCATCCTGGCTGGATCTATGGGGTACGGCCCTACGGCCATGCATTCAGGAATACGATGTTCTTCGGCGTTCCCAGTCAGCGCTATTGGTCAAAGCCTGCAAGTAATGAATTCATCCAGCGTGTTAACACCCTCAGCAGATTTCTTGCGAATGACGAAATAGATGAAACAGAATATGAATTGTTATACGGTGATAATATAGATGGGAAAACTATAGCCGAGTATAAAGAACAACTCACCTTCTCTGCTAGGCTTAAGCTTCAGACTCACTCTTCTGAATCCCCGCCAGTAGGGGTCGTCTATGGTCCGCAGACTAAAGCTGAAGCAGAGCTGAATCCCCCACCAGCCTACGACCCTAGAGTAGAGAAGGAAGTTCAAGCCCAATTAAAGGCGCGACTATCGGCCCCGGCCATCAAGGAGTACCTACGAGGTCTTGAGTTAAGGTTCGTCCCTTTCCGGAATCACCATATGGTGAGTAGTACTCGTGATCTCATTTGGAATGGGATAATGAGTAGTGAAAATGCAGCTTATAATGCTGTGTCTGTAACTTATTTTGATGAGACTTCAGGAGCGAGCAAGTCTTCAGAGACTACGACAGAGATATTCAAGGCTCATTCATTTATACCTGAGCATATGGTTCGAGTTCTACCCCTCCCGGTATATAGGAATTGTATTAGCTATCCAATGGCTATTAGATACGCCATGGGAACGCTAATGGATACAATGAAAGATATGTACCGGGGTGAGATTATTGTTACTGGGAACCCTAGACTGCGGCCCTATGATATCTGCATTCTTACTGATGACTATAACGATATGGTTGGTCCAATAGAAATAGAGCAGGTTGTTCATACTTTCTCTCATGAGACTGGGTTCATTACAGAAATTAAGCCTTCAGCAGTTGTCATAGCAAACGAGATTAGTTCGTGGCCTCTGATAGAGGCGGCTAAGCTTTGGACCTTAGCGGTAAGAGATATAGAAGCTAAGTACGCAATAGGGCCAGGTCAAACTGGCCTGATGGGAGATATTGCCAGTGTGTTGGCTTCGACTCTCAGTGAAGCTGATTCAAAAACTTTAGAGAAGAAATATCAAACTATGTATGGTGGTGAGATACCATTCATACAAGACCTGGCTGAAGATAAGGCTCTCTCTGAATCGCTAGAAGCTTGGGATAAAGATATCGCTCTTGCTGTTGCTGGAATGAGAACGGCGAGCGTTGGGATCCTTGGAGGTACTGCCGCTGCTGCGGCGCTGGTAGGAGCCGGAATAGCTGCGAGAGTGCCTGGTGGGAGGATCCTAGGTTCAATTGGTCTTCTTGGCGCGGTACCTCTCGCCCTCACTGCCGGAGCTTTACACATTGCCCTGCAGACTCCTCCGAGCTTGAAGATGCTCATAGGTGGGACTGTACTCTTCGCCCAGATGGCAAGAGAAGAATCTATTATTCTTGTTCCTTTGATGAAGAATGGGCAGCCCATTGTCTCTGGATTGAATATCCAAGATCCTTCTATGATGTGGACCCACTTCAAGGGGAACTTGAGGCGTATGGTGTCAGACATAACTGAGGGCACAGAAGATCTAATGAGAGTCTGGGATGAGCACAAGACCGGCGCGTGGGATAAGATATGGGAAGCATATGATGACTCTGGTAAGATGGATCCTAAGACAAGAGTAGTTAACACTAATCTCACAGGAGAGGAATAATGCCAGCGCCAGCAAGTAAGCTCCAGAACAGACTTCATCATATTCAGGTAGAGGGGGTTCGAGCAGATCCTTTGGCAAGGAATATGGTGCGCGGTCTAATCATGGAAGTCTATGATAGAGCTACCAGAGAGGCTGGGGTGCCAGAGGAGATAGCAGCTACCCTCGTGCAGACTCCAGGTACCGTTATGGCAAAAGTTCTTTTACTAGGAGGGGGAGAGGTCTACGTGCCCCTTGCCATCTCAGCTGATGAGCGGCATCTGCTATACGGTAACAACAAAAACATGATTGGAAGACCAGTAGAAATAGAGTATAAAGGAAAGAAGATCAGTCGCGGACTAGCCCATATCAGAGCAGATGCTCTTAACCTTGGGGTGCGAGAAGATCAAATCCTAAATCCTTTTGATATCAGTGGAACGATACTATAATGGTTAGACCTTCAAAGTCTTTAAGACTCAACTATTGGCAGCTTACACCTGAGTTTGGTGCATGTATCGGCGTACTCGGAGGCCCCAACGAAGTCCTTCTACAGGCTTCTCAAAAGGCTTTCATTAGTGTAAAAGAAGATGTTGTTAGTATCTCCGGGGGATTCCCGAGTAAGATTAACATTCAGGGTATGTCGGATTCGTTCAGGTACGCGGGGATGCTGCAGGATCTGCCCTTCCCTCTTACTCTTATCCCTAGCACCCTAGCTACTCCGTTACCAAAGCAACTTTTCGTACCTCCTTTCATGGGGTTGCTACCTCAACTTTCTCAACTAGGCGCAATCGCTAGTATTATCTTATAGGATATATATGCCAGTAAAAGATATAGATATATATTGGAGCACGGAAGGAGACTTCGTTCTGGGGAATAAAGGAGATTTCAAGAGTACGGTCGATGTTCAGTCCAGAACGATGATACAGAAAGTGCTTAAAAGGCTTATGAGTTCGCCTGGAGACTGGGCTGTTGCCCCTGAGATAGGCGTGCACTGGGAGCGGATTCTAGGAAAACCAAATAAATCAGAGACTGGTAGGCTACTTGAGATAATGATAAGCTCTGAGCTGACGAGAGGAGGCTTCCTCTCAAGTTCTGAATTCACTGTAAGAGTTTTCCCTGCGAGTCTTAATCAGTTAGGGGTTTTATTAAACATAACCCCTAGAGATGTTCGGGGTGAAACAACCCTAACTTTTGTTTATGACATGAGAGATAACAGAATCATCCCTAGGACTGTATAATGGCCACTGCACCAGAACTTAAAAACCCCTTGGAACTGATTAAAGACTGGCGCGCTCGCATTGGGTCAAGAACAGGTATAACTAACTTCTCGTCAGATTCTTCGATGAGATCCCTTATGGACGTTCTTGCTAAAGAGGTGTCCTCTCTCAGGGAGAGCCAGATTAATAGCTTCTATTCTGGGCAACTTTCTAGAGCGCGAGGAGCGGATTTAGACAAAATCGGGCAGGATATGAATCTGCCCAGACTCCAATCTACCTTCGCCAGCTCAAATGCCAGGGAGCAGAATGGTGCTTTCTACGTGGATAGCGGTACTTTCGGAGACCTTAATGCTGCAGCGGATATCGTCATCCCCGCTGGGGCTACGGTTTATTCTGATGAAAGGCAGAACGAGCTTGGGGCTAGAATTGAATACGTTACTACCTCTCAGGTAACCCTACCTGCTGGAGATGCGGTCGGTTATGTTTCAACTAAAGCTGCAGGGGCTGGTCAGAACTTTAACGTTGGCGCAGGTGTTCTGAGGAACCATGATTTTGCTGACTACGCCTTAGCTAGTGCTGGCGGCCTCAAGTTCACTAACTTCTTTGCAATTCTAAATGCACGCTCTCAGGAAGACGATACCTCTTATCGATTCCGACTAACGAAATACTACGATAAGCTAGTGTCCAGGAACGATACGAAGGTCCTCGTTAATGCACTCCAAATTCCTGGTGTTATCAATTTGAAGATGATCCCAGGGTATTATGGTATAGGTACTACAGGGGTCGTTGTTCTAGGGGCCGATTATGAGTCCTCTGATTCCCTAGTCTCCTCTGTACAAACTCAATTGAATAGCTTGTCTATCCCAGGACTAAACTTGGTAGCTGTTTCTGCGACCAAGGTTACAGTAGACCTTGAGTTACTAATAGGTACGACTCGAAACCTGACTACCGCCGGACAGAGACAGTTTGAAGTAGAAATTAGAAGAGTTGTCAAAGAGTTTCTCCGCAACATCCAGATTGGGGGTAGCCTAGATCTGTCAGAATTAGAAGTAGTTTTGAAAGAGAAAACGAACTCTGCTATTCGTATCGGAAGAAGAATAGGAGGCGTCCAAAAAGTCTTCAAAAAAGTTTATCTTCGTAGAAGCGCAGCGACATCTCTTTCCAGCGAGAGAGAGCAATTAATATCCTCAACATTATCTTTGGAAACAAGCGAGTTCCTTGATCTTGGCACCATAGACTTTTCCTACGAGTAAGGACCCACGATGAGCTTTCTTACTCAACGAATTGCCAATCGATTTCCCCATTGGTCGAAAGTCCGTAGAGACCCATCCTCTCTAGGGCAGCGAAGTGTTTCTACTTTTGCTGAGACCTTTGAGGCGATGTATGCCAATCAATATCGTTTTGACTGGGAGAACCACCTATGTAAACCTTGGCTAGGCTTGGGCTCTCTGCACGCCATCACCTTAGAGGAGGAAGACTTCTTTCCCACAACGAGAAGTATCTCGGGTGGTATAACCTACACCTATCCCGATCTTGTGGGCGACGCCATCTCGCTGTCTCAGGTAGACACCTTAGAAGATATGATCTATGGAATGCCAACGAGAATGGAAGCAGTAGAAGATGTCGAATCAACCTCTTATCTTGTTTGGGATAGTGATTCGCCGACAGTGTTCAATTCCATTCCAGATGCACAGGCTCTGTATGTGCTGATTACCGATTCTGATGAATGGCTCAAGAAGACTGAGAGCCGGAATCCTCTGTTCGGAGAAGTAGCTTTTATACGAATAACTGGCGTAGATATTAACGATATCATCCAGTCAGAAGTTCTGTCTCCTAAAGATGATGGCCTTTATCGTGGTAGCTGTTTCTTTAAAGAAGTGACCGCTGTGGAGACAGAAGGCTGGACAGGTAGGACGAGAGTATACTGGAGCAGCGCCAACCAGAGCACACACACAGACCCCTATAAGGTCGTGGTCTTTGAGGACTTTGAGGCTCCTCTGAAGTATCAGATGTCACTTAATACGGTAGATGGCACTGAGTATTCTTTCCTGTCTATCATCGGGCAGCGATTTAATAATGGGGTTGACTACCGCCGTCCCAATGTCGAAGATATGGAAAGTGAGGAAGAGCTGACAAAGCTTGTTCTTCTCGATGATGCCGGCGCTGAATACTCCTACGTAGATTTTTGTCTGTCATCATTCAATAGCTTCTTATATGTCTTAGATGATACTGGGAAGGTGCACGTTTATGATGTAAGCCTCCCGAACTTTACTGTTTCTCAATTAAGCACCTCATTATCTGCAGATCCTTACATGAGGGTAGATCCTTTAAATCCCTACCCTGTCTTTGGTGATACTGAGAAGTTATTCACTTCTTTATTCCGGCCTAGATGGCCAGTAAACTATGTCATCATCAAAAGAGTAAGCCCTACGGGTGTAACACGGTACCTCCAATCCGATAAGACTTGGGGAGTAGGATCTGCTCAGCTCACGAGTGGCTTAGTGCAAGACCCTCTGCTCTGGCAAGAGATTACATTCGAATCCGAATATGACGAGATGGGGCAGTGGGAGTACTGGGTTACATGCGCGACGGAGCATGATTCTACCGTGAACTATACAGCGGTGATAGCAGGCTCTCTTACCGCTTCTATATCCTTAGCTTCTGGGGTAGCCAGTCCGCTGTCCCTCTCTATAGACAGGAAGGATCAACTACAGATTGGCGATGGTTCTGATGTCTACAGATTCTCTCTTCACAAAGATTGCTGGATACCAAGAGACGAAACGAATCAGATAGTTCTCCGCGAAGAATACTCCTCCATAGAGGTAACTTATTAATGGCTACCTATACTTCAAGTAAAGTTCTTCTGCCTACGGGCTTCGATGAGATTGGACTTAAATTATCTCTACAAAGATTCGAGGCTGAGGCTTTAGATGATTACCGCCGTAGACTCTTGCTTGAAACGGCTCAGCCTGCGGGCAGTTCGTTCAGTCGATTCTCTGCTTCTGTCTCTAGAAAGGTGGGGCTCTTTGATACTCCAGTGATTCGACTTGATATCGTTCTTGATGGCGATGGAGAACCCCTAGCTGCTGATCCAGTCATTGTCATTACTGCTTCGAAGCTCTATGCCTATCAAGATTACTCCGCTGGTACTGTTGAGATAGAGCTGCTACTTACCGACAGGGATGGAGAGTGGTTCATTCAGGATGTTGTTGATGCTTTCAGTGGAAGCACTTATTTTACCTGCACGCTTTTAGACAGCGCCTTTGCCTATAAGTTGTCCCAGCAGTTAGCTGCTGGTTCTAATATCAAGTTCAAGGAAGTCTATCGTCTATCGCCCCGCGAGGTTCATGACTTTAACGTTCAAAATCTAAGAGAAGTTCTTTTCTCAGACCCTTTACTTTTCAAAACTGAGGTGGCGACCCCTGGAGACATCGAAGAGTATGGGGATTACTACCTCGATAGGCTTCAAGGAGCAGTCCAGGCTTATAGCTCCATGGGCGGCGGAGCGGTTGCTGAGTATGTAGAGTTCCCTTTTGAAGTTCGGTACCAGTCTGTTCGAAGCTATGAATTCAAAGATGAAGATGTAAACCATATTATTTATGATAATCTTTTATCAACTGACGGCTCTGAAAGTAGATTGCTTCTGAACTCTGTCGGGGCGAAAATGGTTAATGAGATTCTTGCGGTACATCCGTTAGAGTGGGGAGAATAGATGTCTCTAGTAGAATTACCAGTAGAATGTTTTGTGAAGGAGACAGATAGCTACCAACCTCTGACTGGGGTTTTTGCTACAGAGGAGTCTATTCCTGGATGGAGATGGGATAGAAGAATCTTGCCCAGCGAGACGAAGGTAGACACAAGATATAATACTTTTCTCGGTGGCCATTCGGCGGGACTAAGAGACGGAACTAAGCTGAGTGATTGGCAAAGTGGGACTCTGAGCGGTTGTGGATATGAGCAGATTCTTCTGCAGCAGAAGAACGATAGCCTTCAGTGGGTGCCTCAGGTCTCTACTGGGGAGTACGCCGTCCGGTGGGATAAGCGCCCGCTCTTCTCGGATCAGTCTGTGAGCTTTAATCTTAGTACAGATGTCACTATGGATGATCGCTATATTGCTCAGCTTCAAAGTGAAGAGTACCAAACAGCTTTAACAGGATCCCTATTTGTAGCTATCTGGAGACGCTTAGAAGATTTCTCTATTATGACTGCGATTCCATTCCAGTATGTAGATGAGTTTACTCCACTTCCCGAGTATACAACGACTGTTGATGATGATGGGAGCGTAATCTGGGCGCAAGTTTCAGATGTCCACAATGAATATCTTGTAGATGAGGACCGATTAGTTCTTTTTAATAATCTTAAAACTATTGAAGTTGCAACTGGAGATCGGTATGAAGATTATATCGTTGACAGCTGGGAATCGAAGGGTCCGGGTAGTGCCGATGGTAGAACTCTATTTGCTAATTACTTCCCCTTTGACTTTAATAGCCTAAGGGTAGCTTCTGTAGATAGCTTTGGGAACCACATTCTATGGGAAGAGGTTTCGAGTTTTAGGAACTCTAGCGCCACAGACTATCATTATACGGCAAATTATGATCTTGGGACTATAGAGATGGGAGGCTTCCAGGCTCCTAATCTTAAACTCAAGACAGCTATTAATGCCTTCGCAGATGAAATTGAAGTGTTCGTGGAGCCAGATATCTTCGACGACTATCTAGACCAAGGGGTTCTTAGAATAGGGAGTGAAAAGATCTTCTACGCAGAGAAGACTTATACTGGATTCCGTAATCTAACTCGCGGGTATGACTTTACCTCAGCTGCAGCCCATTTGGTAGGAGCTAACGTCCGAGATACTCAGCATGGTGCCGGTACTACAGACGAATTGTATATTTCTTATCGTGCTGTCCCGAGAGTTGACGTAGAGAGTTCTCTCCACACCCGTCGTACTGCGAATAAAACTGGATGGCTGAACATAGTTTCTTCTGCAAATGCTGAGACTAATAATATCCTCCAGATATTATCAGCAAACATTAACTTAGCTGAGCTTGTTCTGGAGATTGACCGGCCAATTTTAGGAGGCAACATTTACGGCCCCGTTTATTATGGGACTGATACCGCTCGTTTGACTGCTCGTGGCCTTGATGCAAATGGGAATCCAGTTGAAGATGTTGATATTACCGTTGAGATTATGAGTGGGGTTGGCTATTTAGATGGCACAAGTGAAGAGGTAACCAAGAGCAGCAACTCTCTCGGTGAGACTTATACAGCTTTTCATGCCCCATATTCAGATGCTGAAGTAGCCTACAGAGTATCCTCTGTATCTCATGATGCTGGAGATACCTTAATGAGCGTCTCTGGTTTACCAAGAGGAGTTTCAGTTGAAGATATCTGGGTCTTCCAAGTTCTGAAGAGAGATCCTTTTAGAGGTACTGTTGGCAAACCAAGTACCGTTCTCTCTAGCGGTGCCAGCAGCGCACCCAATGGCGATTCATATCTAATTTTGGATGGTCGGATAGATGATAATCTTAGGGGCGGTAAAATATATGTTCTAACTACTACCGGTGTAAAGAGGAGTCATGTTATCGTTTATTCTGAGGTGTACACTGATCTAGTAACTGGGCATGTCAATACTAAATTGTATGTAGGGGGTCCTCTGGTCCCCGCTTACAATGACGGGCAGCCTTGCTGGGTGCTTACTGAGGAGGACATAGAATGGGATCCAATTGCTAAGAGAGGCCAGCGCGTTGTCGTCTATGAGTGGTCTGCTTCTGCTGCCCATCCTCTTACTGGCGATCCTGGTGCTTATACTCCTGTGCATCCGAACAGTATTAGTGCGGGGGTCTTAAGATTTACTGGAAGAGAATTCCCCTTACCCGATGCTAATGATGATGAAGTTGAACTAGGCGCTTATGTTATAATAGCTCCAGGTGAAACAAGAATCAGAGCTGTGGCCCAAGATCCTTTTACAAATCAAACTGTTACTTCTAATCAATTGAGAGTAAGAATAAGTCTTCCTCAATACCTACTGGGTGTTGATTCTAGTGGTGCTTTACCTGTACCATATGGTTTCAAGTTCGCGACTGAAGAGTTCAATGTTGGCGCAGGCATAGGCGGAGCAAACTTTCTTACTATCAATCCGAAAGCTTCGGGAATAAATCAATTTAGTATCACAGGATTAATCTAAGATGTCAGACTCACTACAGCCTGGAGTTAAAGTAGCTCCGATATTTGTTGATGGAGAAGCTTCCCCGGCGGCTAAGTTCACTGCTATTGGAGCACAGCTTTCACGAGCCACACGAAAACTAGAGGCAGCCGTTGGGGATATCCATGATGAGTCATATCCTTATAGCTCCCTTAATGATGCTCGACTGTCTGTAGAGTGGGGCCGGTCCAAGACAACTGATGCTGCACTTACTGGAACAGCTACTCGATCTTTAGATATTGCGAATCTTGCTAGGTTAATTGGCCCATCATCCAATTTGAATCCTAAGCTTCCGGCAGGCACTGTAACAGTAACGGAAGATATCCCGGCTGGTGTCCACGAATTCACTTTGCAGTTTCCCCCTTTAGCTCTCGTGAGTAGCACTGACGCTGCTGTTGTTATTGCTAATAGTCAGGTAGCCCCAACTACAGTCAGCGGCACAGGCGATTTCCATAGAAGCGGAAGCACTATCTATACTTTCGATGCCACCGCCGGTGATACCATTACCTATACACTTACCCCAAGTGTTTGGGGTAGTGGACCGAACTATACGGGAGGTACATTCAATGTTATCCCTGACCTGAACCAGCTTGAAGCTGGTGGTGATGGCTGTGTGGCAGTGCTTGATGGCGATGGCCGCTATAGCATTACCCTTCCACTCTGCACCCATCTATCTTCGAATATAGGCGGAACTGTTATTGCATTAACTGCAGCTGATCCCCTCTATAACGAGCAGCTTATTCTTCCTAGAGTTCTAGTAGACAACTATGTTTCCGATGAAGTGATTCCTGGTGGGTTCTTGTACCTTCGGAACTGGACTACTGGTGAGGTCTATGATGATGCTACTTATTACTATTCGGCTAACGATACTATTATCGTTGGGGGTATAGACCTTGATGATGCGATAGCGGACGGTGATCTCTTAGCCATTGTTACAGTAGGGACTGATATCACTACTACCTTAGATGATCTGCGCCAGAAATTTGCTTACCACAAGCATGACCGTAGCCGTGGGGAAATGGCAATTGAAGCTGAAGATATAGTAGGCTGGACAAAGGAGCCAGGCGCTAGTGGTATCTTCACAAAGAGTGTGATGCCTGGAAACTATGCCCCGCAGTATCTTCATAGAGATGGTTTCGAATCGAGTGAGGATGGTCTTAACGACAATAACATCATGAGAGGGGACCTCGGACTTGGAGCTGCGTTCTCTGATCCTGGTGATTTTACTGACACAACTAGTGGAAGGGTCTCTCAGTCCCTTCTATTCTTTGGAGGAACGGGAGGTGACACAGCTAGTATAAGAAGAGGTGCTACAGGGAACTTAGAAATAGAGGCCGGAGCTTCCAAATATATCGAGACTGAATCAACAGTTTCTTTGAAGGAAGGTCTGCGAGGAGATGATGGAGATTTAACTGCTGGGCTTTATACAGCGAAGCTGTTCGTCTATCCAATAAATAATGTAACATATGCTTCTGGTATAACTGTAGATCTAGATGCGTTAAATGCTACTTCAGGTCTAAGTTCAATCGCTACGATTTTACATGGCTTGCAAGTAATGATAAAATTGAGCACAGAAGATCGCTGGTATGGCGTGATCAACAATTCCCTTGTTGGAGCCCGCGATTGGGGATGGAGTTTTAATCAAGCGAATTGGACTTTATCCATTGTGCTCGGCGGTGGAGCAGATTGGGGTTCTGGACCAGACATAGATATCCGAATTATGGGCTGGTATGGAGTCTAATGTCTAAGATTACTCTAGAGCTATTAGCTAACTACGAAAACGGAGGGGATCCCTATGTCTGGGAAATCCCTCTGCATGTTCATGTGCATAATAGGATAGAGCAGTTTGTTTATTTCAATGAGATAAAAGACGGCGCAGCCCCTATCGCTTACCTTGAGAATCAAGCTTTAGACAGTCGGCGCAACTTGCATGTAGTTAACAGAAGCTATCAGATTCCTGGCAACGCCATCAACAAGATCTATCAATTGTCTAGCTGGGATAAGGTCTCATCCTCTTCTTATTCTTCTATGTATAAGAATATTCTTGCTACCCATAAGACTTATGTAGATGAGAATGGTAAGACTCAACCTCTGTTCTGGAAGCATGTCCTGCCTGCTGATACTACAGTAGCAAAGTTGCAAGTAATTAGTCTTGGCGAGCGACTGCCTGTTGAGTCGGGTTATTTATTCGAGGTCGCAGATGGGGCAATCTATACTAACTATCAGAACATATTTGATCAGGACACTGGCGCCTATAAGCTGTACTTTGTGCAGTCGAGCACTTCAGCAGGCGCCACCTCTCATGTTCTTTTAAACCCAGAGCCTACCGTTAGCGAAGGCACTTGGGAAGATATCGATCTAGATACTGGTGACTGGATAGAAGGTAAAGTCGTATTCTCTCGGTCTACTGGAACATCAGGGACAACGTTTTATTTTAGCGAAGCTCATACTTATTATATTAAGCCTTTTGAAACCTCACTTATTCAGCCTCGACTACCTAATGGTAGACTCCCCACTGACCCCTGGTATTTAAGATTCAGTGCCGGCGATTTAACTGCCTATGTAAACTCTTCGGCAAGAAGATACTCTGTTCCTGAATTCGAGCTGCAGAATTTCGCGCCCTCGAAGCCCTATATCTATTCACCTTATGAGCACATGAGCTACGTGAACGAGCGGGTGCTTGCGGCAAACAGAGGCTCATTAAAGATAGATCCAACGAATTCCTTACATATGGAACTGTTCATCTATGATGTTGAAGGTGTGCTTATTCGAGTACTTTCTACTAACACTGGCTTAGAAGCCACTCGTTATTCTACCACTGATGTATTCTATGAGACTGATAAGATTCTTTCTTGGGATGAGTACAGTGGAAAGGTCTCTCTAGGCATAAAGCTTCTACCGAGCTGGACTATCAAGGCGCGCTACTACTATGAAGCTGACGACTATCAGTATAGTGGTATTGATTTGAATCCTCTTTCTAATAAGTCTATACGCAACAAGACAGTTGTGTTCTATATCGTCCCGAATGTGGACGATGAGGACCATGCCATTCATCATCTTGTAGTAGACATGGCAGGTATGATTGTTGAGTGTAGTCAGGGTGCTGGCTATGTGCATCCCAACCTACAGCTTCTTACTCCAGTCGGCACTTACAACTCGAATACTGTCATAGGTAAGCCTTACATATCTGAGACAGGTGATGACAGCTTTGTGTCCCTCTATACAGCGGGAGCTGCGAATACCTACGGTTATTCCGTCCTCGCAGAAGTCTCATTCGTAGAAAAGAATTTCCCCGAGAATCAAATCGTCTATGATGTAAGGCGCCCCGGGGCCGTCATTAGTCCGTCTAGATTCGAAGATGTAATCCAAGCTAATCCTAAGATCCTACAGAGTCTTCTGGGGTATGGAGAGTTCGGAGAAGAGGTTCCTCGTAATGGCGTTGTTGTCTTGAAGCCGCCCCTGACTCTACTCTCCGACTACGGAGGGGAGCTAACAGAGGAAGGCGTGAAAGCTCTTATCACTCAACACCTGGACTCTGCTGTTTATCCTATTATTCAGTATCAATATCCTGTTAGTGAGTTGGACGTAGATTCTACTGTCGTTGAGGAGCTGACATTGACTTGGACCTGGGAAGGTCCGGATCAGACGTATGAGCTTTTGAGAAGAGAGAGTCCTGCTGGGCAGTGGGAGGTAATTGATACTCAAGTATCCCCCGCAAGAGGGGTTCTGACTTATAACGATGTTGGATTAACCGCTGATGCAGTATACTATTACACAGTAAGAATTACTGAGGATGGCATTACATTCCCAAATGGTAACAGCGTAGCAGCTAAGGTGAGAGCATGAGCATTCAGGATTTAGAATTTGAGATTGTATCTTCAGGCGATACTATTTATGACCCGCTTACGCTAGTTTCTAGTGTGGTGATGGAACTAAGAGTAACGAATATGGGAGACGAGGACTTAACTGATCTTGGCTTCTATCTCGTCCCCTCAACCGATATCGGAGATGTGGATAATCCCTCTGAGGTTCCTGCCGAAACAGATTTCCAGGATGTTCTTTCTTGGGGGCAGGCGGTCTTTCTTGGAGAGGAAGTCGCTGGTGGAATAAAGATAACCTGTGATCCTGACGGAAGCGGCGATGAAACCACCTACTTCACTCGTGCCGCTGGTGCCTCAGGCGCAACCAAGATCCCACTTTTAGATTTAGATAGTGGAGATAATGCTCTCTTCTCTCTTGAGTTAGAGACTCCCCCAGGCGTTCCTTCTCGCAGGCTCTACGTAGACTTAGTTTTGGAGTAAAGAATGTCTCTGAAATTAAAAGAAGCAACAGACTTTATTCTGAACGAGAGGAAGGCTGCCCGTAGACGGGCAGCGGATACCCCACACGTTGAGATAGAAGAGAAGAGGCTAGATAGCCTAGAGCAAAGAACCATTGAGCTGAAGAGCCTCCTAGAGGCTCAGAGATCTATTCGTGGCGGGGGGCTAATGACCTCTGCCAGTGAAGTGAACTTTATCAAGAATGCGAAATATCAGGCAGCCCTAATGGCTGACAAGACGAACACTCTGGGAGAGAGAATCCAGCACAATGTTCACGAAGGCTTTTCTATCATTGAGGGGATAGAGAGATCCCTTGCCTCTCTTGAATCAGATATAAAAGAGAGTGAGCTTGAGTTTAAGAACGGCTACACAAAGGTTCATTTTAATAGCTTCGTTCGACACATAGACATGGATGAGGATTTTGAAACCACCCCTGTCCGAAGGGATCCTAAAACAGACATCCCTTACATCTCTAGTAGTATCTGTGAGATTGTTCCTGGAGTAGGCGTTACCCTTCCTTTGCTTCACGAAGAATCTATAGCATTCATTGATGCAAGTTTAGTCTCAGAAGGTACGGACCGAGGGGATACAGAGAATCCCCTGATTCAAACAAGCCCAAGGAATGTGCTCTTACCTAATGGCTTGTTTAGATACTACATTGTGAAGAGAGAGTTCGATGAGACTTCGCGTCTATACAAGGCTGGAGATGTGACTTGTACTTTGCAACTTGAACTCTCTGGACTGCAGCTTATTAACACACTAGTTATAGAGCCAGTATCTAGTTCAAGTATCTTCCTGACTAATCTTAAATGTGTCTCTGATAATGGAACAGAGATAACTATTGAAATAGAGCCCCAAGAGTTAATAAAAAAGACCACTCTTCTTTTTGGCGCTATTCGAGCTAGGTATATAATCTTCACCTTTAAGCAGTATGCTCCGGTAGAGCGCACCCAAATCTCTATGGGTAATAGTTATGCAGAGAAATTCAACGAACTGTTAGAGTCATCTGGGCTCACCCCGACTCTTTCTGAAAGCAAAGAGCTTGTCTATGGGGCGGCTTATGACTTCTCTTTGAAATCCATTAAAGGCTTTTTCAGAGAATACAACTCCACAGGCGTCTTTACTTCAGGTCCCATTCGCGCGAAGAACCTGATTTCATTATCTTTAAATGAGAATACCGAGACTCCTAGCTATGTAGAAGATCAGTACCTGTATGGCAACACTATTGAAACGCCCTCTATAGAGAGATATGTTCACGCAGATGTGAAGACTCCTACAGGGCAGCTTTGTGTTACTGGGTTAATCCCGCTGAGAGATAGTTCGAACCTGCAGAATGAGTCTTTGCCTTTGTTCGGAAAGATATCTCGCCTAAAGTTTTTCCCAGATATATATAAGGACCTTTCTAAAGGGCGCTGTACAGCTACTTATAACGGGAGTCTTAATCTCTGGGTTGTTACTTGTGCAGATGGTATACCTGGATTGAGTTCCAAGACCACAGGAGTCCTTTATACTGACAGTGACCTTAGGTTCATTGGCGCAGATGGATCGGAGCTTGTAGCGGGTCCTGCCAATTATGTTAAGCTCACTGCAACATCTTTGTGGGTCGCGCCCTTCGGAACGGGGAATAGAGACAGAATTACATCAGTGTCTCTTCCTTATCTCTATGGCTTCTTTGTCTCTGAGCAAACTAATTCTATTGTTGTTTCTGATTCCGGGGCAGAGTTAGTTCTTGGTACAGATTATCAGCTCTCTTTTGATCGAGGTTCAACTTGGGTCTCGGTTCTGCCTTGGGGGGTAGCTACACTAGGCCAAGAGATGGCTGGTGATGTCTGGGTAAAGTTCCTTTCTCCTGACTATACTGAGCGCTACTCAGTGGAGTATCCTGTCTTGAAGAACCAATGGCTTGAGCAGACTAAGACTTTCAGGATGAAGAACTATCGGATTACGGTTGCGCCAGAAAAGAAACACAACATATGTTCTCTTAGAAGCGTCTACGTTATCCGAGCGTCGAGCGAAAGCACTTATTACACTCCGGTTATACAGAATTATTCTTTGAACCTGAGAGAGTTGAATGTCAATAAGTAACATAAAGGAACGTCTGAACGATATTGAGATCGCGGGCTTTAAAGCTATACTTCCTCAATATGCATTCCGTCGTCAGCTAGCCTCTACCGCTGAGGCCAGACAGCTGGCCGAGAGCGAAGCTATCGTTTGGATGGAGTCTCTTCTTGAGACCACGACTAGACCCCTGGAAGTGAAGAAGGGCGATGCTCTCTTTGCACAAGACCTGGCTGCGGACTACTCAAGATACTCTAGCCTGAGCACCTTGCTAAGGGCTAACTTCCAGGCGCTCGCTGATCTATATATTGAGTATGAGAACACTAAGAAGCTCAAACTTCTTGAACTGACCGCGAAATTGCGTAGAGTTCATCAAAAGAAATCTTCCTTGTCTCTAGGTAATGAGGAATATAGATACTCTTTAGTTGACTCTTTCCTCAATCAGGATTGGCTTCTTTCGAAGTTTCTTTCCGGGAAGGTCTGCTCGGTCTCTCCTGAGCAAGGCATAGTAACTCTTCCGGTTTTGTCTCAGACTAATATCCGCATCAAAGGTGTAGTAATAGCTAGTGGCTCAAATGGCCGAGCAGGAAACTCAGATACGGAAGTTGATGTCAATGTAAGCCAGTCCCTCAATATGCTTGATGGGTCGGATGATAGCTGGTTCGAGTATGAAAGACTTGATACGGGCCCATGTGAACTCGTATTAAATTTTGAGCTTGAGTCTTCTCAGATAGTAAACTCTATGCAGCTTCTTGGGGCGAACCTTTCTGGACTTTCAAGCTTTGAAATAAAGGATATACTTTTTTCTGATGTCGGATTGGATTCGATCAGTGTTAAAGATCTAGTTAATCAAGATCTCCCTCAGTCTTTTTGGACTTGTAATGGAATCTCTGCAGACGGGACATGGAATGTGGTCTTCCTTCCTGTAAGAGCCCGGACCATCTCCCTTAAGTTAAGCCAGAGGAGTTCAACTCAAATTGTTACCCTCTCCGCTGATAGCAGAGAGGTCACGCGAGATCGGTATGGTATTGGAATAAAGGAGATTAGAGTATTCCAAAACAAGTATGCGGGGAAGGGTGAGATAGGGAGTACTGCTCGGGAGTACCCGGCTGGGCTCTATACTGGAATAGCTGAAGCTGAAGTTCATCCACCTAGTCCAGACCTATACGATCTGAACTTTGAGTTTAGCTTGGATCGAGGAAGCAGTTGGTCTTCACGACAGAATATAGACAAAGAAAGGTCTAAGACCTTTCTGCTAGATGGCCTTGGTGGAGACTATACTTGGAGAGCGAGCCTTGAGAGACAAGATGATAGCTTCCAGCACCTTGAGACTATGTTCCAGAAAGAGAAGGCCACCAAAGTAATTGAGAGCTTAGCTAAGACTTTCTCCAGATTCAACTCCCCTATGAGTATTGCGCTTAAAGAAAAACCAGCTTTTGACAAAGTGTTTCTTCTTCAGCCTAAGATTGCTAGAAGAGGAGACCGGCTTTCAGCTACTCCTATCTCAAGAAACTTCGGGGTAACTTCTGCTATAGAGTCTCCAGTAGACTTCCTATCCATGGCAATAGATACAGAGTCATTCCATCTTTATATTAACGGTTCTGAGTACACCCAGACTGAAGACAATTCTACCATAGAGGCAGGTGAGTGGGCTTTCTCTGATGACTATAGGCAGATGCTTTTAGCCGAAGACCTCCCCATCAGTAGCCAGGTTAAGTTTGTTCTAGATCCAGAACTCATGTCTTTTAAAGAACGTTCCGATGGTTATTACCATCAGATGGAGTTCCTTTTTGATCCGGATAAGAAGAATATCAAGATTACGTTCCTCTCGAAGGACGTGAAGAAGTTGAATAAGCTTCTTCCTCGGGACAAAAGAATCATCCCCCTGGGAGTTTCCTTTATCGAAAGTGAAAGTGTTGTGTTGACTTCTTCTGATGGGACGGCTCTCGCTTCTGTAGCGAGTAAGGACCTAGTTCTATCTGCAACAGACTTTTATATCGACTGTATCAACGGGGTCCTTTACCTTGAGTCTGAATCAGCGAACGATCAGCATCGCATATCTCTTAGGCATCACACGCCAGTAGCTCTAAGCCCTGAAGACTACAGTGTTGTTTTTGAGAAGATGAAGCCTGTAGGTATCTTGATCCATCGCAATGCTTTTGAAGCAAAAGCCTATACCCAGACTACAGATAATGTTACAGAAAAGACCATGGACCTTATCTCTGGTTCATACTCTGAGCGAGACTCTTTGTTCACTGGAACTATTGACGCTTTAACTCTGAACCAATTTCCTATCATAGAAGGCAGCGTCTCTGTCGCTTCTGACTTCCTGGAGGACAGTTCTGTGCCAGAGGAAATTCCTTTTCTCGATGGCCACAGTGAGTTCCTTGGACTTATAGAGATGAAGAAGGAAACTACATCTGCTGCTGCTGCAGATGTCAATGATCTAGTCATATTCAACCTTGCTGCCGGAGCAACATGGTTCTCCGATTACCCTGTTGTATTTGATAACACAACCCTCTTCAGTACTCTTGTAGCCACCTTAGGAGATGTAACGACCACTGGTGAGTACTTCGTAAGTACCAGCGGAGAGGTAACTCTCTTCTGCGCGGCGGGGATACCAGCTTCTACTTATAGCTACTTTTATAGAGACCCTTCTTTTAATCCAGATAGAAAATTTTCTGTTGACTATAAGAAGGGGCGGGTGTATTCCTTTGCTGCTATCAATAGTAGTTCTTCTATTTCTTATAAGGTTGCGACTTATATCGCATCTTATGATATAGCTTCTCAGATTGATGACTTCACTTATGATAGCAAAACTAATACGGTTTCCGTCCGGACAGAGAATCTAAAAGATTTTAATAGTTCTATCAAAGTGTTCTGGGAGAAAATAGATAAAGCTCAGAATCTTGAACAACTAAGAGAGTTCTTCTCTCCTCTGTTAACTGCTATGAAGATAAGGTTTGCCTAAATGAAGATATCGAAAGAGTACAGAGACGCTATAAAAAGGCGGATAGTAGTAGATTTCATAAAGGACCAGCAACGCTCGCCTACCCCGTCTGAGTTATTAGAGCTTTTAAATACAGCTTATAAAAAGTATGAGGCTATAGATGAGGTCGGTTTCTGTGGGTTCGATTTAGAAAGACCGAGTTATAGTGACAGTAGTTCTGCTGCTTTAGAGATGCTCAATAAAGAGACTATGGCTAGAGACCAGGAAGTGCTTCAGGCGCGATTAAAGAGCCTGTCTTCTTCTATGGAAGAGTCATTTCGCTCTTTCATCTCATCTATAAATAGAAACTATAAGTATCTAACCAAGATTGAAAGTCGGGTAGATTCTTTATTACTACTTAACGGGCAGAGTGATATCTTCCTCAATGGGATAGAAGAGACTTTTGACAATCATCAACATGTAGATTATGAACTGACAGATGCTACAGTCGCTGACGGCTATGTTACGATTGGGCGTGGCGGTTATCGCCTAGCAGATCTAACTACCGCCAACCTAAAGCATATGGTTATTGCCCCTCAAGGTATTCTTTCTAAAAGGATTAGCTCTTCCATCGATAGCCTGATAGAGGATGATGGGAAGTTCTGGGAGTACATACTTTATACTGATTATGAGACAGGAAGAATCTCTCTCGTTCTTGAGATAGAGTTCCAAGAGCCTACGTATGTTTCTGATATCAGACTAGGTATCGCACCGTCTTCTGTCTCGAAACAAATGACGGCAAATTTTTTTGCATCTTTAGATGGGAAAGTATTTAACCTTATAGGTGATCCTGAGTTACCTATAACTCAACAGTCTTTTCTGTTGAATGTAGGGTTAGATGAAGTTAAGAAGCTTCAAATTCTCTTATCTAAGGATGCATTTGATACGAAGAGCGCTGATAATAAGCAGAATGTCTATACGTTCTCTTTAGATTCGCTTAAGCTGTATACAGACCCTTATAAGAACTTGGTCTCGACTGTTGTCTGCGGCCCTTATCCGGTAATAGACGCAGAAGATTCAGAAATCAATTTCACTAAAGCTAAGCTTTCTGCTTGTACTATAGAGCCAATCGGAACCTCTATAGATTTTTATTTATCAAATGACGGTGAGACCTGGACACATGCTTCTCACGATAATAGTTCTAGCAATCTAGTCTTGTTTGGAACTTCTGAAGTAGGCAACTCTATTGGCTATATAGACGGGGCAGTAACTGCTGGAGTCTTAGTCGAATCATCCGATGATGTTGAGGCGCTAGAGTTTGCTACAGAAGCACTTCTAAACGGCTATATTACTGGCTCGGCGGCAGCAGAGGTAGCAATTGAAACCATAGTCCTAAAGCGCAATATAAATACAGACTATGATTCTTCTACTGTGCTCTCAGCTGAACGAGGGTGGAAGCTTGATACTAAGACTAACCGATACAGTACTACTATTTACATCGACGCCCTAGAGGGGAGGTCAATAGATTTTGGTCCGAAACCGGTTCTTATAAATGGTAGAGAGTGCACCGGATTAATCAAGCTGAATCAGGGGTACTCTGTTGTTGAAGTTTCTGATGCTAGTTTCGGGATAGTTATTGGAGGGCTGACTACACTAGCAGAGCTGAAGACTGCGGACCCCCTCTATCCATACAATCATAAACTCCTTATCTCTGGGTATGATTACCCAGGTTCTTTCTCAGAGGATAGGGTATATCTTGGAGCTGACGAATTCTTCGCAACGAAGATGCGGTATATAGCTCCAGACTTTTTTGCTTTCATAGAGCCTACTGAAAAAAACTATTATGATGTTTTTACTCTGGAGGATGTAGATGGTACACTCTATTTCAAAGTAAAAGTAAATAAAACTGATGCCTCTTGGTCTGAAGAACTTTTCAGCATGACCTGGCTAAGACAAACTACTAATACAAATCAATTATGGGTTAAGGCGCTATTGTCTACGGACAGTGTACAAAACTCTCCTAAGTTAGAATCTTTTTCTGTTCAAGTGATATAGGTGATATAAATGGCTATTCTTTCCGAGCAACTTCAGACTCTTGTGCAACGGGTAGGCGCGAATGCAGGAAAGCTTCGTACAGAGACTGAACGTGCCGCCTTTGTATCTAATGTAAGAGCAGACTTATCTAATATCATCAGTATGTACAACGATATTATTACGCCTATTCTTTCTACTTTGCCTGAGGAAGTTCTAACTGCCGGGCTGAATGGCGCGCATCTACCTACTTACTATGAAGCTACAGCAGCAGATTCTGCAGCCTTTTACTCTTCCAGCTTAGGAAGAGCCCTAACCGTAAAGGAGAGTATAGACGTTTTAATATCAGAGATAAGTCGTATCGAGAATGAAATAGGTAGTATAGATGAGGCTGCAGTCTACGATGATTCGGCTTTAGTGTCTGCTGTTAATACTCTAGAGCAGGATATAACTCAGTTAACAGAAGATATTATGGGAGCAAACTATACCCTAGATGGCGATGGAAGTCCTAATCTAAGCTATCCTCTTTCTCAGATTGTTGATGCCCTCGGGGCTTTCTTTGCTGGTTACACTCCTACGGGGAACACTTATTCTGGATCTTATCCTGCTATTAGTTTCTCTGGAGGAACTCTTCAGGGGGCCTATACTGCTGGTACAACCGGAGCAGGGGACGTAGAGCTAGAGAATGCCAAGGGGCATATAGTAATAAAGGATGACCCCATTACCCCGATTGAAGTTTATCTAGAGTGGCAAGATGATGGAGCAGTTTCCTTAGGCGAGATCGGCGCAGATGGCATATATCTGAAGACTGACGCTGGAGCTTATAAGCTAACCAAGACTGCCGCAGCCCCAGCTGCAGCGGCGAATACTGGTGCGATCATTGTCATGGATGATGCTGTGACTAGTGATGCTGAGTTGCACTATCGGAATGACGAAGCGGCAGATGACCCTGCTCAGATAACTAGAGCTGGTCGAGTCAAAGAGCTTGAAATGGGATCTGAGTGGGTAACCCCAGTGGCAATGATCCAGACCTCTGCGCCTCCGACTCGTAATAATATTGTCTTAGGTGTAGCCCCTAACACTGATATGGAATATGCTGCTGTGCAGCTTCCTGATGCAGCCAACACCCTTCTCTACGTTACCACCTCCATGCCTGTCGATGAGGATGGATTAAATCCTGGTAGTGCTTTTATCCAAGTATTCTCTGCTCCGACTACGAACCCTGGGGCAGGACCGTATACGTACGAATTAGTGTTACATGCTAATGACACTGGAACGTCTCCTATTGTTGCAGCAGGAGGTACGCTTATACCTACGGTATGGTCTTCTCTTGGAATAAGCGCGTCTCCGGCAATAGCTATGCCGGCTAATCTTAATCGACTAGACGAGCATCATTGGACTCTTCCACTCTCTGACATGGCAGGGGTACTCCCCCTTAAGATTGAGCGGAATACGGCTTCCGGCGGGGACACCTACGTAGGAACAGTTTCTATTATTGGAATGAAAATTACTTGGTATCGCTAAGTGTACAATTATCTTCTGGGTAACCCTGAGGCTAATTGTCTTGTAGTTAAGAGAGGAGGAGGTCTGGGAGATTCTCTGATGTTAGAGTTCTCTATCGGCTTTCTCAGGCAGCAGTTTCCAGAGGCTAAGGTAACTGTAGCCTATGGTACGGAGAAAGAGGCCGCCTACTTCAGCGGGAGTCTTGCTGATTACCTGGACCCCAGAGATTTTGATAAAGTGGTTGACGTTAGCTCTTGCTCTGTGGCTTATGAGCGGCCGGGCTCCCTCATCAAGAACAGAATAGACATCTATAAGAATAGATTGTCGTGCCCTGGGATTCTTTATCCGCAGCTGAAGCAGAAAGAAACTGCTTGCCCCTCTGAATTTATCACTGTGCACTGTACTTCTGAAGATCCTAATCGCTCTTGGCCATTATCTAATGTGGTTAATCTTAGCAAGGTCTTTTCTGACGAGCGGTTCAAAGTTCTGGATACGGGGTACTCTCTTGAAGAGGCCGCGTATTTGATAAATAAATCTAAACTTTTTATTGGTGTCGATTCCCTGTTCATGCATATGGCTGGGATACTAGGGCGTCGCGCCATAGTACTCTTTGGACCTTCTGTTCCTTCTTCAAGGCTTGCATATTACCCTACCCATACACCTCTATATGATCCTTCCTGTCGGCATTGTTGGCATCAAGAATGCTTGCTAAAAAGAAGCTGTATGAATAGAATCCCTTTAGATACCGTTAGTGCTCAGCTTGAAAAGATTCTTGCTGAGATTTAATTATCTTAAGGAGTTTTTATGTCGGAGGGAAGTAAGTTATTAGAGCTGGAGATGGAGATGCTGGATATTACTCGCCGGCTGGATAGACTCTCGGGAGATTATTCTAATATGAGTTCTAGTCTCAAAACAATTCAAGATGATCTGGGCTTAGTGAAGGGAAATTTAAATAGATTCTTTGAACATGAGTGGCCGGCAGTAGACAAAGCTATTACTCAAACCAATAGACAGCTTGGAGATATGGCAGAAGCTGCTGTAGCTGAAAGAATAAAGGCCGCTGTTCATGCTGTTCAGCTAGTCTATGAGAGCAAAGAGCGGGAAAAGGAAAGTCTCTTCTTCAAGCAAGAGATTGCAAAAAATAAAGCCGAGATGGAAAGGCAAAAGAATACCATAATCAAAATTGCTTTGATTGCACTTGCCAGTGGTGGTGCGGGATCGGCAGTAATACAGGGGCTTAGCGCCTTATTAGGTGGATAAATGGCAGTTACTGATAGTCAATACGCTTCTCTTCTATCTCGACTTACGAAGATAGAACGTGTTATGAATGACCTAATCACTGCTCAAGGCAATCTCGTGTCAGCATTACAGGTCAATGAAGTATTCACTGTGCTTCAGCAAGAGATGGATTCACTTAGTTCTGATGTGGAGGCTCTAACTAGTCGAGTGGAGACCATCGAGAATGAGCCTTACGATGAGAATGGGTAGGGCGGAAAAAGAGAAGGGCGCCGTGAGGCGCCCTTTAGCTTAGTAGCTTAAAGGCTACTCTTCCGGATTCCTGATAAAGGAAACAGCTGCTGGAAGTTTTGGGTTGGAAGCTTTGTATCTCTTCTCTACTGAACTCAATAGGGTTGGATTAGCCACTCTGCTTGCTGTCTCTAAGCTCGTAATTCGAGATTCGAGTTTAGATATTACACTTCTGAGAGTTTTGTTTTCTGCGTGGAGAACTTCTATCTCGGTAAAGATAGCATCTATATCTGCATCATTAACTGCGGTAGACGGCATATTCGCCTTTGGCTCTGTAGTTAGGTAGGAATTCTACATAAGGCTCCCAGTCTGCGGACTCTATTCCAAAAGAGTTAGACTCATCAGTTGTTACGCTGATACCGGTTTTGGTGACATCTACTGCTACAACGTTGTTATGATCGAAGATTATATCGGCAATTTTCTCAGCTAAGAAATATTTTCTAGCTGGATGTATCTGCCAGATAGGAGAACCGTCTGGGGTCGCATCGAAGTCTACAACCTTAGAGGTTCTAGTTTTCATTTTATGAGCTGGGTTTGCAAAGCCTACCCGTACTTCATTGAAGAAGCGGGTATGCCGAAGCCACGTATACACAGCCTCTACGAGGTGCTCTTTAGTCTGGATTGATCCAGTATCTTTCTTCATCATATCTCGACCGCCTGGGATCAGGAATTTCTGACGCCGTTTGGGAGAAGGTAATGTCTTCTTTACTAAGGCCTGCTGATGCTGTATGCCGGAGTCTTTGGCTATGTCGTGTTTAGTCGCTTCCATAGTTCTTGTTGCTCTTGTCTTATGATGTGTTGAGGGTAGTGAGAGTACGTCATCATCTCTTCTCTGTTGTATCCTCTCTTGTACATTTCGAAGATATAACTGTTCCAGGATGACAAGCCTAGATTCTCTATGAGTAGTGTATCTACCTCAGAGTCTATCCACGGCTGTGTATACTCTTCTATATCCACCACAGGAACGTAGTCAACCTTAGAGTTGGTCTGGGTTATAAGATTCCTAATTTTATATCTATAAAGCGTTGCTACTACCTGTGCGCAGCACCTGGGGTTTAAAAATCCCATTTTAGCAATCCAGTATTTGGATCTAACTAATTCTATTAATAACACTTCTAGTTCTTCTTTCAGGGTGCCACCGGAGTTATCTATCTGTTTAAGCCAATACTCTATTAGCCCTCTTGGTTCTCCTGCGGGCTCAAGGCTCATCAGAAGGAACTGAGTTTGATGTCGAGGAAAAGGCTGAGCTATTTCTAGCTCAGCCTTCCACTCTTCTAGCCATGGGTCACAAAGGAAAAGCATGTAAGACAAATCTTTTGCTTTGTCTTCTTTTAGTTTTGTCCATTCTTCCTGCAGGTCTAAATAAGAACCGTTAAGAGGAATGATCTTCTTCGGATACTTCCTTTGTAAATATTGATGCATCGAAACTCTTGGTATCTCCCTTTTCTAATCTAGAAGCTACATAGAGATTGAACAATACGATCCAATCTCTATATGGCATAGTCACTAACATTTCTTCTCGATCATCTTTAGTAATTACTACTAAAGAACGGTCCTGTAAAGAAGTTTTAATATCATGCTTACCTTGACGTATTGCTTCTTTAATGTTGCAACGTATCTGGCGTTTGCATTCGATATGTATGTCCTCTAACAGGGGAGAGTAGACATCGGCGTTCTCAGAGCCACCGGCACGAGCTTGACCCAGCCCTCTTTTGAAGGGAATGTTTGTGTTTTCGGTTAATAGGTTGGCCACTTCTCTTTCGAAATTATGGCCTTTTAACCTTGCTCCTTTTCCTGGGGAAGCCATTAGAAGCCTTCTAGTTTAATCTTAGGCTTCTTCTGGTATTCGAGAATATCATCAATGATATTTAGTTCCTTCGCTTCCTTGGCGCTAAAGAATATTGAAGTCTGACCAGCAAAGTATTTTGCCCAATTGGTTTTATTCATCTTGGTTCGCTTACGAATTATCTCATTCATAGTATCAAGGCCCCAGTTGTAGCACTTAACATGAGAATCTAATTCGACTACAGAGCTTATCTGAGTTTCAGAGATAGGCTCGTGATAGAAGAGGCGGGCACTAGGGAATGCCACTCTAATGTCGCCAGCCTGCATCAGGAGGAATCCTCCTGAATAAGCCATACCTTGTACTACCGTGATGATAGGACAGTCTACGGCGCGCAAGGTGTCGTAGATAGCTAGGGTTTGGACTACATCTCCACCGGGGCTGTTTATCATAACCTTAATCGGTGCACTGTCCTCAGCTGCTAGATATTCTATCTGAGAACATATGGCAGACCCTAAGGTAGGTTCTATCTCTCCTCCGATAAGTATAGTTCTTGTATTTGCGCCGAAGCCGGCGAGAGAGTGAGGAGTCCAAGAGTTAGCAGCACTATCGTGCTCTTCGTCCTCTTCTTCGGATTCCTCCTTGATATAAAAATTGTTCATTGTATTCAGTATCATTCGTCGTCCTCATTTGTAAGTATAAACTTTTTAAGTTTCTCAGCTGTAAGCTTTTTTGCTTCTTTATATGAGATGACTTTATAGATTAGACCTTGTTTAATTGCTGCTGTGTATTTATCGTGATCTCTCACTTTACCTTTAAGAAACTCTCTCTGAGCTTGTTCGAATTGAACATTGCCTCTGTTGGTAAAGCTGTAGTGTTGCGCACCATGTAACTCTAAGACTATCCCAAGATCTTCTATATACCAATCGAACCTATGTAGGTTGGTATGATACTCAGGGCAAATATCTTTTACTGGCACTTCCTGAAAGCATTTGAGTCTTGAAAAGAAGGGGTCTTTTGTAAAGATAACTCTCACTTCGTTATGGAAGTTAGAGTTGCCTTCGATTATTTGGAATTGGTTTTTCCATTTAGTTCGAGGGGGCATTGGCTAACTTGAAGTCTCCAATTAGTAAGCACCCTCTATCTTTTAAAAATAGGTATAGGTCTTGCCATAACGCATCGTCTTCTATTTTCTTGAAGGCGCCTGGAGTATGTATATCAATTTCCTCTATGTAGGTTTTGTTGTGTCTTAGTTTGTGAGTAAAGCATACGTATTCATTGAAGCCACGCTTAACAGTAGCTAAGTGGATCCAGGGACCTCCGCTAAAGGTATTGGTGGGAAGTTCTTGGCGCACGTCAGTTACTAGTATGAAGTCTGTTCCGAACGAATTCATCTTTTCTTCCTGGGAAGCAATTTGTTTTAAAGGGACACCTATATGAACAAGGTGTTATAGGGTAGTGATAACCAGACTCTAACGCCTGAACAAGAGAGTTCACTGAACTCAACTGCTCACCAGTATAAGAAGTATCTGAAACTTCTAATATGGTTACCTCACCTTTGTCTGCTATATGCATGACAAGAGCGGTGACAGTCGGGCGGGCCCAATGTTTGACCCCTAACTGAGAGATCAACTGCATCTGCAAATGCAGAACAGGATCTGTCTCAGCTGAATGAAGGAGGCCATAGGGAGTGAAGAAAGGCAGAATCAATTCTTTGGTCTTCTTTCTTCTCATTAGACCTGAGATATGTAGGTCTATAGGGGTCTTGCTCACTTTCATTCTATGAGGAAGCGCGCCACTTACCGTGTAGAACTCTGTAGGGTCTAGTATTTTCCAGACCTTATTCAATGCGTAGGTACAGCATCTTAGTATCTCTTGGAGTTCAGTAGGAGTGTACTTCTCATCTATATTCTCTGCTACCCATATTCTTCTAAGAGCTTTCTGGAAGGTAATAGCAGGATTAGAAATCTCTTCTTTAATAGAGAAGGCCAACATGTATTCAACAGTTTTCCTTACTATAGATTGAACTAAAGTCTCTTCGACTAAGCCCCCATAATGAAAGAACTGAGAACATTTTACGAATGCCCTCAGTTCCTGTTCTGTTAAGACTGAACCTAAAGTAATAGGTTGCACTTTACCCCCAGGGGTTCTTCTTGGCTTTGACTTTCGTTTTCTCTTCAGCAAGGATTGTAGTGGCCACATGCTCATTAATGAATACCCTTTCAATGGGGTACTCTTTTTCTTGAGCTAGCTCTAGGTTCATATCTAGATATGGCTCTTCTCCTTTAATAGTTTTCTGTCTTACCTTGTAAGACAGAATGTTTCTACTCATGAGAACGCTTCTGAGTTTATCTCCCGAGAACTTGAGATGAGTTGGGCCAGTCTCAAGCCAATAAAATGTTTTATTTGCCCGGACCCATATACCCCAGATCTTAGAAGGAGGTTGACTGCCAATCATTTTTCACTCAGGATGATAAAGTCATCTGTTAAATTACTGTTAGAGATAGAGATAAATTCTGCTTCAAGATCGGCCAGAAGCCGATGAGGAGTTCCTCTTGGAATACACCAACCGACACCACAGCCTATCCTATACCTTGAGAATTTAGATTCAAGATACACTTCGAGTATAAGCACGCCTCTAGTCACTATCAACTGTAAATCAGTATCAGTATGCAATATTAATGGAGTCGTAGCCCCAGAAACAAACTTATTGAAAACGATATTGGTAGTGCCGGTGTTCTCAGCATAGAGAAGAGAGAACCCCTGGGGGCTCTCTTCGAAGATGGGAAGAATCTTACCAAGGAGGCGATGGCCTATAAAGTGAGTAGCCTTAACCCCAGGCGAACAAGAGGTGAGTGCGGACTCGTCTACTATATCGCTAGGATTAACCACCTCTATCCCCTCAATTAATAAAGAAGCATCATTGAAGATGTCCTGAGAAGGAGTAAGATTTAGCATAAGAACATGCCCTGACATATGAGACTACGATTACCAATTAGGGGTAACCGGTCGTTATCAGAGAAGAGAACAAAGGACTTGAAATCTGAAGTTGGCACACAGTCAGCAACTTTTCCGTCTCGCTCCAAGATATAGACATCTACTTCTCGCACTTCTATATAACCAGCGACCTTCTTCTTTACCAAGGTTCTAGTTGGACTAGCAACCCAGACTTGATCTCCAACATATACGGTTCTGCCAAGAAAATCTTCGCATACCCATTGAGAGGTAGTGAAAAATTCATGATCTGTATGACCATCACTCATGTTCGTACTCACATATGATTTCGACATCGCGAATTTGGACATCAACGAGGTGGTCTAAGTTGTTACATTCTAGGCGCACAAGATCTCTAGCAAGGCCCAAGGCCTCACCTTCAGATTCAGCTTCTATAGTTACATCTCTATAGCCTATTACCTTGACACTTATTTCAAAGGTTTTCATCGTCTTCCTCTAAAGTTAAATCGCTTTCTCTTAATATATTCTGTATGTGTTGAGGCGCGGGCGTGTGCTCAAGTCCGTAGAAGTCAACGGAAAGTTGACCATCTTTCTTTTGTAAAGTGGGGACATAGCTATCTGCCGAGTGAATAGAAGATAGAAGCGTATTGTCGTAATTGATACGCTCTCTTTCGTAGACCCTTCGGAGTTCTGTAGCTAGTAGTTTCTCAGCTTCCTCTTCTGTCTCTGCTTTGATAGAGATGCGTCTCTCGTCCTTCCTCCAGCATTCGAATGTGTATACGTTCATCCTTCAACTCCTTGGATCCAGTAGCCAAGTGCCATTAGGCGCGCTTGGTATCGCTCTTGGATTATCTTCTCTATGTTTAAGACCTTCTCTTCAGATAGAGTCTCGGGGGCATACGTTATGCCTTCTACATCTTCTCGGTAATCCCAGATACCACCTAGGGTATACTCTCCGTTATCATCTACCACTACCTCTAGAGCAAGCCCCAAGGGGTGTAAGAATAACCTGTTGAGTTCATGGAGGTAGCCTTCATTTCGGAACTCTTCGATATTAATATAATTTGGCATTTTATAAGCCTATCTTTATATCTCTGAGCATCGACCATAGTAGGGCTAGGCTAAAACCCGAGGCGACACCAACGAGAAAGCAAAGTGAGCCAATTAAAATATTAGTCATTAGAAATCTCTACGAAAAAAGTAGTATAGAGCATAGAAGCCCAGGCCTATGGAAACACTCCCGGCGCAACAGAGCCCTGCTAAAAATTCAAACATTTATTTTCTCCAACAGCCCTTGTATTAAAGGGGCTATAATAAGTTTACGTTGATGACGTGCTTGTTCAGGGGTCATCTCTTCTATCTCCTCTAAGGTAAAAGTGTTACTCAAAGAGAATTTATCTTTACCAAAGATGATCTTGCATGTGACTCGGATCTTATCTTTGTCTAGAGTCGGGTCAATATCTATCTGAGTAAAGGGGCTCATAAGATCCAAGAATTCAGATCTGTCCATTTTGTTTATCCTTATCCATCTTCTGGATCCTCTGGTAATGCTTCCGATCTGCGTCTGGCTAATTTTGCTATTTTTTGGAGTTGATAACTATGGGAAGCTAATCTCCCAATCGTATCTTCAATACTAGCCCTTCTGGGTTTGCTATCTTCCCACCACTGAATTTCTGCTTCTACCGAAAGCACTAGCAGATCTAGCTCGGCGGCTAGAGATGTAAGACCATCTCTATTGCCTCTTTGATACCTAGTCAGAACAGGATTCATAACGCTCTCCTAATTCCATTCGGCGAAGAATTTCCTCGTGTAAGTCAGAGAAAGATATACTGAGGTTATGGTTGCCCTCGAATGGGCAGTAGGTATTACAAGAGACTTGTTCTTCTAGGTAGTCTAGGAGTTCTGTATTAGTTAAATCTTTTGGGCTCATTGTGAGTGCTCTATTCGATAATGATCTTTACAGATATTGCAGATGTAATAATCACAACAATCATTAGAACAGCTTCCATTGTCTGTAGAATCAGGGTGTACCCAAATGCCAGGTTCACCTTTTGTATAGGGGCGCTCCTCTGTACAGATAAAGGCGCCACTTATTATGTCTAGGGTAGGAGTAATATCTGTTTCAGTGTTCATGTGGACCTTAAGAGGCTTGAATATTACTGCATCATCTGGAAGCTCCTGAGCAAGAACATAAGGTCCACTGTTGGTAAACCACCGTGCCACAGGTTCATAGCCTGTACCGTCATCATATTTTTTGACTATGTAGAACATATGTCTTGCTTTGCTGTAAGCCTGAGTGCCTTCGAGGTGGCGCCTTGGATCCCTCAACTCTGAAACCTCGCACTTCATTTCGTTAAATTGCATTATGGTATCTCCGGCAATTCTAAATACCAGCTAGGAGGAAATAGAGTGTACCCATCATCAGAAGATATATCTGAAGCATAAAGCCATTGCCCCTCTCCGTTGGCTTCTTCATCCTGTTGCCAAGAACGCCAGCCCACTATAGCTTCGTCAATTGCTCTTGATCGCGCAAATACCACTACCTCACCCTCTAGGGGCTCGGTTTCTGTTATTCGTTTCCACATGTAATTTCCAAATAAAAAGTGTCTGGGGGGAGATCTACGCAGCCTTCCCCTGCAGGGTATGTTATCCAACGACGCCCGGGAGGTGTGTCTGTCACGGCTAAACGATAAAAAGCTTTAGCTGTCTCAGAGTAGGCTATAGTGTTCAAAGGGAGAGAAAGCATGATGCTCTCCTCATAAGCACCATACCAATGTAAACTATTCTGATGAAAGGACATCAGCCGCCACCATTAGGAGCCGAGACATCATGGAAGTGGTAGACTACGTTAGAGAAGGAGTTCGGGCCAAGTAGCTGATCTAGAAGATCGGCGGCCGGGAGAATAGGGTGAACTAAACAATTATGAACTGCACACCAGAAGTACCATGTGAAGTCGCGCGAGTTACTCATAAAACACCATAACAAATAAAGAATCCACACCAAGAAAAACATCTATAATGTGAATGTGATTTAGGAAGAATCTTAGAAACATATTGAGGATAGAGAGATAAAGGCATCTCATGATCGTGGCCCCAACCACCAACTACAGCCCAACCTTTTGTGGGGTTGCCTATACCGCAAGAGGCTTCCCATGCACCGCCCTTGTTAGGGCCAAAGGCGTAGAGGAGTCTGTAATCACTTAACATGGTTGCACTTCTTTTTCTAAATATATTTTCATAATATCAAGCAATTGGTTATAGTCCATTTCTGGAATAGCTTGTAGTTCTTTTACGAAGAACTGTTCATCACAGAAATCGCTAGAGAGATATTCGCTAATCACTTCGACTTCTTTAGGAGTTAGCATCTCTCTGAAATAGGAGACTACAATCACTTTCCTTGCGGTATCAAGACCAGGAACGACTACTCTAATTTTTGTTTTTGTAACTGTAATAGTATCTACGGAGTATGGGTAACTCATATTAATCCTTGTTCTTTATAGAATCTTTCAACTACTTCTATTTGCGCTTTGCAATCTGCTAAGGGATTATGCAGATTGGGATTCCTCGGGAAAGTTTTATCCTTTAAGAATTCTCTGATAGTTCGAATATCGCGCCATTCGCGGAATTTCCACGGAGGGGCTATGGAGAACTCTCTGTAAAGCCCGGTCATGATTGTCTCATCGAAGTTAGGTGAGTTCCCCCACCATATAGCTTGTTCCCAGCTTAGTCCAGAAGATGAACTGGCCATCCACTTTAGTTCCTTAAGAGCGGTCAAAGTTGGAAGACGCTCTTGGGGGTGCACCCAATGGGCTGCAGCTTCTGGCTTCTGAGTCATCCACCAGCGGATAGTATCAAAGTCCGCCTTCCGTTCTCGCTGATCCTCAGGGTCAAGTATCCATAGCATTTCCCATTGGGTTTCTTTTCCTGGTTTGAAGGCTACTACAGCAACAGAGACAACAGGGGCATTTGGCAACTGACCTAGTGTTTCTATATCTAACATAAAATGTTGTGTTGTCATATTATTGGTTCTTCTATTTTTATATGTTTTGTGTAATCAGGATGTTCGCTAAGCTTGTAATATCTTCTTGCATTTCTGAGTGGTTCTGTTGTGTACCAGAGTTCTCCTGCGCCGCCGCCCCTAATCACATGGAGGATCATCTTGAAAGAATGAAAGCCCGCAACATTGTGTGTAGTAGCGAATGTGTCCTCACAGAGGATCCAGTAGTAGCCGGGAGATGTTGGTGGTCCTTCAATCCATTCTGAATTTTGCAATGAATTCCTCTTGTTCTCTTCTGTTAGAGATTTGACTAGCAGCGGCGCTCTCTACACAGTATTCCTCAGGAAAGGAGAGCATCAGCTTTAATGCGCTGTACTCACGGGCACTTAACACCACCCTATTCAATTGATAATCTCTAAATGCTTCCATAGATATAGGAAAGAGTTGGTTTAGTATCTGCTGAATAGCCTCAGCATAGACACGAATCTCTTGCTGAGCATGGCTATCAAGGCGCTGCTTTAGGAGCAACATCCAATCACCAAGATTAGCTGTTACAACGCCTTCTGTGTACTGGCCCTGAGGGAGTACGGTGCGCGCCTGCTCTCTACAGACACCAAGCCCAAGAAGCTCCTGATAATCAAGTTGGGCGCGATGATTAGAAGATTCAACAGCAATGAAGGCGTCCTCTTCGGCAGCTTCACTCAATTTGCCAGAGCCAACCTGTTTGTTGCCAGAACCCTGCCCACGAATATCATCAGGAAGGATAGGCTGCCACTTCTCATCAGGCATAACTGAGTAACGACCACTCATCATATTCCAGGAAAATCTATCGTGCCTAATGAATTGTGCATGTACGAACAAGGGAAGTCTCAAATGAAACTTAACCTGAGCCATACTGAAGGGACTATAGTGTTCGTGGCGCATGAGGAATCTAATGAGATCGCGATCTTCAGACACCTTACGAGTACCCTTAGCATAGCTAACTCTTGCTGCCTGGCTAATTGATTCGTCAGTGCCCATAAAATCAATTATCTGGACGAATCCTGAGTTTAAAACTTCTACTTTTCTATTCCACTCGGATGTGTTTCCAAGTTCTTTCATATTTTATATCTCCTATACTGCTGATACTGATGTTATATTTGCGAGCCAATTCGGCAGAGCCACTACCATTTTGCAGGGCTTTTTTGATCTCATAAGCTATTTCATTAGTGATCTTATGATTATGATGTTGTTCTCCAGATGGAGTGCCTATTTCTAAAGGGATGCCCCCGGTAATATCAGAGAAACTACGACCTCTAGCAATATCGCAAATAGTTGTTCTTGATACTTTATATTCCTTAGCAATATTTAACTCTCTTTCTCCAGCTTGAAGACGAGCATAGATAATGACAGCTTGCTCAGCGCTCAGATATGCACGCTTTTCTCTAGCTTGTAAGAGACCATTTTTGATACTTGTTCGATGCTCTATAGATAGTTTTCTACCTTTAAGTCTTTCAGACTGGGCCACTCTTTGTTCCTCGGTCCATGACCTTCCAGGGCAGTCGGCGCCGGCTCCATTAATGTTATAACCAATTTTAGGATTCATAGTATCTAGGCGGGAGATCCACTCATGCTCTCTGAACCTCAAGATTTGGAAATCTTCTACCACTTCTAGAATCGAAAAACTAAAAGACCCACATCCATATTTATTCCATGCTCTTTGTAAGTGTGGATTCTGATGTGTTCCTTTTTTCAAATACCCTAAGTGGTCAGACCACCTTTTTGCAAGAGCGATAGTTGAACCGACATAAAGTTTTTGGTTGATATTACATTTGATAAGATAAATACATTGCATAGTCTACACCTTTGGATACTTTGGCAGTATACTCTAGTGCTTTTTGACTTGCAATACAAATCCATCGTTAAGAACTGGGATTGGTTTCTCAAGTTCGTCTATATCTATTTGCATTTGTTCTATCACTTTGTTTAAGTCCAAACCTTTGTAAATACCAATAGGCTGGGGTAGTTCACTTTCCATGTTGTTTCACTGCTGAGGGAGGCCAAGGTAGATTATTCGTGGCAGCAAAGACCTTGAGCTTCTCTACGTGACGATAGACCTTAGTTGTGCCTGCGGCCATCACTTGTAAATAATGTGTGCGTGTGCGCTCGGTTTGTCGTTCTTCATAGATGTCCCAGACATTACGCCCGTTATACTTGATACGAAGTAAGCGCGCGTTCTCTCTACTGCAATTAAGAATCTGAGATAGTTCTTCATTCGTGTATTGGCTCATCAAGCCAATGTAGTTTTGTTCATTCATCTTCTTTCTCTATGTTGAAAGTTATATCTATTGTCTTGATCGGGGACAGTCGAATTGAGATTGGTACAACGCTACCCATTTGATAGATGTTTTGTATTTCATACTGAGTAGTTTTCGGCCCCGCTGAAGGAGCATCTATTTGTGGGTTAACCCAATCTACAGTCTCTATATCGTTATCCAGGTCAGATATTTTAAAGGAAGGTATTGACACTGGTTCGATACTAAGTTGTTCTACTTTGGATGGGGATTGACCCTGGTATTCATCCCTCACTGTAGATATGCGATATTTGCTCAGAACGCCAATCTGGCCCATTTCGTAGATAGGAAGTTTTTCCCGAGTAACTTTGTAAGGCAGAGGATCATAAGAAGTGATTTTTCCTGGTAATTTTTCCCAAGGAAGGTAAGTCCTTTTAGGCCTTGGTAGATCACTTTCAACTATGCGTTGCCAATCAATTGGTTTGCAATTATCTTTATTGATTTTGCAGCCAAAGAAATCTAAATATTCTTTTGGTTTGTAGGTTGGAGTTTCGGGCGCCATTGTTATCAATAGCACAATGCCGATATCAAAATCTCTTTCTATTAATTCTTGTATATAGAAAGGTATATCTGAATAGGGGTTCATGAGGAGACTACTCCGCTTTTTACTTGAGCTAAAGAAATTGAGTATGAGCGCTCAACTTCATCAAGCATTTGGTAGTAAAAACTTCTTGTTAGCGCTTTCAGTTCAATAATGAATATCTCTTCTGTGTAATATTTTAGATTGGTATCTGAATATACTTTTAAGATGTTGATTCTTTGAAAATTCATTCGCTCTCTTAACTCGATAACGAGAGAACCTGTATTCAAGTCTATTCTTAGGTTTTTAACATTTGTAGGTAAGTATGCATCTGCTAAAACATATGCTTGTTCGGCGTTCATTGTTTTGTTACCACTATTGCGAATTGATATGGATCAGAATATCTGTCCCAGATTATTCTAATTCGAGGACAAGGCGACACCATTCTAACGCTATATTTTTCAAATAAGTGATGGAGTTCTGTCTCAAGCATATCTCTGTGGTATTGAGTAGAGTTTTTACCCTCATACTTGCCAATGACCTGGTATGCTTCTTTTACATAAATATTCCATTGCTCTTCATATTCAGTCAGAGAGACCATAGGCTACCTCTGTCGCTTGCACTAAGACATAAAAATGATTGTTTAATTCGTTATTGTTCATATTTTTTCCATGTAAATAAGGCCCACGAATGGGCCAGTTAGTTTAAATTTCTACAGAGACTTGATAAGGTCTACCAGTTACTACACTGGGAATCTCAGCATCTTCTAGATGTTTTTCTATCTTGCGTCGTACCCATTCTATTTCTGACTGGATACTTTCGAAGATATTTTGTTCATCTTTAACAGGATCTCCAGTGAGATCTGTTTCAGCTTCGATAGGTCTATCGATCTTTAGTTTGAATTCTATTTCTTTTGAAATGTATTTTGTGTTGTTCATGCTTCAGCCTCTACATAGTAAAGTTCTTCTTGCTCTGCTTCGATCTCTTGCTCGGTATCAATCGCTATTCCGCTTTCTCTCCGTGCCTCATTCAGATCTTTCTCTATTAAAGTCACAGTTGAGGGATCGAGATCCATCATAATTTTATTCTCTGGGCTCTTGAAAGAAGTAATTTTGTTTTTACCGAAGACTAACATTAAGCGGGGGCAAAGAGTTTTAGTCTCTTTGTTCACCCAATGAATCGTAGCATCTTGGCCACGATCATTTAGATCGTTATAAACATGAATAATAATGTTGGGTCGGTACATCATGGCTCTAGCGTCAGCGATATCATCGTTGACAGGCAATTTCATCTTGCTAGTGTCCATAGGCATGTTCTTTCTGTATTCAACAGTGGCGAACATTGCACAATGATATTTAGCAGTCATATTCTTTTGTGATGTCGCGATATTACGCATACGACTAGTTTGGTCTAGCCCAGGATAGTCGGCGTAGTTTGCTGTGTTATCGGCAACTACTAGGATCTTTCTATCAGGATATTTGGTTCGAGCATATTTCAGTTGTTTCTCTAGAGGAGTAAGCGTGTTGCCATCCTCAGAGTCAATCAGAATTAAACGCTCCTCGCCTAGGAGATGCCTAAAGATATCAGCTGCTCGCTGATACACTATCCAAGTCTCTTTACTCTTTATATTCCTGTAGGGGTTAGCGGCTTCACCGATAGTTAGCCTAGACTCTTCTGGCTGCCGAATCATATCTGCTATTGTAGTTATGATTCTTGGAGCTACCTGTGTGTAGGCATCATCAGTCCAGTGCATAATTACCATGGCGAAGAGATCGTGCATTGCTACATCGATTCCTAAAGATGTGGTAACTGCTGTCTTACCTGCGTTTGCGCGGCCACCAAAGTAAACTAAGTTACCATCAGTAGCGCTCATACCACCCGCTAAAGCGGCGCCAAACATTCTATAAAATCCGAATTGGAACTCTGAGAGATTCTTATCTGTAGCTGAAGTTGCCTTGATCTCTTCTAGTGCATCGAATCTACCTACCTGGTGATTTGCTCCCATGATAGTTTTTTCGTACTCTCTATTGATATCTTCAATGTCAGCTTCGTGTTGAGTCAAAGCCGAAAGAAGATTAGTAGGATCGGCGGAAACTGCTCTCATATATTTTTGAGCAGCGCCCTCTAAGCGCTCACGACGCTCTTGTTCCTTGCCATCACGTATAGCTGCTACGTCCTGAGTGATACTCTGATAGCTTATGCCCGTGAAGTCAGACAGTTGCTTCGTTAGAAGCTCTCTCCGTATCGCGCTTGTTTCGGCTGCTATAAGAGGAACCATACTGGAGCATACTTCGTCAGCTGCAGCTTTGTCTGAGATGCGTCCGAGGACCCATTCAAACGCTGGCACCTTTTGAAGATCGGTAAATGGTTTACCAGTCTTCTCATTAGCAATGAGTTCGCTGGGATCTTTGGCCTCTGTGTCTCCAGGAATGACAACAGAGCAGCTTACTCCGGGGGCGAACTTAATTTCATTCATTAGAATGCGCTCAGTGGCCCCTGTGCCGGCTTCGTCCCAGTCTAGGCAGAAGTATGCCTGACGGATTCCAAGCATCTTCAGTAGAGCCAGGTGCTCACCGGTGAAGGCAGTGCCACAGACAGCTGCTACGTTAAAGATCCCGACTCTATGTAGTGCGGCCAAGTCTCCAGGGCCTTCTACAATATAGAGTCCATCTTTTTTCGCGCCAGCCTTAAGAGCAATATCGATACCTAATAGAATCTTCTTCTTTTCATAGATAGCTGATTCATGGGAGTTGATGTATTTCGGGCCGCTGTTTCCCAGATTACGGCTAATGAAACCGACAGGGCGTCCTCTATAGTCTTTGACTACGAAAGTTAATAGCTCAGAGTCTATGAATTTAGTTGTACTCGTTCGAATCATCATACTACTGATGATATCTGTCTGAGACCAACCTTGCTCTTGTAGTCTTGAGCTTAACTCTCCAGAGTCTATTGAGCCTATAGTAAGACGATCTCTAGACCATCCTCTTTCCTTGCAGTAAGCTGTACCCTCTTCTGAAGCGTGAGCTTCTAAGATGTTGCTAATGTCATTAGCTAGTTTTAAGAGCTTAGCTTTCTCTTTCTCAGCGGGGCTTATAGCGCCCATCTGCACTTCGAGCCCCATCTGCTCAGCTAATGCGGGGAGTGTTTCTGTTATAAACTCTGGCCCGCTTATAGGCAGGTTCTCGATAACAGAAGCGGCGCGAAAGATATCGAAATCTCCGCAGCCGCTCCAGCATCTAAAAGTCTGATAACCACTCTTCGGATTATATGAGCAGCTTGGAGTTTTATCTTCATGAGAGATGCAATGAAACTTTGCTTTAACATTACCTGCCTCTGCACCTAAATGTTTTTCTAAATAATTGGTTAACCGTGGGCGTAGCTCCGCCACAAGTTCATTTACGTTACTGATATATGACATGTGTTTTCCTTACTTTAGATTCATATGATCTAGACTTTCTCTTCGACCTGCTGATGTTATCCGAATAAAGGTAACATTGTCCGGGTGTAAATCTGCTAAAGTGACGAGTCCTAGATATGAAATAGCACTCTGGACGCCCTCTCTATATCTCATTATAAGAGTTTCGACAGTCTCTCCATCCCAGTACATATCTTTTGAGCTGGCCCCTTCGGGGCACCAGCTCGCTTGGCCTTTATAGTCTTTCTGGAACTCGGCGCTAGCCTGACCTCTGTAGACCTTTTTGTAAACCTGAGGCATAGCCTCAGCCTGTGGACCGCATATAAGAAGGCCTCCTTGATAAGAGTTGTCAACTTCCCATCCTGGAGCTTCAAAGGTCTTTGAGAACTCATGGCCCATCATAATACCCTTAGCCCCAGCGGCAAGATACTTTACAGCATCTCCAGAATTTTTAATGCCACCATCGGCAATCACAATAGCTTTTGGATTATGATTGGCTACATTATATACAGCTTCAAGCTGTGGAACGCCAATACCAGTTACAATTCTAGTTGTGCAGGCGGCTCCAGAACCTATACCTACTCTAAGGTGAGTAGCTCCACTATCGAAACAGTGTCTACCTGCGCTAGAGCTAGCTATAGATCCAGACATTATGCTTTTTATGAATGTAAGTTCTTTTCGTAAAAATCTAATAGCATTTAAGCCCAGAACAGAATGTCCGTGGGCTATGTCTATTGCGACGTTTACGAAGAAGTCTTTTTCATTCGAAACAGGAACTTCTTCTAGCTCTTTTATGAAGTCTTGAAGATGCTCAGGAGTCCCCCCGACTGCAAAGAAAGCTTCCGTAGAGTGAAAGTCTCGGAGACATCTTGCTCTTTCTTCCTTCGAGAGGAAGCGGCTTACAACAGGGATTTCGTTTAGTTCAAGCATTCGCTTTGTAAGCCAATAACCTGTCACTCTATCCATAGGAGCAGAGTAAATAAAAGGATTCAATGTTGCGTCTCGCCTTGATGCGAGTATCCCCTTCTGGGGTACAAGCAGTACGTCATCGGCTGATAAGAGTGTGTCTTCGTTTCTAAGTAAGCTCTTCATAGTATCTCGTTCCATTTATATTTGGTATGTCTTTAGCTCTTATTCCAATGTCGATCCATCCTCCTTCGCGAGGAAGAACTTCCATAACACAGGCTTGATATGGTTTTGAACAGTAAATATTTTCAGTTTCTAAGAGTAGCTCTGTGTACTCTAGCATGACTGAACATGCTTCTGAAAAACTTAGATAAGGTCCATAGGTCTTCGTTATGGTATTTACTTCAGTTGTTGCTTCAACGTAAATTAAGAAAAATGTATCCATTTAAATCTCGTTTGGTGTTCCGTCTTTGTTGTAGCAAGTGTTTCTATGAGGACACCATCCACAGTTGAAATCACCTTTAACAGGCAATTTCAATTCTACTTTAGGCTTTAAGTCCATAGACTCTCTTTCAAGATTTTCTTGCTCTCTCTCTCTTATTTTTTCTAATTGCGTTCGATCTGTTTTATTTAAGCTATCGAAAATTTCTGGCGAATCAAAATCTTCTCTTGTGTACTGAAGTTTAAAATCTCTATTCGGGATTTCTTGTTTCATAACATAAGAAGCAATCACACTATATTGTTCCAAGATGCTGTTAATAGTAATTAGAGATTTAGTCCATTTAGTTTTAAGAGGACTAACTCCTCTGTACCAAATATAGATTAAACCATCTTCATCTTCTTCAGTCCGAACCAAGTACTCTGCGTATTTGCCGCCACCACGATCTCCATAGACTAGTCTACTTGGGCCGTAAGCCTCATCATTGGATGCTACCCACCAGTGGTAGAGCGCAATCTGCATAAGGTTCTTGTCTCTTGGAGAGCCAAGTTGTCCTTTTCGATGGTCGGCGTCGGTTCCGATAACTTTGTCCGCTCCGTAGGAGTAGACTGATTTCGCCTCTACTATACTCAATTTGTTTGTTTCTATATCTATGATAACAATGTCCTCTTTACCAGAGACATTATGGCTTTTAATATAGACAGGTACTTGAGTATAGACGAAGATTCCTGAATTCTTGCACTGTTCAATGAGGTACTCTTCATAGAGTTCTCCCATTGCCCATATGAATCTCATATAATTCGAGACAGGAATTTCTTCCTCTTTTAAACGTTCAACTAATTCTTTTGATTTTTCAAATCTGATTGGATCATATTTGTAGTTCTCTTTCAGAAGTCTGAAGAAAGCCTGTCTGCGACACTGCCCTACTACCTGTTCTTGACCATTCGTAGAAATAATAGCAGTGGCCTCCGAGGGCCACTGCGTTGGTTCCTTGCTGTCGCCAGGGCGAGGGCGAGAAATATTATTTAAGATATGATCAAGGACAGCGAAATTACTGTCCTTGTGTGTCATCTAAATTTACGCCCTTATTTTCCATCGCACTGCGAATACGGGAAACCTCTTCATCAATTTCTGCGGATCGTCGTTCGGCGAATTCTAAGAATTCATTTTCGAGATCTAAGACTATAAGAGGATTCCCCTCGGAATCTCTGGCGGCCTTAATTTTCTCAATTAAGTATTCCATATGAAGACCTAACTGGACTACATTCTGTCCCATATAATTCAGGCGCTGATCTAGCTTACCGAATGCTCCGATAAGCTGCTGGTCTGTTAACATTCTTTCTGACATCTATTCCTCTTTTAATTTTAGCCTTTAGCGGCTTGTTTATATGACACTTTTCTTTGGCGGCATTACGTAGCCCAAGTACACAGGGCCGCTCTTATTGAAATCACAGTTGCCTTCTTCATCCTGGTAAACAACAGCATAACCATTAACGGCGCCACCGAAGAACTCCAGCTTTGGACTATGAGCATAAGTCATAAGTCCAGAAAGGCAACCCTGTTCGATAAGAAGCTGCTGGGCATGAATCCCCTTGTAGAACTTATGTACATGGCCTATTACTACACAGTCAATAGCACCATGCTGATAGCGGCTATTAAAATAGTTAGCTACAGTCTGAACTGTAGCTCCCGGCTTTCCGCCACCACGACCATGAGGATGTGCGAAGATTGTTCTGCCTATCCGAAGGTACCAAGACTCCCTCTGGTCATAGAAGACGTTAGAGAAGTCTTTCCGATCTACTAAGAGTCCTGTTTCATCTAGCATCTCGCCATTGGCAAGTCTAGCTAATAGGTCCGGGCGGAATATCTGAGAGGCCTCTTGTTCAAAACCTTCTCTGGCAAGAGCTTTCGCTGAGCGTACATCGTGGTTACCTGCTATGAGATAAACCTTAGGGAATAGCTCGGCGCAAAGATTCACGAATTCAAAAGCTGCCTGGTACTCATGCAGGGCAGCAATTCTCTTGTGCTTCTCAAATGTACTGAACACATGGCCCTCAAAGATATCTCCATTGAGAACACAGATGTCAGCATCTTCATGAGCTTTAACAGCTTCCATTAGATAATCAACACGAGCATAAGGGAAATGAATATCACTTAAGGTGAGTATCTTTACGCCTGCACTAGTCGGGCGGCCTACGTTATAGTCTTCTGACTCGTCCTCATACTCTTTCTGAATAGCAGCTATCTTTCTAGCCCGCTCTGTTAGCGGGTTAATCGTTCTGTATTCTTTGAAAGTGACTGGATTTAAGGCTTCACGAGAAATCTTTTTGCGGATAGCCTCTTCTGTTCTTTCACAAGGAAAGCCAGGGAGGCCCTGATCGTGTCGTCGATTAATCTGCTCTGCGATCTCTCTTTGAGAATTTGTAGGAAGAAGTATTCTTAGGAGATGCTCTTCTTCAGGGCGCCATTTGAATGTTGTATTCATTATTAACCTTTATATATGTCTATAGTATCTGCAAATATTTCAATGATTGGAGCTTCTTGAGAAACTTTACCTGAGACTTTTATTAAATCTTTTACCTCTGGTAGTGCTCGGTATTTAATAATTTGAGCATAACTTCTAGGGAATAGAATTATCTTTGCAGTTGCTGTGCCATCGCCTATTTCTAGAATAGCCATAGGTTGGCCTTTTTTTGTTTTCATATCTCTTACTTCTATTACCATTCCGCAAACCACTGCGTTAACACCTTCAAAGACGTTAACTAAAGCTTCTGCTTCGGAGTAGATCATTCGTGCAGGGTGTCTCCCTAAGAAGCACCCTATGTATTCTTGTTGAATCATCATTTGATGTAAGGTGATAGGTATTTTACTATGTCTCTCTAGGGTTGGCATAGTAGGAAACTCTTTTTCTTTTAAGCTAACTTTCTTTCGAAGGTTTGAAGTTGTTTCTAAGAACTCTAACTCTTCTGCTGTAAGTTCTCTATCCTTCTTTCTTGCCTCTATCTTTTTAAGTTCAGTTCGGCGCGCGATCAAGGGCTCCAGTTCAAGATTCTCTTTTTCTCTGATTTTAATCTCTGCTTTTCTTTCATAAAATTCTTGGAGTTCTGTTTTGAAATCATAGAGTTTATGCATTTGAGCAAGTAGGTCTTGTCTGAGGTAGCCCATAGTATCGAAGGCTCCTGCATTCACTAGAGATTCAAAGACTTTGGTATTTATTTTCTGGGTATTTACTCTTTCAATGAAATCGTTAATATCTTTAAAAGGGAGTTTACCTCTAGCTGATATGATTGCTTGAGAAGCGGTCTTACCGCAAGAACGGATACCGTTCAACCCAAAATATATTTCTCCCTCGGCCACAATATGAAAGCCAAGGTAAGATTTCTGTACTGAGGGCGGTGAGATTCTAATTCCTAATTCTCTTGCTTCAATAATATATTCAGGAGCTTTGGCGGCCCAATCTTTAGGCATCATATCTTCTGATCTTACGCTCATTAAAGAGCAAAAGAATTCAGTAGGATAGTTCGCTTTAAAGTAGGCACAGAGGTAGGAAACGTAACTGTAGGCTACGGCATGTGATTTGTTAAATAAATATTCTCCGCACCCAAGAATAATTGCCCAGAGATAATCTATCTGATGATCGTTGAGCCCATATCTTTGACAACCTTTTTTAAAGGGCTCTGTTATAGTGGCGAGGTATTTGAGATCTTTCTTCCCTATCGCTCTTCTGGCTAAATCGGAATCAACTAGGTCTAGCCCTGCTATTTCTACGAACAATAGCATGAGCTGTTCTTGGTAGACCAATACATTCCTTGTGTCTTTCCAAAGGGTTTGAATCGCTTCAGGTATTTCGGGATCAGGATCATTGTTTAGATACCTATCTAGGAATCCTGCTGATGATGGCCCAGGCCGAACAAGTGATGTTATATCACTCAGCTCTCCTATACTTTTAGGCTGAGCTTGCAATGAGGCGCGTTTGATAGAAGCTGATTCTTCGAACTGGAACACTCCAGTCAAGTGACCATCAGCAAATAATTTATAAGCTTTTGGATCTCCGTCAGGAACAGTATAAATATCGTATACCTTATTGTGTCGCTCGCGTATAAGTTTCACACATCTCTTTAGGATATCTAAGTTCTTGATAACCAGGAAGTCGAATTTAATGAGACCTTGAGCTTCGGTATCTCCCATTTCAAACTGAGTTATTCTTTCATAGTCTTTATTTCTCCAGACAGGAACGTGATTCGCTATAGGAGTATTGTTTATCACCATGCCAGCCGCGTGAACCCCATAGTTAGATACCATACCTTCTAACTGGTAACAGAAATCATGCCAATCTTTATATTTGCCGATAGTGAGTTCAGGTTGCTCTGGGTAATTTTTGTCTGGATTACCTTCTATGATTTCTTTGAATGTGGCTTCTTTCCCGAATAAGGGTGGCGGTATTTTTCCCAGGATTGTTTGCATGAGACTATAATGGGTCTCTCTCTCAGCAGGGTTCTCTGGCTCGGTTAGTTTGAAGTAGCGGCGCGTTAAGCTCTTAGTCCCGAATGTTCCTTGAGTACCTATGTTAGCTACATTGTCGCGGCCCCACTCTTCTACTATCCATTCTAGGACTTTCTCTCGACCTTCTCCATCAAAGTCCATGTCAATCGTTGTGTTTGGATAGATCGTTATTCTATCACTCTGTATATTTCTATACAGACCAGACTATATCATCACCCTTTTCAGGGTGTCACACACTTCGACCTCACTTAAGGCCTACTCCCGCTCCCGGGATAGTCGTTGAACCTTCAAGAATATTTCTATTCAAGCTCGGCTGCTGATTGCCCAATCCTGAAGATTATTACTCGGTGAGTACTTCAGGCTCTAAGGGGTTTCCAGCAATTCGTGTAATTTTTCGAATATCCTTTTCGGATATAAGGGACTGTGCATATCGCAATCCGGAGGACTTCCGCCAGTACTCTCTGATCGTTCCTTTTTTAGATCAATAGAATCTGTTAATCCGCTTGTATATAGCAATAAGCTATTGTAAGGATTAGCTTTAAAGAATTTATTTTCTTTAATGCATTTAAGGATGAATTCTAGATCACTATCTTTTGCTTTCTCTAACTCGAAAGACAAGAAATCTAAATCTACTTCATCTATTCGCTCTGTATAAAGACACTCTTTAACCTGTTGTCTTAGGTTCATTTAATACTCCGTGACCGGGTTGTTAACTTGCAGAAACTGCAAATTTAATTGATAATTCTTTTAGAAGACCGGGCTTGATGCCCATTACCTTATGGATGAGAACATGGCTACTTATACTTCTGTTGCAAAAGTGCACCCTAGTTCGGCGCGGGTACTTTCAATTGCTGATGTTAGCGACGGCGATCGAATTGACTTTATTGAGGCCTTAGGTCGCCCAGCCAGAAAGGTCCAGTTCTACATGACTGATGCCGCTGATGAGGTAGGGTACACTCTTAACTCATTAAAGAAACTACGCACTGGACGTGAACACGAGATAGTTCTGTCTCAAGCAGAGCGATTCTTTGGAACCTACAACACAGAAGTTGTTGAGGTATGGTCAGGGGCAGCCTCCTTTCCGAGCCTTACTAGCACTGGCGCAACTACCTTAGAAACTGCTGATGGTATTTCTATTCACAGTATTCAGATTGATTCCTTGACTCTTTCTGTTGGAACTACAATTTCAATCGTGGTGTGGTAATGCCAGGGCCTATGTCTTTGAGTACGCTGCTTCGTAGTCAAATATCAACAGTATCTAATACTGTTGATACGTTAGCTGTTGATGCTGCTGAGATTATTGTAAATGACCCCTATGCTTGGGGGACCGGAGCAGATGGTAATATCTCATTAGATGGTATAACTACTGTTACTATTGGTGGGGTAAGTCATGCACCGTCAGGAAGCACTTATACTTTGACTCGGCCTTTGAACGCTAGAGTGCTTACTATTAGCAATGGTGTAGCTTTAAATTCTTCAGGCTTCTTAGTCCATTGTTGGGAATTAGCAGGTACCGGTACTATAAAAGATCGAGGAGCTAATGCCTCTGGCGGTACAGCGGGGATGGGTCTTACTGCGAGTGGGACGACTCAAAGAACTTCTGGTAACGGTGGGGCTGGGGTATCTTCACCTGGCGCTGGTCAAGCGGGTTCAGCAATCACTAGCGCCCTTGGTGGTGGAGGAATGTCTGGAGGCACCGCAGGTGCTAACCCTGGTGGTGGAGGGGGCTCTCCAACTGTGCCTACTGCAGCTGTAGGGTTTCCTTCTTCTTCGATCTCTACTTGGGCGTTTCTAAAAGGTGTCAATGGTACTGCTTACGCAGGTGGTTCCGGTGGTGGTTCAGGGGCTATCGCTGTTGGCGCCTCTGGAACTTCTGGTGGCGGTGGTGGCGGTGGTGGGGTGATAGGTGTATTCGCACGGAAATCAGTAAGTACCATTACGATTAACGTCGGTGGGGGTAACGGGGGGAATGGGACTTCCAGCAGTGGTCAGGTCGGTGGTGGCGGTGGTGGTGGCGGTGGGTATGTTCTTTGCGTATACAAGGATGGCGCAGCTCCCACCATTACTGTGGGTGGCGGTACCGCTGGCTCTGCTGCTGGAGGCGCGAGCGCTGCTTCGAACGGTTCTTCTGGCAGCAGCACTGTAATACAGATGTCTTAGGCTGGCAGCCTATCCCCCTTATTCAGTCGTTATGAGGCTGCTTTAAGCATTAGTCCGTCTGCTACTGCTGATGTATCCGTGCTTATGCAATGGTATAGATCCGTAGCGCCGCTACGGATTGTCTTACCGCTCTGGAAGGACCCCGAGGGATAGATTCCGCGCAACATTCCCATCCGGGAACCGTTAGGCGATACAGATCCGGAGTTGCGGTGGAAGGCCATAAGGTCCCCTACGAACATCCCGGCTGGAGTCGTGGTAGCTGCCACTGCAGTGCCTGCCTGCATCGTGTGCTTCCGGCCACCCGTGTATAGGGTGGAGGTCCCCGGTTGCCACACCATCCCGTGACAGGCTCCAGCTGTGGTGCCGTGGCCAAAAGGGGCTTGTGTAGCATTCGAATTGAGCCACGCATTAGTCATGATCCCGCTTCCACCCGTAGCCCACATTCCGTAGAGTCGATCGTCTGTCTCCGCGTCAAGCCCCCCGCTTGCAGCGTTCGTCTGATGAGGCTCCACAATCGCCCCAGAGGATAACCACGCTTGTTGGGTCACGGTTGTCCCGATAAGCTGGAGGAAGATCACCTCCTCCGAGATATAGGCTCGTACCTTGGCAGTGGTACTATTCCAAGTGGTGCCCGCAGCTCTCCAGTATCCGGAGTTGGTACCGCTCGTGAAGGGTTGAGCGTTTGCCCAGTCGTTCCACGCCCCGCGATTCTTAACGATTCCCATCAGCAAGTTAGAAGCCGTGAAGGTATCCGGGGATGCCATAGTAGGAGCAGGCGCCCCACTGTCCCCAGCCCAAATAAGACCGGGTGATAGACCCATGCCCGTTCCTCCTGGAGGAGTAGCATAAACAGCTTTAGTAACAGCTACGACCTGTCGATTCCAGGACCAGGTATGAGTGGCTGCAAGTGCCGTTGCCCGGTAATCGTTGGCCGCTGAACAGGCGGTGTATATAGCGTCCAGGAGACCTTGAATGTCTGAGGAAGCGGGAGAGACATCGGCCATTCTATAGAATGTAAGAGATGATAGAGGGAGTGCCATTAGACGAGAGCCCCTGTGGTAGCGGCCGATCCGTTAAATCCGGTGGCCAGTTCTGGTATTAGGACGGCTGCGATTGCCATCATGAGGAATGTCCCGACGATTGTGCTTCCAACTCGTTTAAGCACCTGACCGTCCGAGACGGCACCCATTGTAAGGCTAGTAGGGCCTGAAGTTTCTCGGATTCCTCGCACATCAGGATTGGGATAGGTACCGCCCAATTGCCCACCGGCTGCGCCGGTAGGTGTCCGGCTGTCACTCAGACGTGAATCATCACCAGCAGCAACCGTTCCTGCAGTAGTTCCAACATTCAATATCGCCGCCCCACCAAGTCCAAGTGTAGTGCGGGCCGTTGATGCGTCAGCATCATCAATCAGTGAAAGTCCGTATGCTGTAGGGGTAGTACCATTAACCCGAGTCACCGTAGCAGCTGGCCAATCACCTGTAATATCACCTGTCGATGTTTTGGATAAGGCTGCGATAGTCCCTAGTGTGGGAAGCCCAGAAAGATCTGAATAGGCTCCGGTTGCTGCGACTGTAGCGAGTCCAAGATTCGTACGAGCCCCTGCCGCTGTACTGCTTCCAGTGCCACCATCTGCTACTGCTACGTCGGTGCCGCCAGGCCGATAGCCGGCATCGGCGTAGGTCTTGGTCGCCTTCTGCGTGGCTAGCTTAGCGTCTGAGTCGGCAGCGAGAGTACCGTCCGTGTCTACAGTGACAGATACTCCACCGATCTTGGCTACCCCGGGATTTGGATAAGTTCCAGATAGGTCTCCAGCAGCAGCTCCTGTTGGTGCACGCGAATCAGTAAAGCGTGAATCATCGCCGGCCGCCACAGTGCCTACAGTGGTTCCAACATTTAGCACGGCTGCTCCTCCAAGCCCAAGATTGGTCCGTGCAGTGGATGCACTTGCGAGGTCGGAGAGGTTGGAGGCTTTCTGCGCTGCGCCTGTAATCCGGGAGTCATCTCCTGCTGCGACCGTACCAGCGGTTGTCCCTACGTTAAGGACGGAAGCCCCGCCAAGACCGAGATTCGTTCTTGCGTCAGCAGCGCTACTAGCCCCAGTACCGCCATCTGCTATGGCTACATCTGTTGAGCCTGGGGCGTAGTAGTCTGTACCGGCGGCGGCGGCCGATAGAATGCCAGCCGCAGCCTTAACAACCGTAGCTGTAAGACTGGACCTCTTAATAAGTTTGCCAGTTGTCCCATCAAAGATGGAAACTTCAGAATCGACAGAAGAGGAGGGGCCGACAACATCTCCACTTCCGCCCCCGCCCCCACCTGTGGCGTTTAAGGTTGTACCACTCATAGAGAGATTAGTCCCAAGAGTTATTTCTTGTGCTACTCCGCTACCTCCACCCGCCCCTCTTCCGAGAAGTCTCTCTGCAGTAAGAGAAGTTATGGCCCCTATAGAGTGAGTGTGAGAAGCTGGAGTCTGAGGATCTGCTAAAACCCCAGATAAGCCAGTTACATCAATTTCATCGGCTCCGCCGTTTTGATGTGACGTTTTATGAGCTGCAGCTGTTGCAGCAGTAGAGATGGCAGGGATGCCATCTGCGTCAAAATAAAGATAACCCTCTTCGTCAGACCCTATCTTTTTATATTCTATTAGAGAATTCTTATAGGGAGGCGAGGTCCGTGCAGTGCTAACTTTTTGGCGGCGCATTTAGGACTCGTACTCTATCTGAACTGTAGCTTGAGTGGCGACAGAGCCTTTAACGGCAACGTAAAAGGTACCACGCTTGGGATCTGAGCCCTTAGCTTCTGCGTAAATATTTTCTTCGCTGTCTAAGGGTGATGTAGTTAGGGCATATTCCAAAGGAATATCTAGATCTGATGAGGCCGAAGACGTTTCTCTGAAAGATACAGCTACGTTTCCAGGATCGTCTAAGATCGCACGTACTCGTTTTATTTGTATTTTTTTAGGTAGAATTATTTCCTCTACTGTCCAAGTAGCACCATCTACAGATACTGTAAAGCGTTTACGTGCAATCATCTTGTTCCTAACTTTGAAGCATTTCTTCTGTAAAGATTAGTGGTGTCGCAGCGCGACCTATATTTAGAAATCTACTAAATAACAAATTGTATTTTATAGGATCTACATGCGTTATGCCAAGTGCATAACATACGAGACTTCCTGCGGCTGAGCCTCGGCCTGGTCCACTTACTACATCTAATTCATCTTTAGCGTAATTAATAAACCTACTTACAATCAGGATATAATCTGAGAAACCCATTTTTTTAATTGCTTTTAATTCTAGTGTTAGTCTTTCTCGATATTCTAGAGGAGGTTTTTCTCCAAATCTTTCTGTAAGTTTTTGCTTAGAAAGTTTGGCTAAATATTCCCAGCTAGTACATTCTAAAGGCAATGGATATTTGGGGTAGTGGTTGGCTGTATCTTTGAAGTAGCTCTTATCATCTATCATATTGGCAATATGAATTGTATTTTGTAAAGCCTCCATTGGAATTCCCTGCTCTTGGGCGCGCAACATCATCCACTCTGGAGAACCAACATGTACATCTATTTCTCCAAAAGTAAATCTCTTAGGATTATACATCGTATCATTAGTTTGCATACACAATGCCTGTTCATGCAAGGACTTATGTTCTGGGTGAGTATAGTGCGCGTCGTTAGTAAGAATCAAGGGAAGATTTTTTTTAGCAGCAATTTCCATAAGACCTTTATTCAAAGCCTGCTGCTCCTCATCCCTATGGAGCTGTAGCTCAATAAAGAATCGATCCTTGAAGATATCGCAGTGACCATCGATGAGGCGCTCCGCTTCATCTCTACGGTTAAGGAGAATGAGTTTACTGAATGCGCTTCCGAGACAGGCTGTAGTTGCGATGATGCCTTCGTTGTGCTCCTTGAGAAGAGCGTCATCGGCCCTTGGCTTGTAGAACATCCCTGAGGTATAGGCGTTGGAGCTGATGGCCATAAGGTTTTTCCAACCCACAGCATTTTGAGCTAATAGAACTAAATGATAGTACTTCTCCCCCATGGCATCTACTTCGCGGATAGAACGATCTTGGACGGTATAGTAAGCCTCTAAACCTAGGATAGGTTTTATACCAGTCTTCTTGCATTCTTTATAGAATTTGTATGAGCCTGCGAGGTTACCATGATCAGTGATGGCACAGCTTCTCATTCCCATTTCTTTAATCTGAGAAGGGAGTTGGTGTATCCGATTAATCCCGTCTAATGTGGAGGTCTCGAAATGGCAATGAAGATGACAGAAAGAATCTGTATTATCTGAAGTAGTCATGATTTACCAACAAACCCATAAATTGAAGTCGCGAGGATATCCAGCATCAATGAGCCTCTGCGCTAGATCTATTTCTTCTTCACTAAAGATATTTTTATTATCTAATGTGAATCCTGGAGAAACAGATGTCATTTCGCCGTTGCTATTCTCATCACTTACTAACAAAATTAATTCTTGTTCAGTCCAGCCACGGCCGCGAAGATCGTTTTGGAATTCACTCCAATTAAAGTAGGAAATTCTATGTATTTTAATAGGTGCTTTTGTTTTCATTTTGGTATTTACTCCTTACCAAGGGGTTTATGAAGAGGACTAGTCCTCCATATGATCCTTTAGAAAATCCAAATGTTGAAGTGACTAGGATATCCCCCAGCCATCAATTTTTGGTCTAACGGATCTTCGCTATTTGAGTCAAAACTATAAGTAGTCATAGTTCCATTAGGAATTTTGGGGTTGATTAAAGTATCAACTTCAAGTTCAGTCCATCCTGTATGCAGTAAGTGAATTTTTAGTTCAGTAGAATTATAATAAGATAAACTCCGTACAGGGACTGTTGGTATTGAATTGTACTCTGGGAATAAATTAAGTTGCTCTGGCATAGTTGTATCCATGTAGTTTCATTAATTGAGTACGTAGTACATCAGCACGCATCTCGCGCGCGTCGTAACACTCAAGCTCAGCCACCACCTGATTGATCCAATCTTCTTGTATCTGGTGAAGATCTCTCTTTATCTCAGGGGCAGGAGGTGTTGGTGTCGAGACTGGTGCGGAGGAGAAGTCTCTGGCATCATAAAATAGCGGTGCATATTTTTTTATCCAACTCTCAGACATGTCTAGGGGATCAAGAAGAGATCCCGGATCCTTGCCCGTCTCACTGCTGAATGTTCCGACATGGAAATTGTTTATCTTTGGAAATTTTACTGTAATCATGTTATCTCTTTCTCTTTGGAAGGTTTTAAAGTCTTTCCCATATATTTCTTCGGCTATCATTTTGAGTGCTGCGTAATCATCGTTATGCATTTGGATCCCAGACTGTTAGCACTTTAGTGCAGCCTTTGCAGAATGAACCTAGATGTTGGGTCGGAACTGTAGAACTAATCTTTGGAACGTCGTAGAAGAAACTTATACAATAATATCTTTCACATCTAATACATTTGCCATGATTGTTAAGAATAGTTCGCTTGTCATTACAGATTTCTAAAAGCAATTTACCTGTAATAGAACACTTTATGTGTCTAGCTATGCTGGAGGACAAGATCTTTTAATACCTGAAGCTCGTCTGGATGGGTTCTATACCATGTAAAACAAGCTTCTTTGCCTTTCGGCATATCTAAAGAAGGGGCTATCCATTCTTCTTTTTCTAGGTCTAGTCGGATTTTGGATTGACCCGCACTATGGCGAATGAATCCTAAGGTACGTGCCATCTCCAAAGCTTCAGCAACAGGATCTGTTCCTCGGCCATAGTAGAATGTGAACTCGACACCATCTTTTATACTGTGTGGTTTCCCACACTTATTCTTCTTTACCTTCACATGCATGATGAAGGCGCCGGGGTTATCAGTACAAGGTTTAGACTTAAGAACTTCTAGTCTTACTGAAGAAAAATATGGAAGAGCATTGCCACCCGGCGAGGTACGGGGGTCGCCATATGTGACTCCCGGCTTATAAGTTATATGATTAATAAATACATAAGTCGTATTTGTCTCTTCACTAATCTTTGAGATTTGCCTCATGGCCCAGTGCATCATCTTGGATACACCACCGACAAGGCTTTCTCCTGCCTCCTTCTGTATCTCGGCAGCCGCTTGCATTGCACCAACCGAGTCAAGCAAGACGAAGCCTATCTTTCCTGTCTTGGGCAAGTCTATTGCAATCTGAAGTGCCTCTTCAGCGCTTGTGGGACGTACATGTAATACCTTCTCGGTATTAATACCAAAGCCCTGCATAAACTCTTCAGTGATCGTCTGCTCTAGATCGATGATAAGATCAATTAGATCTGAATCACTTGGTCGAGATGCCTGATCGTTGGCTAGTATCTGTAAGGCCAGGGAGGTTTTTCCACTGCTGGGCTCTCCTAGGATTTCGGTTACACGCCTACTAGGTATGCCTCCTATGCCTAGAGCTGCATCTAATGCATCTGAGCCGGTAGGGATACCTGGTGGAGCAGAGAAAGCTTCTTCACTGAAGACACTCTTTTCAAACTTCTTGTTTACTTGCGCGATCATGGCATCCACTTCTGGGATGCCAGTTATCTTTTTATTTGCCATGGTTTTATCCTAATTTACTTTCATCTAAGGTATACGTGCCGTCCGCTGAGGTGTTGAGAGGTTGCTGAAGATTAGCGTAGGCAGTACCTATGTAATACCAGATCGTATTCCAACATGCATCAGTGGGTGCAGCTTGCACAAGGCGAGCTATAGCCATTTCTTGATTTGTGGGAACTCCACCATATAGATCTGCACAAGCTCCTTTACTTTTGTGGTCTAATAAATACATTTCACATACTAGTGCGCGAAGATCAATAAACTTTACCTCTTCAGAAGGTCTACTTTCAATAGGTAAATTCAGTTGTCTATGGACACTACGTTCAGCTTGGTCTTCTAGTCTGCAATAATCTGGAATATATTTTTTGAGACCTGCAGGGATATCAGCCATATAGATCTCGTGAAAATCATGCATAGAAGAATAGCCAGGTGTTAACGGACTAGAGATTTTCTTAGTTTCCCAAAGGTGATGAAAAGCCAATCTACTGCACAGAGCAAGGTGTCGGACAAGAACCCAGTCTAGGTGCCCAACATACCTGCGGATATTACTTGAAGCTACCCTCACGTCCTCTATGGCAAAAGGGAGGCTATCCAGGTCATCATAAAATACATGTTGACCTGTAAAAGTTGTCATATCAGGGTGTCTGGTCATTCCGTTTTCTTCCTCGTCTACTCGGCGAATCAACTGGAAGGAGATTATCCAACCGTTGTTCTTGTGCGTTGAGTAGTAATTCTAATGTTGTTATTCTTTCGGTCAGACTATTGTTTCTTGCTATGAGTTCTAATTGATCTGTGGCCTTCGGGGCCGCTAACTCTAGTCTGACTACATTAATCAGATAATGCAGCTGAGCCGAAGGCAACATATCGTCTCTGATATATCTACATAGGTGATTAAATGCTTCTGTTCCTGTCATAGTTTTCCTCTTAATAGTTCTGCTGCTTCTGTGTAGGGTGCTTTAGGAATCTCATCACATACAAGAAGAGTGTGAGGTGCTTTAGCAGAGGTCTCTATTTTAGAGCTATCAGTAATATGAAGATCTGTGTATTTGATCTTCACTCGTTTTTCTGTTAAGCCTTCTACGATACCCATGATCCATTTGAATCCTCGGTATTTAGTTTGCACTGAGAGTACATAGCTACCAACCTGGATTTCATTACCAATCATATCTGTCATGGTTTCACCTTGAAGGGTCGGTCATCCCTTTCTTGATTTGTGCGTTCGTATTCCAATAAGAAGGTAAGGTTGCACATAGCATGAGCAAGGTGAGATAAGCCTGATTCAGGATCAGTATTTTCTCCTTGGTACCATGCCTGGATGTGTCTCATGGCAGATGCATAGCATCTGCTCCAAGCCATTCCCCCGTCATTTCTCCAGTTCGAATCACCATATTTGGCGGCACCTCCGGATAGAACAGCAACAAGATCTTCTATTGCTTTAGGAGGTAGTAGGTCGTATCTAAGTTTTCCTTTATCTGCTCTTCCTGCTTTGCCAGTCGGATCAACTACCATAAGATCGCTTAGTTGAGCACGGTCTATATTCCATTCTTTCATTTCTGATATCTCTTTAAGGTATTGGTATCTTGATTCCAGGTAGCGAAATTAACTCTACCTTCTACGATGGCGTCTCTGATGCGCCGCTGAGTCTTGTTCAGATCAGCTTCTCCAGTCTTAATATCGAGGAAAAGCACTTCATCTATATGGTCTTGGGTGCCATCCTTGATGGCAGTGCTACCTGCGAAGATTAAATAGTCTACTGGATTCCCTAGATGGTTATAATCCCTGGGATTAAATTCCATTTGAAAGGGAGCGAAATGCTCAGCAGTAAAACCTTTCTGTACTTGTTTAGACTTTGCAATTGCCTCAGTCCGAATACGTTCTGATTCTTTGGCAATAAATAAGGAGGCGCTTGTATGAGCTTCCTGTGTTGCTGTAGCAAGCTGGAGTTGTAGTTCTCTCCTTTGTTTAAGGAGATCGTTTTTTGTTAATTCTATTTCTGTAAGAAGTGCTGTTTTAGAACTGAGAAGAGCTTGATCGGCTTTGAGTTTAGCTTCCAAAAGATCAATCCGCTCCTTTCTTTTTCGTAGATGATCAGAAGTTGCTGCTGCATGGAATAGAAGTAAAAGGACGAGCCCAGCTAGGATGCTACTTAAGATTATCATTTATAACTAATGTCTCATAGAGAAGCTCAGAGAATTCTTTGCGGGATTTTGCGGAGATCTTCATTTCAAGGAAGTCCCATATGATATTAAGAATCGCTTCTACGAATTCTCTTTGACCTTGAGCTGTTTTTTTATTTACATAGATAACTCGTTCATCGAAATCTATTTGATGTCCATCTTTCTCTTGGTGTTCAGTGTACCAAGGAGTAGATTTTATTGTGATGATTGGTGGTATTTTAATCAAAATTTCCTTTTCCTCTGGTTTCCAATGTTCAAGAGAGGATTCCCTTAAGTATCTATGCAAGCCGGGGATATCTGTTCTGTCTCTGTCTGTAGCTATCTTTAAGAAGCCCTCCAGATCTACAGGTAGGTTATCATCATCGACGAATTCACCAACGATATAGTCTGGATCAAAGAACATATCTGCTGAGTCCATAAAGGCCTCTAATAGATAGCGCCTATCCCTATGAGCTGGATGTTGAAGGCGCACATAATCGAGCATTGCTTGCCAAAGAACCTTTTCAGCTAGCAACTGGTAATCATCTCTTAGAGTTTCATCTAATTCTAAATCATTATCCTTCATCATCGTCATCATCTGATGGTTCATGAATGTTTTCATCCAACCAAGCTTCAGTAGACATCCCTAGAAGAAGAGATAGGAATGCTTCTCCGTTGGGAGTCTCCTTTAGAGCGCAAAACAGATCCATCAGTTCATTCGCATCTTCTGGAATAAGGTCTAATTGATTTTGTACGTCATCGACAAAGAGCACTGCGAAATCTGCTTCTCTGCCTCTGAACACTCTAAATATTTGTTCGTTACGTCTAGCGCTTCTCATTGATTCTCTCTATTAAGATCTTTATATTTTTCTTTATCTTAGATTGCTTGGTTTTAGAATTCTTAAGTGCCAAAGCTCTTAGGAATATTTCTGTAATTTCTTTAGAAGAAGACATGGTTACTCTCTCAGTTTGAGTTCTAAGTGCATTAAGAACCCTAGTTGCTCTAATGTCTTACGTATTTCAATAAGTGTATCTTTTTGATCCTTGAAGAAATCTTTAGCAATTTTAGAAGCTGTTTTCATATAGCCTATGTCTAAACAGGTGTCAGCCATTTGAGATATGACAGAACTTGCAGGACGACGAGCTTTATTTGTTTCGTATCTCTTTACAAGAGCTGTTGTAATATCAGCTTTTTTCACTTGGCTTCCCTCTGTCAGGGCAGTAAGCATAGAGTTGGCACGAGAATAAAGAACGTGAGCAGTTTGAAGTTTTCTTAGAAGTTCAATATATATTGAGCGTAAGTCGTCAGGGCTAGGGTCCTTCGGAATACGAATAGATAAATCAATTCCCCATTCTTGTAAAGTCTTATCGTAAAATTTATAGCTCTCTATGAAATTTTGTGTTGCCGCTGAATGTTGTTCAGCAGAAGCTAATACCTCTGAGATCAAATCTTCTGGAGTATATCTGTCTGTTTCAATGGTTTCATTGTCATCTTCTTCTTCGTCTTGATCTAATCTCATTTATTTTCCTATGATTGAAATGAAGAGGGGGAGGCTATGCCTCCCCCTCTATTAAGCTAGAAGTAGTTTACCACTCATCGCTTATTGGGTCTGTCTTCCGTGGAGCGCTTGGGCGGCCGCCAGAAGGGTTGCTACGACTGGCCTGGGCTGAGCCCCCTGCACTAGTATTGGATGGCCGCTTGGCACCTATACCGCGCTTATACTCTTCGAGTATAGCGGCGCTAATCGCCTCCTCTACAGGACCGCGGCGATTATCATCGCCCTTGTCTTCTAGATAGTTCACGTCATTGAAGTACTTCTCAGCACCTTCCTTATCCACTCCCTTATGGGAGGGAGGAGTCACGAAGACGCCGTTGCGACCATCAAAGATCTTATAGCCTTCTATGGCAATAACATCATTAATGATTAGAGTAGCAAAGGCCTTTAGGCTGTTGCTGGAGCTGATGGTCCGCACTTTGGCGGTGAAGTTTAAATTACTCATTATTTTCCTTACTTTGATTTTTCATATAATGATCCCTAGCTAGTCCCCAGGCTATATCATCTAGTGTATCGTTATATTTTTTTATGATTAAATTTGTGCCGCTTGTAGCGGCTTGATAAGTAACTCTACGTGTTGCCGGGAACCGTAGGGCTAACTCTAGGAGTCTTGCCATGTTCATCAGTAGCATTTGTTGTAACCTTGTTCTGGGTTAAGAATATTTTATAGAAGTATCCTAGGTCTAAAGCCATTAAGGCTAATTCATAGGAACTGCATTTACTCAGTATTCTCTTCTCTTCTAGGTAGTCGATAAAAGTTCTAACGAGTTCCTCATGAGGAATGCGTTGATCTTTCATACTTCTTTCTACTAATTGTTTTACTAACTCTGAAGAGTCAAGGGTTACGTTACCTTGAGAAGTTTCGACAACCCATTGGATCATGACTTTAATCGCACCTGGAGCTTAAGGATAAGCTCTCGCAACTCGTCTATCTCTGCAAATAACTCTTCGTTGTCATCTTCCCATCCGACTAGGTAAGGAGCCATGCTCATTAAGGTCTGACGAAGGACACGCCACTCGCCATCTGTTAAAGAGACTTTTACCTCACGTCTGTTGTCGCCCTTACCTTCTCCAAGACTTAGAAAATAACCTGACTCTTGGCCTGGATTAACTCTAAGCTTCTTGGGGGTATCTTCAGACTGGTGAAAGATATCTACGGTATCGCCATTAAAGATATTTGTTATATCTGTGAATGATATTGCGAATGTAATCTTTTTGCTCCAGTCCCAGGAGAGGTCTCGGCCAGTGCCGGTACCGGGTGCTGCTTCTAAAAGAACTGCCCCCTCCTTCTCTAGAAAACCTTTCTCATTTAGCCGGGGTGGAATCAGTCTAAGCTGTGCAGCTCCACCCTTTTTGTAGAATTTTAATGTACCTTTTCTTGACATTCTTACTCTTTTAGTTGTGCAATCCAATCTAGCATTATTAGTCCTTGTAAGGCCATGCTGTTTCCAATTGTTTCGCCGTTAGTTGTTCGGTCTTTCATAACAATATGAAAGACATTGTGTTTATCCACCGATCTAGTGTCAGGAGGAACTCCGATTTCCTCGAAGCCCTCAAGCACTAGAAGGTTGGCTATTAAAGATATTTTATCAGAAATAGAGAGACCATACAACTGTTCTCTCATAATTTCTATTTTATTTGTCATACTCTTTGCGCGTCCATAAATGTATCTCAGTTGCTAGTTGACAGATAGCAGACCTGTACTGAGTCTTTAATTCTACTATAGAAGAGATAGGGGACTCCAAGAATGGGGTGCTATCAGCTATGGTGTATAGTCCAGTCTGGTTCAGGGGTACTTTGATATCTATCTGGTTCAGATCACCTAGCGCAATGAATTTTGAGTTCTCACCCATTCTGGATAGTAGGGTATTCATCTCTGGCCAAGTAGTGTTTTGAGCTTCATCTATTAGGAAGGTGCAGTTCTCATAAGTGCATCCTCGGGTCAACTCTAATGGGATGAACTCAAGGTCTTTGTTATCTATCATTTGTTTAAGGTAGTTATCTGCTTTATTTCCTAGGATCTTTTTAAGAACAATTTCGAAGGAAGCGAGGTATGGCGCATACTTCTCTTCGAACGACCCTGGCACAGCACCGAATGCTTTGCCTTGGCCCACCATTATGGCGGGCTTACATAGAATAATCTTCTTCTTCTGGCTAAGGTATTGATCAAATGCATAAGATAAAGCTAATGAAGACTTGCCGGTGCCTGCAGCGCCAAGCGCTATATTCACTAAGATGGTTTCGTTGAGAAGGGCCTCAGCAAAAGCAGATTGATGAGCGTCCCGCGTAGTGATGCTCCCTAGCTTATACGTCCCGCCAGCGAGAACAAACTCGCCGTTACCAAGATGACGAGCAAAAGCTGTATGTTTTTCATTCATTTCAGAGCGAAAAATTACACAAGAGTTTACTGGTATATAAACTGTCTCTATGCAGATGCGACGTTTGTCGTACAAGCTTTCAACGAAATAGGAAGGAACAAGAATTTCTTTTACGCAATGCATTTAATAACTTTCCTATAGTTAATGGAAGCAATCATTACTTTCCATAGCTATAGAGTAACAGAAGGAACTTTTATTTGTCATCGTTTTTAGATTAAAACACTTGACTCGGCACAGCGACATCAAAATGTTAATAAAAAAGAATATTAATAGAGAAGCGAAGCTTCTCTATTCCGGACTCTGGCAATCTAAATTTTCATAATCAGGTATTAATATATCTCCATAAGATTCTATATTTTCTAATTTTATTAATGGAGAAATTGCTATTCCATTTTCGTAATTGTTTTCTACGAAACTGTCAACATCAAAAATTCCTGGGGGGACGTAAAGGATTCTACAACCTTTTAATTCTGTATAAGTTTCTCCGTCACTTAAAACTACTACTAACATACTATTAGTTTCCATTCTTTAATCCTTCGTTATTTAAATGATGACGCCCAAAGGCGTCATCATCTTGTTCTATTTTAGAACTTGGTACAGTAATGCAGTGCGCCTTTGACCACGCCTGTGGCGCTTACGAGGTCTCCTGCGTAAACCTGCTCACTATCCCAACGATTCTTATCTACGGTCTGGCCGTTGACAGCAATCTCGTTGTTAATGGAGCAGTCGGCATTATAAACTTCACGCGCACGGTCAAGCACACGACGAAGGGTTACTACGCTTTCACCCGGGAAATCTAGCTGCTTCTGGCCGTTGCCAGGAAGACGAAGAAATTCTACTTTCATTTTTAATTCTCTGATTGTTCTGTTGTTGAAGCACGACACAAAGATCGTACAGTAAGATTGGGAGCAAAGTGGAACATAGTCCTACGACGGTCTAGCATGTTCCAAGGTTCACCAGTAGAGTCTTGAATCATTCGATCACACATCTGATGGACCAGGAAAGATACTGTGTTGAATACTAGGGTACTACATATCTTACGATTGCATGGACCTTCTGGTGTTTCAGCATCATTCCCTAAGCTGTTAAGCCAAACGTCTACTTGCTCACTATCTAGATTATCTAGAAGATTTACTTGGCCGAAGTCAAATCCAAGCCTTGTCTCGAAAACTCCAAGAATCTGAGGATTCATCCGGAAGACTTCAGCGACTGCTCGTCTAGAGTCAAAAGAATCTGTAGCCAGAACTAAAGGTCCGCCTTCTGCAATAGTCGATTCTTTCGAAAAGAATTCTGCATGAGTAGTTACATCTATTTCTGGATTGAATCTGCGGAGTACATGTGCAAGTGCATCTACCTTTTGCAGGCCTATGTGTTCAACATCATAGGCCTGATTGGGAAGATTGTGTGGCTCGACCTGATCACGATCCCAAAGATCGAAACGAGTAAAGCCCATTCGAGCTGCTAAGAGAGCAGCATTGCTGCCAACAGCCCCACAGCCTACAACAATAACTCTGCATTCAGCTAAAGCAGGATTAAACCAAGAAGAATGTCTTTGAAAACTAACCTTCTTCTCAAATTCAACGGGCGCTTGCGTCATTTTCTTTCCTGGACTTTTTATTCTTATTCTTATTCTTATTCTCGTAAGCGTTAACGTTCTTGAGGAAAAGCTTCATCCATTCATTGTCTAGCTCTTTAGCAATTCCTGGCATTCTCTCAGAAAGTTTATAACCAAAAGCAATTTCAGCAGCAGCAACAAAGAGATCTGCACCAAAGGTGTCTTGCCCTATAGCAAGCTGTCTAAAATCTTCTCTAGCATCTTTATAAGGAGCCATAGAATCAGCGTTCACCTTAAAAGCATAGAGAGTTGGAACATCATTCTTGTCTTCTTCGAATAGAAGAGCACTCATAATTTTCCAACAGTACTTAGCTTCTAACGAGTCTGGATCCCCAAAATACTGATCCATTTCTTTCATGAACCTCGCAGTAGGAACTTCACTAGCTTGAAGTGTCTTAGCGTTTGTAATAGCTTCTGCACATTCAGAAAGAGTTGGGTAACTTGGTGCGACCCAAGAAAGAATAAATCCATCTTTAATCGAAGTGTTCTGGCCAGTCTGTTTCGTCGTAGAGTCCTGGGACTTTCCACCAGTGTGGGTTTGCCCCTGCACAGGAAAATTTTTAGTGCCATTACTATTATTGCTACCTCCTGTATAAGCAGTAGAGGTATGAACTCTTGTCTTAATTCTTTCTTTCAGGAGGGTGTCAATTTTCGCAAAGTCGAATCCATCGGAGATATGAAAGGTGGCATTTTGTACCTCGGCCCCCAAAACCGGATCGTAAAGACGACAAAAGTATTCATCTTTCTGATTAAGGATTACCATCATAACAGGCTGAGAAGGATTATCTTCTGTGATTTTACGAGCAATCCAATCTTTCCACTGCTCATTATCAGTACCGCTTGGATTACAAGCCATCTGGACGTGAGAGTGACACCAGACTGCCATACGAGAACAGTCTAGGTTGAATGCTTCTAGAGCTTCATCTCTGGGGGGGATTCTATTGCCCTCTTCATCCACTGGAGGAACCAAAGTCCCTTCAGTGTTACGAACCATCAGGCCATGACGCTCGCGAAGCTCGAATGCAAGCTTCAAAAGCATGTTCCCGTCAGTCTCGACTGTTTGTCCAGTAACAGTTTGTTCTGGAATTAGAATATCAGAAATGAAATAGTGAATCATCTTATTCTTATGATCGACTTCTCTATCTATCATATGAAACCACTGACATTCTTGTGCGTTACACTTAGCAGTTAGATACCTTGCCTGCTCTAGTGCAAATCGATCCCAGGTTATCTGGTATCGATACCGTGTACTAAGCAGTTCCGGTGTTGTTGCTTTCATTATTTTCCTGTTGTTCGTTTAGAACTTTTTCAATTTTTGCAGTTTGATTCACAAGAATACCTTCGTATTTTGTATAGCCTTTTCGAAGAATACTACCCATTCTTTTCTCTACTTCTGCATTTGCATTTTCTGGAGTTGAAACTACAGTTATAGTTTTTCCACCTGAAGAAGGAATGATCCAATTAAAGCCTTGCTTTATCATTGATCCGAATCGAATGACTACATCAGGCAAACCATCAGTATATTTTATCTGATAGTAAAGATGATTGGTATCATTTGTACTATTAACATAATTGAAAGTTTTTTCTTCAAAAGAATAACTATGAATTAATGTTGGGATTTCAGATACTTCTGGAAAGTAAGTGTATTCTTTTCCCCAATGATCGGCTGGATCTGCATTACTTACCCAGCTATTCAATGTTAAGAGAATCAAGTTCAAGTCTTCATTCTGAAAGCATTGCCATAATGCAGTAGTAGCTTCTCCTGCACAAACTCTAGCTGAATGAGTAAACATAGAACTAATACTTGAATAATCTATTGGATTAATTATTAATGCAGCTGTATGTGGATGCAATTTAATTGTTCTTAATGCATTCTTATCAACATTTCTCTCTTCTGGACGAACGCCAAAGATTGTATATTTTTCCGCAGGAAATAATTCAATAGTTGGGCTATCTCCTGGAACAACCATAGAGACTTTGAAAAGGTATGGACCTCCGACTCTAGAGCCCCACTTAGTTTCCCACTCTGGGTCTCTTGCTCCTACTCTAATCTTATTAGGCCGAATTGTCCTAGCAATAACTTGATGAAGGAACCAGTTGCTGTTCAAAGAGCATTCTTTATTTTTAGAAACACTTTCAATTGCACCAGAGACTTTATTCTTATAAAGAACATCAAGAACTATCCAGTTCTGGCGTAACCAAATCTGTTGAATATTAGGTAAGGTTTCAATACCCAATTCTTTAAGAATATCATCTTGTGAAACTGCAGATTTTAGAGCTAATTCATTCAGAATATCAAAATCTTTTTTAACTTGATCTAATTTTTTCTGCTGAGCATCTAAAGTATTATTCCAATTTTTAATTTCTTGTTCTTTAGCTAAGAGTATTCTTTTTAGCTCCTTTAATTGATCTACGTTAGCCTGTCTAATCGCAAGTATTTGATTGCGTTTAGACTGATGCTGCTTGTATATAGATTCAAATTCAAGAACATTTTTCTCTTTATTCTGGGCAGCATTTAAATTTCTTTTAAAATTTCTACCAGATTCTGTTCTTACTAGAAGTTTAGAAAAATTCATATTTTGCCAAGATTCACTTGGTAATATTTTTTTTTCTAAAAGAATATTCTCATATTTTGACTGTATTTTTAGAGTGGAATTAATTTTTTCTAAGGTAGTATACCAAGATTTACCTAAGGTATTTATTTGATTAGGAAAAAATCTTTTAACTTCTTTATATCTCTCAACCAAAATAGGATGATTTTCTAAAGATGTTCTTTGTCTAGCTAAATCTTTGACTAAGATATCTAGAGCCTCGGTTAAAATAAGATTTTCTTTCTTATCGAGGTCTGAATAAGAAGTATTAAAATGGATTAGCTGAGTTATAGAGACTTCTTCATAGGTCCCTGAAGAAGGATTTATTACTAAAACGTTTCTTCGTATTGGGATGAACATACCAGGCTGATAATTTCCTAACGCTATCTTCTCGTTTGAAAATTCAACTTCATTTTTAGAATTAGACTTTACAAGTAAGACATTAGTTCTATGTGACGGGCCACAATTGTTTATTAGTTCTTTGAGATATTCTTTAGGAAGTAAACTGATAGGTCCATCTTCGTCTACCCAGCCTTGATATAACCCTATTTTTAACCTACGATTTTCAGCATTAAGATTTAAATTTTTATTATTAACTCTTTTTGTTGTCCAAGTATTAGGAAGTATGAAGCTCATATCTATTTGAGGTTCAACTAGATCGGGATATATCTCTTTAATAGAAGGTGGAATAAGATTATATTCATCGAATACTAAAGGAGTCACATATATTGTATCAGGATATGGCTGATAAGCAGATAGCTTTTGATCTGGATCCTTAGTATAAGATGAAATAGGATCATCTTCTTCTGACTGTTGTACTATCCAAAAGATACTTGAAGAACTTGAATTCTGCTTTAATTTTATATTCGACAACGAATATCTTGATCTTAAATATTCGAGATTATCTACTTTTGGGCTGCCACTAGGCTTTAGTAATATATCTTCACTTAAAGATATAAATTTATTTTCACTTAGATTAAGTGTATATCTGGCAAGACTTTTAATTATTGGATCAAAGTCTTCATTAAAAGGATGTCCAGATCTTGTAGCGTTTGCCTGCAGTAAAGAAGGGAAAGCTAAAACAAATCGAGAAGAATGGAGCGGGCGGGATCCAAGACTAGGAAGCGCATGACGAGAAGTAGAATACATTATATTTCAAATCCTTTTAATATTATTTGTTCATCTATATTTTCGTCGATAGCATTAACTAAGAATTTGAATTGATTTTCACTGATCTTTACGTCAGGTAGAATCTCATAATTTTTTAGTAATAGCTGGATATTAGGTTCAAGTTCGCCTTGAGCTTTATATTTTAGTATCAATAGTGTTGGGTGAGGCCGAAGAGAGCTTAACTCTATTAAGAATTTCTTTCTTAGAGTTTCACGATGCGAAGGAGTTATATTATTTTGAAATAATATTTTAATTCTTTGATAAAAATTCTTAGTTAATCCAGCCATAGCTTTTTTTCTTTGAGTTTCGTTCCACGTCTTTGTGGCTCTTGTGCTAGGATAATTTTTAGGTATAGAGAGAGAAAACTTCTCCCTCTTTCCATATTTAAATTCTGGTAAAGTTTTATCTGGTATTAAATAAAAATTCTTGTAATCGTCATCCGTATTTTCAGTCGGTGTTATTGGAACAAACTGAATCAATTGATTAAGACGCATCTTTTTCCACGGCTATAAGGGCGATGACATACAATCCAACATTGGGCGCTATGTCATCAATAAATATTTGAGGATGTTTAATCATAGGTAGTAGCTCTTTGGGTAAAACTAGACATCCTATTTCAGTTAGGATTCTTTTAGTATCTAAGAGAATATCTATGATTTTTTCAATCTCTTCATTTTTAGATTGAAGAGTTATTTCTAACTTGTAACGAATCTTATGATATTCGATCCAGAGTTTATTAAAAGTAGATACAAGATTATATTCGTAATCAGAGAGTAATCGAAGTACTTCTGATTGAATATGAATCTTTAGCGAGTTAAGATTAGGGATTCGATTTGTATTACGTAAACGTACTTGTACTAATCCATTAATATAATAATTTGCTTCTATTTCAATTCCGCAACTTTTTAAGTTTATTATCTCACTAGGAGATAATCGATTATATTCATTTCTTTCTAGGAATGTTGCAGGAGATCCAGCGAATGCTAAACTTAAGCATTCTTGTGGATCCAACCTCAAAGAAATGTTGTTACTCTGGCCCTTTGTTATCAGAAGATTCGTATTTCTCACTATCCAAGGGATAGAGTTCATTTTGAATCTCCATGATAAAAGATGGAGCATCTTTTATGTCATAGACTAATAAAGGAAAGCCACACTCTTCACACAATAGTCTTTCTGGTAGAATTTCTAATGCTTGAGCATAACCGCAGTTATCTAGATCTATACAATAAACTTGATATAACATCTTTTGACCTAACCAGCAGGGCGGCATAGCCGCCCAACAGAGACAAAATCTTTAATCTTCATAACGGGTAGGAGTATCCATCCGAAGGATGGCGCGAGTAAGATAAGTATTATTTACTCCCTCTGCTCGAAGAGCGCGTCTAGCGTTGCGTGCTTCATCACGAGTAGACCAACGGCTATGCACCTTGGTGGTACTGGTCCAGACTGTGTATATGTAGAGCGGAATAGTGTTCATTTCGATAATCATTTGTTCCTTTATCTACAGAAACCTATAGAAGGTTTATGTAGAATATTTTGTTTGAAAACTGTATCAATAAATTCTTTATTGATAGTTTGATTTGTTTTTTCATAAGCGTAGATGTTTGTAGCAGCTACTCTTAAGAGTCTTCGGACGCGCTGTTCGATCTGTCGAACTTGTTTTATTTTGGCAAGCTCAGAGAAAGCTTCGTCGGTCCATTCAATTGGTAATGTTTTAATATTGTAGTCAAGAACTATCTTGGGCAGAAGATAATCATTTAAGATTTTATGACGTTCTTCATATTCATATTCTCTAAATCGAATGAACTCTAATCTGTCTTTAAGAGCTTCAGGTATTCTATCTTCATAGTTTACTGTAGCAACGAATAGAATCTTGCTAAGATCTACCTCTAACTCTATATAGCGATCGATAAATTCTTTATTTTGAGAGTTATCTAATGCGCTTAAAAGAGCTGATGCGGCTGAACCTCTATGAGTATCAAGTTTATCTAGTTCATCCAAGAGTATACAAGGATTCATTGATCCAGCATTGCAAAGAGCATTGATAATTCTTCCGCATTTACTACTGATGTATGTTCTTCTGTGACCTACTATATCGGCTTCATCACCGATACCTCCTAAGCTGACGGTCTGGAAGGACCGTCCAGAAGCTTCTGCTAAGGTCCTAGCTATACTGGATTTACCTGTTCCTGGAGGTCCAGATAAGCAGATAATAGCTCCTGAACTATTACCTTTAATCTTTTCTATGCACATATGTTCAATCAGATAATCTTTTACATCATCTAGACCATAGTGGCTTCTGTTAAGATCTTCTCTTAATGCTTTTAGAGAGAAATCTCTTTCTGAACTTTTGCCCCATGGGATTTTGAATACCCAGCTAAGATAATCTTTTAGCATAGATGCTTCGGTTGAATTTCCTGGCATCGAATCTAATCTACTTATTTCCTCAGAAATTTTTGGGCGATGCATCTCTGGGAAAGCTGTTATATCCAATCTTTCTTTATAAGAAAGATTCTTAGAAGAAGATGTATTACGCTCTTGTTTCTCTATCTTAGAATTAGTAGCAGGTGATTTCTTTTTGTGTTTTCTTTCCATAACAAGATCACTAATTTGAGTAGTGGTCATAAGCCATCTTTCTAAATTAGATTCTTCTTGAAGATACTTAATTCTAGATTCTTTTTCAGAGAAAACATAATCTGCCATATAATCCATACGACGGAATAAGTTTACTTCTTCTGTTAAGAGATTACATAAAGTCTGTTCAAATATATCAGAGTTTTTAGAGATGACTTTAGATAGAGCTTCAATATCTGCATAGATACCATGTTCATCATCTTCTAACTCTTCTATATAAAATTGAGTAGTACAATAGATTCTAGAGAGTCCATCAGTATCTATATCTAAAATAACATCTTCAGTAACGAATGCGCGTCCTTCAATTTTAATTGTATATAAAGACATCTCATCATTGATATCTTCAGGCTCTGTTATAGAGCCTAATAATCCTATGTCATATACATTATCTAGATACTCTCCAAGATCTTCCATCATTAGAGATGTGTCTCTAGTTTTGGGTATAGCAAAGAGAATGCGACGTTTAATTTGATCTCTTCCTAAAGAAAATTCTACAGGAGAAAAATACTTTAGACGTTCATTCGAAATTAATAAGTGAATTACTTGTCCAGGGATAGGTATGTCATCATTTAATTCTAATACGTAAACGGGATAGTTCATTGTTTTCCTAATACAAGAGGCGCCTTAGGCGCCTCTTGCTATCTCTGAAATTATTTTTCAGGAAGTCTATTTAAAGTTTTTGACCATATAGTTTGAAGATCATTTTCTAATTCAGTTATTTTTTCTTCTAAGTATTCAATTCTAGAATCTTTTTCAGCAAGAATGTATTTAGTTATTGCTTTTTCTTGTTGTAATAGTAATTCGGCAGGATGAAGTGGCCAAGCTTTATTTCTAATATAGAAAGATATTGTTTGTACTAGAAAATATACTACGAATCCAAGCTGATAAAGACCTAGACAACAAAGAAAATTAATTGCTATTGTCTGCATTAATAATCTCTGAGTCTATTGATTCTACTTCTATTTTCTTTAAAGTAGTTTCTCTGTTTTTCTTTTCTTTAATTAGTTGTTTAGGTGTTTTAAGATTTAGTAATTCATTTTCTAAATCTTGTAAGCGCCTAATTAAAATAGAGCGTTCATTTTCTAGGGCATAAATCTTAGCATTAGCTGTTTTTACTTTACGCTCTAATTCTATTATGGTCGTCATTATGGATCCAAATGATGTTGTTTTGTAAGCCATAAGATTCCATTTCTTTTTGGGAAACTTTATAAGCTTGTAGAGGAAGTCCACTATAATATTCACATCTTTCTCCTAGCAGGATACCTTGTGAATTAATTATTGGAGTCATGATTGGGTAATAAAATCCTTTAGCACCTTTTAACGAGGTATAAAAGGATTCAATTGAAAAAAAGGTATAGAAAGATTGAGCTAAAGCGAATTCCAAAGGCATGTTATTCCTATGTTAACAAATGGATAAAATATAACAAGAAGATTAAATGTAAAGTTTGATCAAGAGCTTGTATTAAAATTACTTTATTAAAATTCTGATCTATTCTGGCACGTTGAATTTCCCAAGAGGAAAGTGAATCTGAAAGTATGTGAAACATAGTTATAAGTATAGTATAGTCAATGATATTAAGAAAATTAAAATTGACTACAGGATACAAAGTTAAACCTGTAACAAGAGTCAATGTATAAATCATATGATGTTTAAACATTTCAGAATGTTTCCACCATTTATCTTTAAGCATTATGTTTGTTTGGAATAAAAAGTCTCCAATTAAATGAAGAATTAGAAGGTATGATATCAGCTGCATATGGTGATCTTTAAAGAATATTATTATTTAGAGATTAAATAAGATTCGTATATTATAGAGATACTCCTAAGGAGTATCTCTATATATTTAATAACTAGCTGATTCGGTAAGTATTGGAAAATCTTCGAAGATGTTTTTAACTAAATTTCTAATACTTTCATTTGTAGAGTCGCTTCTATCGATTTCTAAGTAAATTCTTTGTAGAGAATTTAGAGAAACCTGTAAGATACCCGCTAGTCGGCTGTCAGTAGCGCCATGGCCGTCTGCGATATAACCAAGTCTATTCATTAGGATTCCAAGAATATCACATGGTTGGTAATTATAATCCCATACTCTAAACTTCAGACTTGATTTGGCTTTGACATCGAACTCATCGAAAAGACCGAGAAAGGTAATACGTGCTAGATTGCTCATTAAATTTTCCTATTAATTGTTATATGTATAGTAAGGAGTATGCCGGTAAGGGCATACTCCTAAATATCTTTCTATTTTTTCCATAAGATGAAACTTATAGTATGCGATAGTTTTGATACTGCCAACAAATTAGGCTGATCTTTATTGCATAGAAACATATTATATTTTGCTGATTGGTTTCACGCCTTAGCTCGCAAAGAATCTAAGTGAGTACGTTCTTTTCACGTATGCTAGTAGTTAATGTCTAGACTGACAGACTTTTTATCGAGTAATCTATTATCTTTTAAGTTTTTGTCTTTATATTTATATTTAAATTGATGTTTATTGATATTGTTTTCGATTCAGACAGATATTACTATCCTCTATATCTACTATCGCACGTATAACAACTTTTTAGATTTTTTCTATTGATTACTAACTTATATTTTCGAAGACAACCTCTATCTAGCAATTTTTTGGATTCAATTTCATCTCTTAATCTTTGACTCATTTATTTATTACGTAGAAAATCATTTCTATAGGCAACAAATCATTATTGGCAGATCCCTTTAATGCAATTGTTGTTTGATCCTATAGTCTACATAACAAATTTATTTATCTCGGAGAGGTTTACTTTCTCTTCTTCGGGTGCCAGCTCGCCAAAGCGAAAGGGCGCCATAGGCGCCCCCCACAAAGACTTATAGTGTACGATTAGAGTCAGGTTTAAAACCTTTAAAATTCCCCCAAGGCCATAGAACTTGTAAGAGTTTAACTCTATGTTCGTGGTTACCTTTACTCGCTACAAATGCTAAGGCAGTTACATCAAAAGGAGTTTCAAATTTTGTAACATACCAATTTATAACTTGTTTCTCTGTATCAGTCATAACTATTTTGATATCTCTTGCCTGCATAGAGAAATCAATTTTTATTCCTGAAGAGATTATTTGATGAGGAGAAGGAAAGTCGAAGATATCAAGCATGAGAATTCCTTTCAGGAATTATTAAATAAGAATTTTTATCTTCTGCTGGGTGTGGATCTAACAGATGATATCTGCTGTTACTTTCAGTTACGAGAACTCTCCCCTCTCTATATCTAATAGGTGAGGTAGTCGTAATTCTAATGTGACTTAAAAGTTGTCCATATTCTGTTAAGACTTGGCCGCTTAAATAGAATTCATCTTTATTAAATTTCACTAAACGCCATGTGGTGATAGTTCTATCTCGACTACCTGTTTCATGAGTAACAATAGTGTTGAAGTGTGGTTCCATTATGTTATTCATGATATTAGCTCTAAGATTTTAGTTTTTAAGTTAGGGAAAAGATTTTCTGGCAAGTCATCGGCATTAAACCATTCCCATCTTTCACATTTATGTGGCTCCATTAGCTTAACATTTTGTTTTAGTTTAGGATCTAAATCCATAAAATAATAACAAGTTATACAAGCAATGTTTAAGTCTGAGTGTTGTTCAATTGTAGCTTCTAAACTATATAGCTCTGATTGAGATACTTTTAATCCAACTTCTTCAAGAAGTTCTCGCTGACAAGTTTCTTTTAAATCAGTGTCTGTACGATCGACCCAACCACCTGGGGCTGACCAAAGCCCAGCTGCATGGGCTCCTTTACGGAGTCCTAAGAGGACCTGATCTTCGTCGTCTATCACTATTATAGCGACACCAACACCAACGTCATTTGGTCTGGGCATAATATATTCCTTGGAGTTTCATAATCCGGACCAACAGGGGGCCATAGGCCCCCTGACTAACAAAGCATTGTTAGGTTAAATCAGGCAGGCTCCGCCTGCACATGAAGCTTCGCCAACTAAAGAGGTATCATCATCTAATTCTATGATTCTAGTAAAGTCTAGGTTGTCGGGGAGTCGCGCATTCATTTCTGAGTATTGTTCTTCAGTAATACTTTCGAAAGGAGCTTGTCTATAAGTTCCTCCATCAAAAGGTAATACTGAGATACCAGCATAGTTATTACGATTATCCCACATCCAAGAGCCTACTTCTTCCCATTCATTATCACGAACAGATACAGTTACTGAGATACTATGAGTGTTGTCTCCTCTATTATGTCCTGGATATACCCATTCATTATAGAATTTCTTTACTCGCTCTAAGAGATCAAGAGCTGATTCAGTATCTCTGGTAATAGCATTATCAGGTGCTTCACAAGGTATAGTTAAGATAGCTTGGAGGTCGGGTTTTTCCAGATCATCTTCAAGGAATTCACCAAGATACTTTTGAAAGAACTTATAGATTGCTTCGTGTTTACCAACACGAATGCGACGAATCCACCAGAAATCATGCCAAGAATGAATGCCAGAGCTAGAACCTAACACTACCGAAGTGGTACCGTCAGGCTTTTGAAGAGTGCATCGAGCAGCTTGGTTAATACCGAGAAGTTCTGCGAAATATTTATTGGTCTCAACAACTTTTTCAGCAGCCTCTCTATGATTTAGGGCCAAGAATTCATCTGTGGCTACGCCAGTGCTTCCTACTCCAATTAGTGCATCTTTTTCAGTAGCTTCTTTCCAGCAAGGACGAAGATAATGAAAATCAGTATAGGTGGCTTGTAATGTGCCTATGAAGGCTGCGGCCCAAGCAGCCTTGTTATACTGTTCTTGAGTAGTAATAACACTAGCATTAATAGTAGTAAGATTGCAGAAGGAGAATGGTTCCAATCTGGCTTCAACACAGGGATTTGATCTGGATCTACCCGGATTAGTCCAGAACAGTCCTGGTTCGCCAGACTTGCTATCCTTTAGCCATTGAAAATATTTCTTGAAATCTGCTTCAGTAAATGAATCTCTGAAGGCGACCATGCTGTTGTTTGCGCGCCCAAGATAAGGACGCTCAACCCACCACTCGCCATGTTTGCAAGTAGCCATGAGTTCGTCATCTTTATCAAAGAAGGCAATCATGGCAGCTCGGCGGATGCCACCAGATAGTACGGCATCTGCCATAAGGCACATGATTGAATGCACTTCCAGAGAGTTTAGCTGACGGCCTATAGCAGCATTGAGAATGCGTTTGATGAAATTCAATGCAGCCCGCAAGGGGGCTGCACCGGGGGCTCTACCACCAGAAGTGATTAAGCGTTCACCTTTATGGCGGATACCACTATAATCATACTGAGGGAGCGCATTCCCGAAGAAGAATGCTTTAAATAGCATACGAACTGACTCTGCCCAGCCCATAATAGAATCTTCTATTACATATTTCTGAGAGAGTGCAGGCTTAACTACTGAAGGTAGTTGACTAATGTTTTCATGTTCAACTGAATAACCTACTCCTGTTCCGCCTAAAAGCATGAACATGGTTTCAGAGAAACATCTGTAGTTATCACAAGGTAGATAGCTGCAGTTATTGATTCTGCTATTGTTAGCAGCGATAGCAGCACCAGCAAATTGAGCACTTCTCATACTGGGAAGTACTTTCTTTTGGTAAACTAATTCATATGCTTCGTTGATTGTGTCTTCTAAATGAGGAAATTTATCTAGATGCATCTGTTTATTGCGATCTATAATTTCTGAATAGACTTCACGTCGCTTTAAATTATCTAAATACCGGGCATATTTTGAATGCACCGTAGCCTCACTAAGTATAGCCATACCTTTATTCATTTGCTCACCTCTATCTGGGGGTAGCTTTTGATTCTACTTCTTAGCATCTGAACTGCCAACACAACCGTCTTGTCGTGCGCTTGACACTAAATATCTTTCCCATTCATCTGGACTAAGCTGCTGAAACTGATTGAATGTAGTTGTGATTAGTAACTGAAAGGGAAGCTTATCACCAAAAGTAAAGTAGTGTGGAGCAGCTTCATCATTAAGATGTACGCAATTAACGAAGATCATACCTGTGTAACCTGCGTCAATGCATCCCGCTCTTACCTTTAAGTTAGTTTTAGTAATGGAACTACGTTCTATAACTAATCCAACACGATCTTTTTGTAAGGCTATATGTAATCCTGTAGGAAGTAATATTCTTCCTCTGCCACTATCTGGATCTCTTATGGGCCAAACTTCTTGATTAGGCCCGGTATAATATAAATCAAGACAAGCACTCTCTCCACCATAAGCGGGACCATAGGAGTCAGGATTTATCTTGTTGATTCTAAGTGCTTCTTTTAATTGTTCTGTTACGAATATGAGTGTTGGACTTGACATTGTTCTTCTTTGTTTGTAGATTGATGTTGGTCGCGCGATCTCTAGGGTATAGAGCAACATACTGTTGAGCGCGAATAGTATAATTACTATGGAGTTTAATATGAGTGAATATGCAGGCGTAGCTGAAGGTTGGATTAAAGAACGGTTTCTTCGTCAGCGTCGATTTATCCCTGACTTAACTGTTGGAGCAGAATCTTCAGACACAATTTCTGTTGCTGTACAGCTTCGTACATTCGAAGCTTCTGGTAATGAGTATGTAGATGCAGACTCTTCTATCGCATGTCTTTGTACCCTTATCAATAGCAAGGGCGAGGATGTCGGGGCTGGTAAACTTCGTACTGCTGTTGTAGCAGGCGGAGCCGCTGGTAACATAACAGTAACTGGTATTGCTACATTAGATGAGCTTGTCAGTGTAATCCACTGTACTGCTGGTGGTGCTGTTGATGGTGATTTCGCTGATTTAACTTCTCAGTTTACAATTTCAGCTGCTAACACTATCAATAACACTGCTGGTACCAACACGACTGGTAACAAACTTATTGTTATTTACCGTGATCGTGCCGAGTTCCATCTCGCTGAGAGTGGTGCAGGAACTGCCGTAACTGGTACAACCCGTGGGTCCTTACTCGTTACTTCTAGTGCTGCAGGTGCCTTCACAATTGACGTGAAGGATGTTGTAGGTGCTTCTGGGGCTACCCTCTATCTTAAGATAGAGCCCCTTAACGTACCTGGTTATCCAGCTTATACAGCAGTAACTTTTAACTAATACTTAGTTAAGTTATTCCAATGGGCGGCCTTCGGGCCGCCCATTGTCGTTTAGTCTTCAAGATTAATAATAGACAAGAATTCATCTGGAAAATATTCTTCGAGAAGGTTAGAAATACTATGCTTGAGGGTGAAGCTCGAAGAGGCACATCCTTTACAAGCTCCTAGCATTCGAATGTAAACGAAACCATTGCTCGTTTCTACGAGTTCTATGTAGCCGCCATCTTGTTCGACCATAGGATTTATTTCTTCTAAGAAGATTTCTTGGAGTACGAGGAGGGTCATTTAGCTCTCACGAGGGTTAAGTTCGAGTACTTCACCAATGCAAATGATATAGCCTAAGCAATCACAGGCCTGACAATCTTCTTTTTGGTGCTCATTTCGATTGCAGAATAGCGTTCTTGAAAGACCGCTATAGCAAGAGTTTGTATGATAGTGGGTTTTGTATCCTCTATGCATACAAGCACCACATGGTACTTTAATTTTAGCTATCATTTATATTCCTTGAGAACCTAAATCCCAAATAAGACATGTATAGAGAATTAGGAATAATATTCCTAAACCTATTTCTCCTGTGTAATCATGATTATCCATAGTTATAAGTCGTAGATATGGATAGCACGATTATTGAAAACATTTTCTATAATTTCTTCAATAAGCTTCCAATCACCACCTGCTCTTCCGGCACCAATTCTTCCACTTGCTACTATTTCTTCATCAAGTATTTTCCAAATGCTTAAACGATCTTTAAGCGCTTGAAGACTTGTATCTAAAGCATAGTAATCGAGATGACATTTATCTAATCCATATCGATATTGAGTATAGAGATTAACAAGAATCCGATTGTCTTTTAAAGCATGAGTATAGGAAGTAGTACCTAATTTTCCTAAGTCTCCTTTTGGAGTCTGAAGATCTGCTCGATAAGCTTCCGGATATCGCTCGCGCATTTCTTTGGCTAAGCCTGAATTCATGGTGCAAAAACAATTAGCACCATGGAAGATTACTTTAGCTTGAGAGTCAAAGACATTACCTCTGACATATTTAATTGGCATTTTAGAATCTCATTTTTCAGTTTTTGGAATTAATAGGAAGTGCTTTTGTCGAAAATTGAAATTTATAAAATTCTAATTCCTTAATTCGCGAATCATATAGGAAACTTGTGAGGACTAAAGATAGAGGGGCAATAAGAAACAGGATTCTTCACAGAGAGACTTCTTATAGGCGCCCCCTCTTCTAGAATCAAAGCAGTTAAGGCCCCACCATGAACACAACCAGTATCCAAGCCAATAGCATAAGGAAAGATACGAGGTCCCATAGAATTCAGAAAAGGCTGATGACCAAAGATTACTGTACCATATCTACCTTCGTATATCTCCGCCCAGTAAGTATCATATTGAGTAATACTATGTATATCTTTAACAGATTTTCCTGTTGGAGTAATGTATCTGGTACGTAAAATTTTCTCTAAAGATTTTCTAGGAGTGCTCGAAAGTTGGAAAAGATCTTTAATTAGGAGTTCGTCCTTTAGATCTATATGTTCAGGCGCGATACCTCCATGAACACACATGTATTTTTGATCATTTATTATAAATGAATAATAAAGGTATCCTTCTAATAACCAATCTATGTCTTCTCGGGTTAAGCCTTCCTTTTCGAAGTCTTCTACCCATGTCATGAGTCTACGCTCTTCTTCGGTCTTTATGTACCACCTGTAATGCTTATCTTCATGATTAGCAAATATGAATTTAACATTACAGTTCAGGTTTTTTAAGATCTGAATAATTTGATGGCCGTATCCATTCCTCTTATGGAATAAATCACCGAGACTAATAAAAGTATCTTCTTGAGTTAATTCTAATGTCTTAAGAAGGATCTGTAATGTTTCTATACATCCATGAATATCACCTATACAAATTGTTCTTCCCATAATTATTCCTCTATAGTATGAGAAATAATACCGTATTTACTTAGTTCTCTTTCATTATTCTCTTGAAGAGTCTTATGTTCTATAACAATGTCATTAACTAAATGTATTACTTTTAGTTCTATTAATTCAATAAGATCATTAAAGTAACCTTGGCTAGCATTTTGGAATTGAATCCATTCTTCAGGAGATAAATAATTGGTTTTACGATGAATCCCTCTTACATTAAGAAGAAATGTTAACATCATTTCTTTACCAATATCTTGACAAGCTCCGGGGATATATTCTTCAAGAACAATTAAACATTTTGGCATACCATCTTGTTCAATAATCTTCCAGATATCTGTTTTATGCTCTTCTAACAATTGTAGATCATTAATTATATGAGCAACTCTATTAGTTTCTTGATGAAGGATTTCTGCTAGCTCTTTTAGAGAGTATTTTTTCTCTTTGATTATTAGGAATCCTAATAAATGAAAGAAGTTTGATAGTAGTTGTCGAATATTCATTGGTTTATTCCTCACAGCGAAGGGGAGCCATAGGCTCCCCTTCTTGTGGTACTGATAGTTTACTTATTTAAAGTTTCTTGAACAGTCATTAGTTTTTCTTTCATTTCTGGAGAAAGAACTTCGTTGAACCGACTACATTCTTTCCAACTCATGCGTGCATGAGTACGTACTAGGTTGAAGTAGTCAAACTGATAGTCTACTGGACCTTGATCCCAGATGACTTCAAGAAGATCATCTAGTGTTTCAAGGTAAGGGAAAACCATCAAGTTAGCTTTATTAAGATCATGGCTTTCATAACAAACAGAGAAATTGCCAGGCAGACTGATTTTAGTTACGTCACTTGATGGACGCTTCATAATGGGTTTTACAGTACCATCTTGAAGTTCTATTTCACATGCCTTGATAGCAGCCTTTAAGGTGTCCCTATTCTGTTTCTGAAGTAGTCCGCCACCCATACCATAGGCAACACACTGAGCGCTATAGCCAGCTCTGTAAACAGCATCTGCGATGGTTCCTATATCTTGCAATTCAAGACCATCACCTTGGATAAGACCAGCGCCATTGATAACTCGGTAACCCAAAGAGTTTTTGGTGCTGCCAAATGCCTTTTCAAGATAGAATAATCCATCTAGCACTGCCTGCTGGGGGTCTCCCGAATCAGGTCGTACTACAAAGAACTGGTTCTTTGCGCGGCAAGGCTCAACAATAAGAGGAAGAATTTCTTTAAGAAATCTATGATAATCATAAGAATCAGCAACCACAGAAAGGATAGCACCCTCAGGAGACTTCTCAATAAGATTGAGAATAGCTTTGAGTTCGGAATCCCAAGTGGTCATAACAGAATGCTCTGTGGCAATGACAGACTGACCGATAGGAACCCCAGCATTCCACTTGGTAGCAAGCCAGCCTGCAGTCATGGTATCTGTGCCTTCAAAGAACAATAAATGGCCAATACCTGTAACCATAGCAGTCTCAGCGGAACTCGTGCCGCGACTGCCGAAGTCATGGAACCTACTATCAAGTAGAAAGTGAGAGTCAGGATCTACAGTCTTTTCAAAGTAGAACTCAAGACAATCACGGACTAAGGCACTCTTAGTAGCAGTACATGAAGGCGACCATAGCCGCATTAGACGAGATTCCAAGAATGTAACTAATCCCTGATAGGGCGCTTTGGCAGAAATGACAAAGCAAGGTATGCCTGGGTGTACGCACTGTCCTTCTCGAAGAGATCGGATTGTGACAGGCCAATACCCATTGTTCTCTTCAATTACCTTAATAAACAGATCACGAGGATATTGATACTGTGTACCAGCCACACCATGATGGGCCAAGTATTCATCAGCTTCGTAAATATCTTCCATTGTAATGGGGACACTCAAGAAGGATTCGTACATCCATCTCATACCGAAGAAGACAATTCTACTATCTTCTATGGGGAGTGTATTACCTCTGAACGTGAAATAAGCATTAATTCTTTGAATATCTGGAGAATATTCTTCAGGATGACCCATTTTGTAAGAATCAGCATCTAATAGTGTTGGAATATGTATATTCATTTTAACCTCTTTATGAGTTTTGTTACGATTGCGAGCTTATGCTCAGGTTCGAAGACACATTTCAGCTATAATTGAACTGTGATCTTCGAAGATTATCTCAGACATATTGCCTAAGATTTCGTTTAGCGGAATGAATTTGCTCTTAGCAGCATCATCATCAGCACGATGAGTAACTTCTAGAACATCAGGGATGCGCCACAAGTAACCTTCTGTGATTGTACGACCTCGTTGACTCCGCAAAGGATGATCAAAAGATCGTACTTGCTGGATCCATGCTGAATCCATTGGTACTCGGGTTGTTCCATTCTTTGTATGTCTGAAGATCTCAATATGAGTCTCTTCTTGAAGTTCACGTTCAGCTGCTGCTCTTTTGGTTTCATTAACATTCAAGAACCCACCTGGTAGCGCCCAGAGGCCCATACCAGGACGATGGCGGCGCTGAATCATAAGTACCATTCCACGCCATAGCACTATGTTATCTACCGTTTGAAAAATAGGAGGATAGGGCAAAACCCGATATGGCTCTTGATAGTTCTGTTCAAATTTATACTCTTTGCGTAGCCAATCAGCTTTAGTATCTAGAATCCAGAAATTGAGATAATTATTAACCCCAGGAGAACAATCTGGATAGGTCTGATTAAGAGGGCCAGTAAGAAGTTCTTTGCGTACATCAGTGGCGTTATAGATTTTAGTCCCTAGTTCAACGGGACTAATCTCTATACGATTCCATTGAGGGAATATCTTAAGATAATAACTAGTATCATCTTTATTAAAACCATAGAGAGTGATTTCGAAGTTATTTTCTTCACCGCTTTTAGACCATAGTCTAAGATTTTTCTTATTGTTTTCTATGGCATCTTGGATAGCATATTGCCATCGAGTATCTGAGTAAGGATAATCTCGGATACCTTGAAAGAACATTCTTTCGAACTCTTCTTTTGTAAACGCTTGGTGAAACATTTCAATACGTTCATGAACATTGAATGGACATCTAGTATTAGGTGCCTGATAGGCAGAACCTAATAAGATTATGACAGCATCTTGTTCTGCAAGTATCTGGCGAACAACTGCTTCATGGCCCTTATGAAGGGGAGAAAATCGGCCTATGAAGACCCCGACACGCATCATTTTTAGCCTCTTTATGAGTTTTGTTACGAATTAGTCCTTATGGACTTTTCAATCATAGCATAAGGGGTGCCTTTCGGCACCCCTTATCTTTAGTTACTTCATTACTATTTCACGGAACTTTCGTTCGATTTTACCAGTTACGCCTTCGTATCGAAGCTCAAGGCGCTCCTTCACATCAGGATTATCATCCATGTATTCTGTCATTATGAATCCAAGATCGATGAGCAACCCGGCTACAGTAGCACCAAAGATTGCAACAATGCTTTTAGATACAGAACTTAGAGTGATGAAGACAATTGTAAAAACAACAACATCTGTAAAAAGCCTATTGGCTTTAAAGAAGTTTTGAACTATTACAGGCATTTTATGGAAAGAGATTATTGCAGAAAGGAACGTGAGAAATCCGAGAATGAATCCAGCTATCATTTTTTCATTCCTATGATTAGGCTAGTTAAGGGAGGGCACACCTCTGAATCTTCTTCTTCTTCTTCTTCTTCTTCAATCGTTACAGGAACTTTTGCCATTAGCTTTAGACGATTTGCTTCTGCCTGTAATGGCTTATTATAAACCAATATAGAAAGAATAAGTTCTTTACAAAAGTCTAAAACCAATCCGTCACTGGCTTCGACCATAGGTTCTAGCCATCGTTCTTTATCTTCTGGATGAAGTTTTGCATTGAAGAATGAGCGTCGCATTTGAACAGATGGAGTTTTTACTTCTATGATTCTGTTGAACCTGCTGGGTCTAGCCTTTAATCTGTCTGGAATTTTATCTATATAGTTAGTAGTTCCTATGTAGATAATATTTTCAACAGTAGAACGGCCGTCTAGAAGTTCTAGAATTCTATTCTCGTAATTTATAAGATAACTATCTATTTCTTCCCATATCACTAGAATTGGATATGTAGGATTTTTAGTAACTACACGAATATTTTCTATGAACTTAGAAACTAGATCGGGAGGAGGATCTATTAGAACAATATATCCAGCTGATATAGCAGCTTCTTTAACTCGATGGATTACATAAGTTTTTCCAGTACCAGGAGAACCATGAAGAAGTAACCCACTTCTATATAGAATATTATATCTTTGGTATCTCTCTTTAGTCTCTACTGTAAAGAATTCATTAATAAAATCTAGAGTTTCCACAGAAGCTTCATCTTCTAAAGGAATAAGATTCTCAGTTACTATTGAAGTAGGGACTAACCACTGCTTGCCTGTAAATTGATTAATTCCTACTTTGTATACTCCAGGAGGAATAATTTCTATAAGATTCGATATATCTGGAAGTGTGCTAAATACAATCCATTTGTCTTCGTCTATATATACTTTATCAAATGCCATCTAATACTCCATTAATAATTAGAACCCAAGGTTTTCCGGTAAACATACAAATAGTAACTTGATTACCATATCGAACTAGTTGCCCAGCTCTACCAGGCGTATTCGAAGAAGCTCTCTCATATCTACCTGATTCATATTCGAGATAGGGTCTATCGGGAAGATCTCTATTTATTTCTATCCATTCAGATTGGTCTGTCAATCTTATTTTTAGAAAATCTGTATGAAGCCAGAAATGAAATGTTTTGTATAAGTTTTGCATGTACCTCAAATACACAGGGCGCCATAGGCGCCCTGTGTATAGCAATTATTAGGTCTGTAGTTCTATTGGAGCGCTAAATAGTAATTGAGTTAAGAATAATTCAAAGTCTTCTCTATAACCTTCAGGCAACCAAGATAGAGGAATATTAATAATCTCTTTGTCTTTAATCGATCTTTTATGATCGTATTGACTTACCCTCAGCCAAACTTTTTCTACGCTTTCCGCTCTTAGAATATATGCTATCTGTCCATATTTTTCATGTTTAACATAAGTTCTGACTATAATAGCATCTTTAGTTTTATGAATGTTCCAATTAGCTTGTTTAAGAACTTTAGGTTCATAGAGGAGTTCATCAAAAACTTTTTCTATATTCTCTGGCCTAGGCATCAAGATACCTCTTCTATATCGATGTAGTTATCATCTTCTTTGGTCAAACCTTCGAGATATAAGAATTTAAAAGCTTTATTCTTAAAAGTTCTCATCAATTCGGGGTGAGTAACTTCAATGCAAACTCCTTCAGAAATATGTTCTGGGAATTGCTTTGAAGGCTGTTCTGCAAGATTATTAACTATTTCTAGGAAGTCTATTTTGCCACCTAGAGTCAATTCATCTACAGTTCCGTAAAACAGGCGGGGAACATGATACAGACCTAATACAGAGCATCTAGCAAGACGCTGGGGGTAGCTGAGATCTATTTGGTGTCCATCTGGATTAGTATGAGTAATCCGATAAATCCAAATTTGATGTTCACCAAGTTCTGCGTCACAGTTATAAGAATATTCCATTTTAGAACCATTCATATAGCTTTTATACTGTTTAAGAATCTCTGCTCCAATACCATCTTTTTTTACATTATGATGAAATAGAGGAGAATTGGGCGCCTGATATCCTACGATTTCATAGTAAAGAGTTTCTCCTTTATGGAGAACGCCTGTTAAAGATTCATGAATCCTTTCTCGGAATCCATTGCCCTTGTGGTATCCATCTACGATTTTATCAATGAAGGCCACGCGACGACTGCCGCTAATAGTTTCATATTCTTCAGTAGTAAGATCTAAAGCTTGGAAAATCTTATCAAAAGGATTAATTCCAAAAGCTATATTGTTACATATCTGTCCTAATCGGATAGCTAAAGTTTGGTACCAATTGATTTCACGCTCTCTTCGAACTAAGACGTTACCAGTTCGACCTGAAGTTCCATGAAGCTTTGCAGTTATAAGTATCTGAGCATCCTTAGGGATTCTCTTATAATTGTATTTAAAGTTTTCAGTATCAAAATGCTCAATAAATGTTGGCGCCCAAGCAAGCTTACGTTTGATTTTCTTTTCTTTATTATCTTTGTTTTCGTTTAGTCTCTGCTGGGCAGGGCTAACATATCTTTCGCAGATCGGTCTGCCATTCAATTCAGTGAATAGATAACCAGGGTGAACTGTAGAAAAATCAAAGCCTGTATACTCTAGGCTAGATAAGGGCGCGATGTATCCTTCTGATACCTGTCCACGAAGTTTAATGCATCGAATACGACCGCTTTCTTCGAAGAATCCAAATTTATTTGCTTCTTTATTAGGACGAACTGAAGCCTCTGTTGTACTAGAATATCTATATTCACTATTTTCATATAGAAATTCATTAGAGAATTTACCTCCTTCTGGGAAGAAGCAAGCCATATCTCCAACTTTATAATCAACGGTACTAATAACTTGTGAACCTGCGATATGAACAATTTTTAGTCCGTTATCACTATTGGGATGAGGCTCTACAGCAGTTATAACTGTAAAAATTCCGCTATACATTTTATATCCTTGTTTAATCTTCTATAGGACTATGTTTATTCAATATTCTGTGAGCAAATGATTTGGCTATTTGAATAGTTAAATCTAATTGTAAGTTTGGTATTATCTTACCAAATTGTTTTGCTGTTCGAAGTAATTTGGGTTTGCTGCTTCCTTTAGTAGGTAACAGCAGCAAACCCCAATATGGAGGTACTCCTAATTCCGTCAGCCTTTTAATTGCTATCTCTTTAGTGGTTTGTTTATCAAGTCCAAAAGCTTCTTTTGTGCCTGCAAGATAGCAATGAGTTGAGCCCTGTTCATATTTTAATAACTTGCCTTTAGTTACATCAGCTATTAAATCTGATCTTGTTCTTTTAACTTCAATACTTGTTATTCTAGGATTAGGCTTAAGAGGGCTAGTCAAAGCTATTACGTCAACGAAACCTCCATTCCATTGGAGTTCCCAAGAACAGATATCATATATATTTTGTTTTAGTGTCCATTTGGCTACTAATTCACATAATCTACGATGGCTGTTCTCAGGCATTTACTCTGAAACTGGAGATCTATTAATAGTTCTAGGAACCTCTTGTTCTTTCTTTTGAACATAAGATTCAGGTAAAGAAATATCTAGTTCAGAGAGAAAATCTTCTGCTGAATTTCCAGTAATACCTTTATTGAATTGCTTATCCATTAGAAGTTCATTAACAATGTTATCTCTACGTTCTACTAACCATTCACCTTTTAGAAGGATTTTGCTGTTAAGATCAATCTCTTGAGCAGGAATGGGATTTTCTGTGGCACAACACGGGCATAGCCACCAGATAGATATGTTTTGACCTCCAGGCACGTCTTGCACTTTCTTGTAGAAGTCTTTTCTACTTAGAATAATTTCGGCGTTACACCCTGTTAATTTAGCCCCTTCATATTTTGAATCTAAAGTTCCACATATAACTTCTTTTTTCCATATTGTTTGCAATGGAGGCGGAGTCTGAGAAGAAAGATTCCGCCACATTTTTGTAGGAAATTTCTTAATATGCATAATTATCCCTGAGTTATACAGCCAATGGTAAGATGAAAATCTGGCTTAGGATTAGGATTAAGATTTTGAAACTTTCTGATATCTTCAAGCTCTTCTGAAACTACATCAAAGAAGAAATAATTCTTTTTGCCTTTTTTGATTTCAGTATTGTATGAGATCTCTATAGTTTCTCCATCTCTATATCGGGGGATTGAATAAAATTCTTCTCTTATAAATGTAACATGAGGACCCCAAGAAGATATAGCTGGTTTTTGGCCATAGTCTTTTAGAATGGTTTCTCGTGCCTCTTTAATTACATCAAAACCAACATGAACAATAGCCCAGTTTTTCTTTTGTGTAGTTATAATTAAAGCTTTTCTAATATTTTCTAACAATAAATTTAGTTCAGGAGTTTTATTCTCAATGAGAAAAGCTTCATTATAGATATTATTGACTATAATTGGATGACAAGCTTGAGGGCCTAAACGTGTTAATAGTTCAGTGTCTTTTTTAAGGAGATTTTTAATATAATATATATATTTAGAAGGATAGGTTTCATTCAAGATATTAAAAAGCTGAACAAGAAAAGGTCTAATTTTAGATATTTTTCTTGAACCTATGGCATATGCAACTGGATCATATTTTATGATTCCAGTTATTGTTTTTAGTTCCATATTTTCCTTATGTTTTATAGTTTGTCGGGGTGCAAAGCACCCCGACAATGCTCTTTGAAGTCGAGCTTTCCTTTTACTCTTTATTGCTTCAAGTAGTCATTCTACGGGTGCAATCGGAAGAGTATCCTTACCCTAACAGTTCCTGAATCATATGATTGTAAACTTCAATACATTGTTCTCTTGGGTATTTACGAGATAGCAAAGGTATCGTAATTTCACCTAATATTTTGATTGCATTAACAAAGAATGCTTGATCAAAAATTAAGCTATTGGCTATATCTTCATCAACGTAAGCCTTGGCGTCTAGTTTTTCCAACATTTGATCGCTAAGAACCATGGGAACAGGCTTTGGGTACCAGTCTTTATTATTTGTATCTTTAAGAGTCCAGATGTAATTTCTGTTACTCAAAACAGGATCATTATTTAAATAGATACTAAGATAAAGTGGATCATTCATCACTTTAAATCTTTTCAAGACTAGGAAGTTTACTTCTTTTATTTCAACTATTTTACCAAGATGGGACATCCACGCCTAAGACTCTTGTCCAGTCTTCTAGAGTGCAGACAGGAATCCAAGTGATATTGGTCCTAGAAGCAACAATTGCTGTCCCGACCGGCCATCGACGAAGAGCTTGCTTGTGAAGAGCATGTGGATCCTCTTTCACTGTGCCTTTTAGGAATGTAGCAGTAGCTCTATTCTCTTTATAGTATTTACGGATGCTAGTATCAATTTCAGCTTGAGTATGACAAAGATTTCCTTCTACATCTTTAATAGAAGTAAAACCATTATTCTTTATCCCTGCTAATTTAGCATCTACATAGGCTGTTGGAGTTGGAGTTGGAGTTGGTCTATGGCTAGGTGCAGTCGTCGTCTGTACGGGAGCTATCTCTTTGGGAACGTATGTGAGAACGCCGTTACTTGTCAACGGGTAATACGTAGGATCAACTATAACTACTCCATTATAGGTATAGGTATATCTACTTGGATTTGGTATATAATTAAATAAAAATTGTTTAAGTGTTGTCCCAGAAGTTAGTCGAAAAAGTCTTCCATCACAAGTAACTACAATTTCTTGGACGGCTGCCGACGTAGGTGCTGGTATAGCTTTTTCAGCAGCTTTTATGACTAAGGTATAAGAGGATTTTTCATCGAATTCATAGTTTAATGCATCTCTATAAGGACCTTCATAAACTGTAAATCCATTTTTTTCAATACGAATAGAGTATGTTGATGCGCTTGAGAGTGCTATCCCACTTTTTCCTAGTGCGTCTAGAGTATTTATTGCATTAGGAATATATACACTAGTGGTACCATAGAGTATAGTGATGCTACGATTTGTAATTTCATTGCCTTCAAGATTTACTTTTCGGATTCTCTTGGCCAAAGTCCCTACGTATCGAGCATCACTGACTGGTTTTGTGCTATTCTGTTTATCAACGACACTTGTTACTGCGACTGTAGCCCCATTCATATTCTCCCATTCTTCATAGAAGTTATTCTTGTCTGCATCGCTTTGACTGAACCAACCATGATATAGGGTAAAAGAGATATTGATTTTGCTAGCCTGAAGGTCGGCCTTTTCTTTATCAATACGCTCTTGATCTTTATCAGTTCTAAAAAGTTTTGCGGTAAGGAATGGATTATCGTTATTCATTTTTATCCTATGGTTGAGTGAGAAGAATGGAGCAAAGCTCCATTCTTCAGGGTTACCTTACGGTAATTGCGCTTTAGGAAGCTGCAGGAGCAGGAGCTGACCAACCCTCAGGGATGGTAAGAAGCTCTTCCCACTCTGCACGAGTTAGACCGGAGGTGTGGTAATCACTTACCCCAACAAGGTCTAGCACGCTAAGGAGAGGGAGGTAGTTATCCGTGCTCTCGCCATAGACGAAAGCGGTACGGATAGCAGTGGTAGCCTCGTCAGCCTGGTCGGCCTGACGACGTAGAGCTACAGCGGTCTGCGCAAGCTGGAGCTGACGCTCCCCCATGCGGTCTGCGACCATTGCAAGCTCACCAACAATTACCTTCTTTGCATTCTCTGCGGCCTTAGCCTGGCCTTCCTTGAACATCGCACCGAACTTAGCGTTCGAAGTGAAGACATTCTCAGAGGTGGGGGCGGCGAGAGAAGCAAATGCCTGTAGAACGCGCGAACTAAAATCTGACATATATTTTCCTCGTATTTTTTATTTGATACTTAGAAAATTCAACCTGTTTGTGTAACGTGCCAACGACATCAAATACATAGATTGACTCTAAAGTTGGCGAATCTCTCGCCATGAATGATTACAGTACAAAGAATTGCTCTGAATCATATATAAATTTGGGGCTTAGGTTAGCTTAACGCTTAGTCACCCTGTTAGCTTTACGCTAAAGATCTTCCCGATATTGCTATTGAAGACTTTGATGTTTTAAATGCTCCCGCATTCTTGCAAGGTTCCCCTGTTAGCAAGATAATTAAGGTATCTTCCCTGTTGAGGCTTATTACTCCTCAATGGGCCCGGTCCATGCCCATCCACACTTCCCTCTACACCTTAATCCGAAGGGACCTTTCTCCCAACCACAAGGCGCCATAGGCGCCAAAGAACAAAACCTGGAGTATGTGCTTCATTGAAATGGATATTCATGGGCCATTTCTGACCCATGAATTGAAGCAGAAAGGATTTTCAAGTTGATAGCTTCATTAACCAACTGTTTGTTATAGAGGAAACCCTTTTTCCCCTCACTTGGCTTAGGTGCACCATCTAATTATCCTTCATCTTAAATATTTATCATAATAGCTAGGTGTGCTATAGTTTTTATTAAATATGATTTAGTCTAATAGATTTAGAACCAGCTCGCCAAAGCGAAAGGGCGCCATAGGCGCCCCCGCACACAGATTCTCAGGTCGCTCTTTGTGAGTCTAACAATAGTTTAGCCCATCCAAGCCCTATCTGTTTATCAAGCATAGAGTCTATTTCGTGCATAGCTTTAGGGAATTGAATATATTTTATTTTATATTCTTTGTTCTTCCATTCTAAAGCTATTCCTCCTAATTCAGGATCACAATAGAAAGATATATTTTTATTCTGTTTTAAATAATCATACGCGATCTTTATAGAATGATCTCTCTTTATTTTTTCTAGAATCCTAATATCTATCTTTTTTAGATTCTCTTCAGAAAAATCTTTAATGGATGGATACATTCTTTGAATCTTTATTATTTTTTAGAATGTCATCTAAATCTTTTTCTATAGCTCTACAGAAATATAGAAGCTTTGCTTCTAAAGGAGCAATTTCATGAAGGGTGGCATTCGTCTTCCAATTCAGAATTGCATAATGCAATTGAATTTGTAAGACATAATTCCAAAAACCTGTATGGATTGCTTTTAGTAATTCACTTTTTTGAGAATTCGTTAAAGTGCTATATTTTAAAACAATACGAGAAAATTCTTCTCTAATACTTAGAGGCCAATTCTTATCTACTTTGTGCAGGGACATGCGTTTTGTTCTCTAGTCAAGATATTTATTATTTCACCTGTCCCTTTGCATTCGAGACAATTTGTTTTTGCTGCTGCTTTACGACGAGCACGAAGAGCTGCGCGAAAATCCATAGTAGGTAATACTTTTTGGACTTTATTAACTGTTGATTTTAAATCTGGTAACAAACATGTTTCTGCATCATGATTGATTAAACAGATTAAAGAATTATCAAAAATAGAGTTTTTTAAAGTATCTGTCTTCATAGCAAATTCGCAATTGATGCATCTCTCAGCATGAGGGAAATTATTCAAAGAAATTTGTTTCATAAGGCAAGATATCCAGCAGCAAGAATAATTATCCAAATTAAGAAAAAGAATATTTCGTTATTGTTGGGATCTTTTGTTTTTCCCATATCAGTAGAAGAAGTGCTGGAAGGATCTGAAAAGAATTTGATCTTAATAGATTGATATGGCAAACCATTATTTTGGGATATGTTATTCCCCAACGGTCCCCATTCAACGATTTCAAACTGATTGTTGACTTTTAATCTCTTGTTTATTTCTTGACGAAAAGATGGATGAATAAAAGTTATCATATAATCAGTTTCATGTTCTGAATTGTTTTTAACAATATGTTCAATAACTTTTACATAATCATTAATCTTTTTTGATTCACGTACAGTATATCGAACCATATCAACCTCGTTATTAAGACCTGGGAAGTGGGGATGTATTCTCTAAAAGATTTTCTATTATTTCAAGAGCATGTTTCAGTTTCTTTATTTTTTTACGAGAATTTTCTATCTCGTTAATGTCTTCGCTAAAGCTTAAAGTTATTGTTTTTGTACAATCAGCTATCTTTAAATTGATAGGATTTGAAAACATATTTACTGTTATTCTATCAATAATGATATAAGCGCCACTATCAAATCCGATTTCATTTAAGAAGGATCTCATTTGAAGATGATTAGACTTTAACGAAGATTCGAAATCAGGATATTTTTTAAAATCTATCATATAACTTCGTAGATTGTAAGTATTTCTTCAATAGAACAATTTAGTTTATTAAGCCTAACATTTTCTAGTAACTGTTTATGAAACAGAGGATCTTCTTCTGAAGGCGCAATATAAATCACTTTATTAGTTCGCCACTTATATTTTAATTCATAAAATTCAAGAGGAGTAAGACTCTGAACATAATGTTCACAGATAATCTCTTCTCCATCAAAGTTATCTTGTTGCCAAATATATTTAACTGTTTTACTTTTAGTATGTTTTTTAATAACTTCTAAAAGATCTTCTTGTCGCATTCTACTCAGATATTGATCAATCATTGATGCCTCTTTAAGGTTAGGGGAGCGCTTAGCGCTCCCCTAAGTTTTTCAAGAATGAATTACTTCAACTTTATTTTCTAGAGTTGCGAATCGAAGCTTTTCATATCCAATTTCAGTTAGATACCAATCTTCAGTTTTTTCATTTTGTAAACAATAACCAGCTTCAATCAAGTTCGGAAAGGGACGATCTCCGTTCAGAACACAATTCTTAAGAGAGTCTCGTTCAGCTACTGTTAGCCTTCCAAAATGGGCAGGAACATTGCGTTCACGAGCTGGCTTTTTATGGAAACTCATCCTGCGCTCCTGATATCAAAGGAGCGGAGACCACTGAATGGATTCTCAATATGAACAGGAATTACAGCGGACACCTTCTTATCTTTCATATAGCGGCGCCATTCCGAACGACGAAGACTCACAGGCTCTAGTGGCTCTGTTTCCTGATTAAAATAATGAACGAAACCCATAGGACCCATAGAAATGGTCTTGGGACGAGCCTTGAAAGAACGAATAGCAAGAGTATTTGGACTAGCCATATAATACAGATTCCTCAAGAACTATAAGTTCTTGATTTTAAAACAATTTGATTTAGAGTTTAGGCAAAGAAATATGAATTCTTTCTTTATCTTTAGCGAGATTCCAGGTGTGTCTTGTTCCACCAGGAGGAGGTTGAGTATCACCAAAAGTGAATGCGATTATCACATCACTTTGAGATACTGGAACGTTTCTTTTTAGGAAACCTTCGTGAACAGTACTAATGATACTACCTGAAGATAGTAATTCACTTAAAGTACTTAGTGTGTGTCTTGGTTTAAAGCCACAATCTTTTGAAAATTTACAATGCCAATAGTTAGCTGTCGATCCATCTTTTGAATTGGAATCATATGCATGTTCTTTGTATGAGAACTTAGCGGGTAGATGAAGATGAAGAGGCAGCTTAGTCTCTTTGTATAAGCTAACCGCTAGATGATCGGCGCCGGCGGCGCCACCAGATACAAGATGAATATCTTCATAAGCAGTTAAATAAGTTTTAAGAACTTTATATGCCTTTTGATAAAGACTAAAGCTAAATGCCTCATTCCGTCCTGCGCTACCAATAATACTAATTGTAGTCATTAGATATCTATCACATGTGGAGGGTTAGTTATTTGGTAGTTTTCATTTAGCTGAGAAGCATTTAGTATCAAGGTGTTATCTATTTCTTGGCGCCCATAACTCTCATGTATGTGACCATGACAATGGATTTTGGGTTTAATTCTTTCAAGAACTTGTTCTTTTAAGAAATCGCATCCAGCAAAATCACCATTCTTACATTTATCTAAAATTTTATATGAAGGACTATGGGTGATAAGAATATCTATATCATCTGGGATAAGCATCCAGGCTTGATAGCGCTCAGCTGAATTTGCACAGAAAGCCCAATTACCACACCAGCTAACCCAGGGGGTGCCCCAGAACTTTAGACCCATGACCTCGACACCACTATCCTCTAGATAAACGATAGAAGGATGTTCCTTAAGAAGCATATTAAACATGTCAGGATCTTGTTCAAACATGAGATCATGGTTACCAGCAATGAAGATCTTATGAGAATGAGGTTGTGCTTCAAACCAAGTCAAGAATGAACTTATCTCTGGAAGGGTACCTCGACCTGTAGCATCTCCAGCATGAATGAGAATATCTCCATCTGGGAGAACAAGAGATGCATGTTTATTATGGGTGTCGCTAATGAAGACTAGTTTGGGCATTTATGACTCTGATATCTATTCGTGCTTTAAAGCTAATAGAAGGTAATTGGTCGGGCGGGGTGGACTTGAACCACCGACATCGGCTTTATAAGAATCGCGCTCTAACCAACTGAGCTACCACCCGTTAGGGGACAGTTGTAGCGGGCGCATTTTGATATTCATGAGCTGATGACTAGCTATGGGAACTAAGTGTGATACTTCTAGAGTTTACTAGAATCTTCCCTCCAGAATATTTTTATTCCTGACTATGAGGGGCTTTAATTAAGCTAAATATCACATAGTAGTTTGTATTAGTGCGCCAATATTATAGGCATCAATACATGATAAGTACAATGTTATCTCACTGGCTTCTAATAAATTAGTTGTTACTATTTATAAGGAGGTGTTTGATTGTCTTATCTTAAGATTTTATTTGTTCTTTCTTTATTTATCTTTGGTTGCGGCTTTTCAAAATACAACTCAATAGTTCGTCCTATGGTTTCTCATGGGGTCACTATAGAAGCTGATATTGGACGTTGGCAACCTATAGGGGCTGGTGTAGCTTTTACTAAAGATCATAAGAAATATATATTAACTGCGCGTCATGTTATAGAATTTGCTGAAGGTATTACCCTTCGTGCTTGTTCTATAGAGTTAGCCACTGAATGTACTATACTTGATAGTAATCAGTTTGAGGGAATCTTGGCGCCGAAGCACTCTGTAGATGATTGGGCTGCAATGCCAATTCAAAAGTTTCCTAAAGGAACTTCTGGAGCAACTATCGGTCCTACGCCTCAGGTCGGAGATTCTATTTGGGTAATAGGTTCACCGTTAGGTATTCCAGGAGAAGTTACTCAAGGAATTATCTCTAATAAGAGTCCATTTGGTTATAGTATTGATGCTAGGGCTCTTCCTGGTAATAGCGGTGGAGGTTGCTATAACATTGATGGCCAATTAATTGGTATTCTAATTGGCATAGCGAATACTAATGTTGGGGTAATAGAAACTGCTGGTTTAGTTATTCCAGTACCTTTACGATATCTTTAGATCGCGTATCCCTTCTTGCAAGGACTCTTCTGATAAATCAGCGTGCGTAATACACTTAGCGAAATCTATGGGCCTTCTATTTATATTGCAATAGCAACAATGGCTTTTGTATCAAGCGTCTTCTATCTCTATGGTTAAACCATATGTATAAGATTGCTTATCGAGCGGGTGCGACCCTTGCTCTTTCTTGTTCATCTATTTATGCAGTAACTTAGGTGAACTCTAAGTTACTAATTAAAATGGTCGGCAATGGTGGACTCGAACCACCATCTGATGAGTCAGAGTCATCCGTTCTGCCAATTGAACTAATCGCCAGCAATAAGCTTGTTGAGACTCTCAACATCGATTTCAGGAGCCGGGGCGGCGCGACGGGTGAACTTAGGAAGATTCACACCAGCCTTTCGTAGAAGGGTGGCCCGAGTAGAACAAGCAGCGAGGGTAATCTCTAGCTCTGCAGCGACGCTAGCAAGATTAGGCTTTTCTAGCCAAGTGCGAACAAAAGTTTCATCAGTGATCATTCATTTTACCTTTAAGATTAATGGCGGGAAGACCTGGGGTTGAACCAGGGGCCTTTTGATTAACAGTCAAATACTCTACCAACTGAGTTATCTTCCCTCACCAACACAGCTGGACCAACAGCGCCTCATAGAGGCGCGAAAGAAAGTCTATTCTGGATGAAGGGTGAGATCATACTTCCAACTCATTGGTCCATGATAACTTCTAGAATACCAATTGAAGATATATTCAACTCGTGGTGTTAAAGGAGCTTCCAAAAAGATCTTTCGAGTCACATCTCGAATTGATTCGTTAGTAGATCCTTGACGATCAATTTCATAAATAATATGAGTAGTTTTAACATTCAAAGCAAAACAAGCTACCTGAAGAGTACATTCTTGGTATCCATGGAATTCGCAAAGATCCCAATGTTTACGTAAAGAATAACCAAGACGTTGAATGAAATATCCTATGATATCTATTGGTTGATTATCTTTAGAAGTCATACCTTTGCCACTAAGCTTGCCTTTAACATCGTATTCGTCTAGTAAAGACAAGAAGAGAATTCGATTATAAGCGGCGTTGTCATTTAGAGCGTGGAGAAATGGGAGAGTTACGGGAGGGTACATTTATTTATCCTAATCTAGGAAGTTCGAAACATCCTAAGGTTGAAAGCAATAACTTGGTATACCAACAATGATAAGCTTCATCAACTAGTAATGCATTTGCTAATGCTCTTTCTTCAAGACATGATGAATGAATTAGAATTGTCGAGAAGCGCATCAATGATCGATGTTCATTGAGATCGAGTTCAGTTAATGTTTTTTCGTGGTCAACTGGAGCAAGCTCAGCAAATGGAATAGCAAAGGTTTTAGCAACTAATTTCGAATGATATAGCTCTTGATTTGAGATGATTTTAGCATGATGAATGAAGGGTTCTAGGTCTAGATCTCTCCATCGTTTTAATGGATTCTGTAGCGCCAAAACCACTGCTTTGTAAGTATAGAATCCAGTAATCTCAGCAATAGCAAGACTCTTTTTCCAGATCTCATAATAAACAGCATCTGTATTCAATCTTGTTTTATACCAAATCTCTCCATCGCGCTCTGAAGTTAAAGGTTGTTGTGATAGAAGAGACATGGTTATCCTTAGTGGAGATTATTCTGATAGTCAATTAAGTTTCTACAAAGACTATCTAGGTATTCTCTATCTGGTTTAGTCTGTAGAACTTCTAGGTATTGTGGATCTCTATACAGGATATTCAAAAGCTGATCTTGCTCTTCAGCCCAAGATGTTAATTGATCATATGACCAAATACCTTGGTTTCGAATGGCTAAGAGTTCTTCTCTATCCATATCTCCTCGCCAGACATTTACTTTACCAGTCGTTAAGATCTCTTTGCCCATTCGAAGCAATCGAACTAGATGCATTCCATGTTTAGTATCATATCCATGTTTTTCTTCTAATTGAGCACGCGCTTCATTCCTATTGGTTTTCCATGTCAGGTATGATTTCCATTCACGTATACCTGCATCATATTCACGTTCCTTCTGTAGAATGTAAATGAGGTTGTCATTAAGACCAACAGCACGGGCGGCAGCTAACCATTTCCCATCATCGATTGAAGGAAAGCCCAGGTAGGAGCAAACCTCTTCCATGTATTTAGTCATGCGCTCTTGGATATGAATAACCTTATCTGCAGACATATCTCCAAAATCTAGTTCCCATGTATCCATTTGTGAACGAATAGCGGCTTGAGCCGCAGCTAATTGATCGCTGGGGATTAATGTACATTCTGGCAGGTCGTAATCTTTGCGAGTAGGGGGAGTCTTAGGGCTATTCACAAGCCATCGTCTATGGGTTTTAATGCGCTTCAGCTGACTGATAGCATAACCGGAGAAGGTAAATTTAGCTTTGCGACTTAAGAACTTGTGGGCCTCAGCACGCAATTGTTCACCCAGTTCGTTCATGATTCGAACTTCTTGGTCTCGACAGAACAGAACATCAAGAATATTGGGGTTGGATTCGGCGGCCAAGCACATGAACTTACTCAGTTCATAAATTGTGCCTTCTACTTTCTCTTGAGTAATAGCTTGTTTCTCTTCTGGACTCATAAGCTCAATGAAGGCTTCCATGTGAGGAGTACCTTCAGCTTGTTCAAATTTGTTCAAGAACCCAATATAGTATTTGAGTTCTGGGATGTAGATACCTTTAAGATCTACATCACTGGTATCTGTGTGGAGACCATAGGCGCGACTACCACCAACGATAAGGATAGGGATTCTATGGATTTCAAGTTTCATGATGGTAGTCTCTTTTGTTTTAGCGGTGGATCCCCTATTAGGATTAAACTATCGAAGAAAAGAATAACTTGTTATAGTTCTAGTTCGATGTTATATTAGTTTAAGTGGTCCGAGGGGCAGGATTCGAACCTGCGTACTAGTCCAACTACGGTACCTCGTCTTAGAAGGGCGGGCCGCTACACTCGGAAAAGGAGTCTATGTGCATCATACAAAAGATAAAGGCGACTTAGCAGTTGCTAAAACTATATTAGATTTAACAGAAAGAGGACATATTGTTTTTAGTCCTACGATTACTGAACATTGTCGCTATGATCTTATAGCAGATATAAATGGAAAATTGAAACGAATCCAAGTAAAATACTTGGGAGATGGTCATTTATCAGGAAAAACAAGTTGGAATGATAAGCATGGTGCTCATTCTATTCAATATACTTCAGGAGAATTCGAGCTTTTTGCACTTTATTTAGCTCCTAAAAACACTTTACTCTATTGTCCTTTTATACAAAGTTTTACTTCTATGAAATTTACTTATGAAATTCCAAATTCTTATACACATTTTTATTGGTGGGAAGATTTTAAAGATATTTCATATTCTTTACCAAAGAAAAGATCTTGTAAAGATTTTGGTGTTGAAGCTACAACACTTCATAACCTCACTGGAGCAACATACAAGATCGATTGGCCTTCCGATCAAGATCTTAAAGATATGGTTTGGAATGAACCTACTTGTGTGGTGGCTCAGAAATTAGGAGTTACAGATTCTGGTATCGGTAAATATTGTAAAACTCATAATATTCCAAAGCCACCACGAGGCTATTGGGCTAAAAAGAAATCTGTGGGTTCAATTAACTAAGCTTTGAATTCATAGAGAACTCATCAACCAGATCCAAGTGCTTATTAGACATAAGGTGTGGGCCAACTGGTCTAGGCCAATTATTACGAAGAAGTTATGTACTTCACCTTGCGCCCAGAGCTTACCAGTAATTCTACTTGTAATAGCATCTATCACAAAATGGAATGAGCCATTAACCCATAGCCACCATGGAAACATAAAGGTGTTTCTTTGGATCTCTATATACATTGAAGGTATAAACAAACAGGTAGCCAATACTAAAGTGTAAGTAAAAACATGGCTTAGCAATAGATACCAGTCTTTGCTTTTGCCTTTAGCTTGAATATCACTTTGCATGATGAAGTCTGCTACCCAATGAGAAATTAGAATACAACACAGAATTGGAAAACTAATCATAGTAGATTCCACCTTTTTGGTATTAGGTTATGTTAGATTAGATATCTAAAATTATGTTTCTTCTGGTGATGTAGACATCTTCAGAAGATTTTCTAGTTCTGGTCCGTAATCCACTGTGAAGCTTAGATATTCATGCTCTTCATTACCGTACCTCGCGCCCAAAGAATGCCAACCATTATTTGACGGAATAATATAAGCATCTAAATGAGGATATTGTAAGCACATACTCTTCAGTAAGAATAATCTAGCTTCAGAGTCAGAACAATTATAATATTTACTAGCAAGCTCTAGAATAGAATCTAAAGGTAAATCTCTAGCTTCTTTCCAAGGATTTATCCAATGTCTCTTCATTTTGTTTCTAGTTTAGCGAGGATGGTTCCTACACCGATACAAATTGTTGCACTAGATGCATCTTTGCTCAACACATGGAATATGCCCATTATGTACCATATGCAAACAACAATAGTATTAAACATATTTCTTCTTCTCTTTGGTATTCAGTTGGTTAATGGAGATCAAGTATGGTGCTCCATCAGGAAATTCTTTAGCTGCCAACACGCGATAGAGCTTATCTTGGTTATAGCACATTAGATAGATCAGGAGATGCCGGACTACCTCCGTTCAGATTGACTCCTAGTCCTGCTATGGACTACCCCGATATGACAAGATCCTTCCTCGTAAAACGTACGCTGTCGCCGGATCAGGGGTTTTTCTTATTATGATTATCCTGTATAGCTCATCCCATGTAGTTCTTTCATTCTGATGTGATCAACAATAGCTTTTGGATCATCAATCGAGATGAAAGATACCGGGCATAGTTTCGGGCTTAATTTTACTCTAATAATATTAAGCCATTCACCTTCAGAATTGATAACAATTACTGGAGTATTGCAAGGAATATATTCGAATTCAATTAGCTCAAAGATTTCTTTCTGATCATGATTTATTAAGATCAGATTAATCTTTTGATTCTCTAAATAGAATTTAGCTTGTGGAACTGAATTGGCTAAGAAGATATCTTTGTAATGAAGATGGGCGCGCCATAGTTCATAAATATCACTGTATTTAATTCCAAAATAAAGAATCTTCATTTATTATTATTCCTAAAAGGGGTGTAGCTACTAGGATTTGATACCTAGAACTCGGGAGTTATGCCTCCTGCCTCTACTTTTGGGCCATAGCTACATGAAAGAGTGGTGGGGCTTGAGGTAGGATTTGCACCCACTGAGACTAGTATTGCCGGATCAACCGGTGCTCTACTATACGAGCATCTCAAGCTATAACTGAGGAAGTTGTTGGGAATCGAACCCAAATCAATCGCCGCTAAACCAAGCACCTACTCGTCTGATCTATCTGATCATAAGGCGATTCCGTGAGGTGCATTAACTTCCATAGAAAAGAGTGATACCTGTTCAGATTCGAACTGAAATTGCCTATTAGGGAGTCGAACCCCTCGCCATATCTAGCGGCGTCCACACGCCCAGGTATCATGTAGAGAGGTCACCGCAACCCTCTCAATGGTAGGTAAAGTTTTATGCCCATTTAAGGGGTGCCGGATTCCTACTTTGTCTTTAACCGGTACGGTGGTTTCGGGACTATGTTCCTCACCCGAATGTGTGTCCTACAGCAATCCGACACTTTGAGTAGTCCATTAATAATCTTATTGGGTCTTCTCCTTTCGGATATTACTACTAAAATCAGCCAATAAGATAAGATCTTACATGTCTCCGGTCAAGATCTTGTGACTTAAACACGACATGCTATGTCTCCCTACTCGTACATGGTCTATCCGGGAGCAGATAGTATATGATGCAACTACAAAGGATCTACGAGTAATACCTATTGTAAAGGGGCTCTAGGGCCAACAAGGTGCTGAGAAGTAGTTGCATAACTCCATGTTTAAGCTTAGGAATTTTATTCAGTGACCCTGTTCTTGACGCCGCTTAAGACCGATTTTGGTTCTTCGTGTCTACTTCATTATTCATTGAGGGAGCCGCGGGATCACTCTTAAACCTTATTTGTGTTTGATTAAAACACTTTCAGGACAATTAAGTTCATCCGTTGGCTATAGATTTTTTAGTAATGGGCAAACATATTCAAGTTGAAAATGTTTGATATGTTCTTTGGTAGTAAAGGTCTCGCAATAGTTTTCTAGAAACTCTTGATGTAGATTCATTTGATATAGATAATATACAAATGCCTCGAATACATCAGCTTTAGGTTTGAGCCCTTCAATTTCAGAGATATATCTACAAATGTATAGGTTCATCCACTCATTAGAATTTAGTTTATCTTCTAAGTGGTTGAGTGAACTTCTGCCTTTAAATCGCGCGCGCAAGAACAGTCTACAATGCAATCGAACGATAGCATCACCAGCCCAAGCCATACGAAGACGTTCACCTTGATTGGAGAAACCTTTAGTGGCTTTAAAGTTCTGTAGATGTTTCATAATAATTCCGAATAGAGTTAAAGGACAATAAGAATTATTATAATGAGCATGAAATCACTTTAGAATGGATGGCGTAGGAATTGGCACGTCACCTACTATGAGCAGCATTGCCCTCGCGCTCTTTATCGATTTTCTTTTGAGTATAACATAGGTAATCGAAAAGACCTTGTTACACTATGCCTTTAATAGCCATTAGGCATTTGAACGGTATGCTACCGGATTTCTCCGTTGTTCTTTCACTAGTCTCTTACTATATAGTTATCGTTCTACCCGGAATACTAGTGGAACCCAGTAGGCACATGAGGTAACTATATAGCTCAATTTGTTATACTCTTGTTGATTGAGTTTAAATAAGTATGTCTTAGAACATAGTTCTCTGAGAAACATTTTAAGTGGCTCCCAGGCATCCGCACTTATCTAAAAGGGTGAGTACTTGTATACACGCTTAACATGCGCTTTGTCGTAATACCCACTCAGGGGCATAGAATAGACTTCTGGTGGGAGCAACCCCATTGTGTTGTATATCTATTCATACCCGTTTCAAGTATTGGCTAGCTTCCCTTGAAGTTTGGATCTTACTCATTGCCGGGCTCTAAACCGGTCAATATCGTACTCAGAAATTATTTGTTGTTACTAGGCGGTTGAGTGTCCCAATAGTTAGGATCATTAATCCGTTCTTCTTCAATTGCTTCTTCAACTGCTTCGGCAATTAGCTGTTGAACAATCTCGTTATCACGAATCTGTTCACGAGTTGCTTCGGAGTGTGTTTCTCCATAAGCGACATATTCTCTTAGTACATAAAGTTTCATGAGATCATTACCACAAAGGTAGTTTTAGTGTTAGGGTAATCAGTAAATTCTGAAATAGAACTTTCATAAACTTCATCTATTTCTTGATCATCCGGTACATTCCCATCAAAAAATCGTTTGTGCACAACTTTTTCGGGATCTAGCTTTTGAAGTTTATCTATTAGTTCTCGTACTTTCACTTTATTTCCTTTATGGGTGTGAGGCTTAGGTCGATTCTCCTCACTTGCGGCATATCACTCCTCAATCCTAGACCGTTAGGTATTAGGCTTAGCCGTTACATTAAGCTGTACACACTTAACTTATTTGTATGGAGTACCATCTCCATTGGTGCAGGGATAGGATTTGAACCTATATAGAGAGTGCTTGCTCTTGCCGTACCTTTTGGACTACTACCTGCATAGAATATTCAATCGGGACACACTAAGCGCAATTCGTTAGTGTTGCCGAATCCTGGAGATCTTGGGACATCACCATAGTAATTACCGCCTCCATGGAGAGAACAGCGTGAGCTACTAAAGCTATACCAGTATGTTGTTGTCTCATGAGCGAACTTAAGGGATGAAACAGTAGGCGTGATACTGTTTATAATGCCGAGTAATGACCATTTACCAGTGAATCTGTTTTTAGCAAATAGCATGGTAATCCTTAAGATGATTTTAGAAGAAATTTTTGAGCAGCTTCGCGCGCAAAACCTCTATTCACATAGACAATACGTCCATTACTATTTCTAGGACTATAGAATCCTACATAGAGAATATGAGAAGTTGTGATTGCGCAACGAGTATCAGAATAATCTTGTCCTGAAAGAATATGTCCACATAGTTCTTTCATTTCGGGCAAAGATCCTTCAACACAAGTATATGGATCTAGGCGCGCACTATCACGAAGATAGATACAAGAATAAGGTTTATCTTTAGTGGGTTTTTCTTCTTCTTCCCATCTAATATTTCTATGTTCTAGCCATTCAACTCTATACCAATTAGATAGTGATGTAGATTTTATTGTGATAGTTCTATTTGGTTCGTAAATAGCTTTGCTGATTTTGTACATGGATCACTCTTTAAAAGGGTGTAGACCTAGCCTTGGCTTTCTGATTTCCAAGAATCATTCTACGTGGAGACTGCTCGTTGTGACGATTGGTGTCTCTTAATACTAATCCCTGCCTTATCAGTTATGTGAGATACCTGATGTTGGGATGGCGAACTTTCTCTGGCTCACATCAGCACTGTTCGGTAGTACCTCGGGCATAGCTCATCACCCGTATTGATTAGTCGCGATGGTTTTTAAGGCCATGTAATCTTTGGATTTGTATTAAAAGGTAAGTACCTAAATCCCAAGGCCCCTGATTTTAACTTACAGGTAGTAATAGAACTTTAGTGGAAATCCACTCACAGGTGAGATACTCAACACTGTTTCCAACTTACTTGCGATCTCGGACCTATTCTATTTGATGAGCATTGTTAGTCTTTCCTAACAGCCAATTGGTTTGTTTCTGTCCAATAACATTTTAGTTCTTGTAACTAACAAGCAAGTAGAACATTAGCTATTGTTTCCCGCGAATTGCTGGTTGACTCTATTATTCAGTCGGTGCGGAGCCTATAAATAGGACGCAGCTGATATCTAAGAGTTTATATTCTGAATTAGAATATCCGGCGCATTTCTACCTGATTCGCATTAAACAATGTATTGATACCCAAAGGGAAATTTCAAAATACATTGTATGTGTGTTCTAGCCTTTTCAGTGCACTAAGATCTATTCGACTTTAACAAGACTATAGGAACACCACTATAGAATGCGTAGAATCATTAGCATGACCCGTCTTTAACTTGAGATCAAAATTTACAGGAGATTATACAGGTTCGTCCGGGCGCCCTTGATACCTGAATCAAATTTT